CAATCAATCTTCTTTTAGTTAGTCCGCTTTTTATGTAGTTTTCTACCTCTTCCAATGTGTCAAAAGTCGCCACGTTTTTTATATCTTTTTCTTTTGTTTCTTGTGTTCCGTCTTCTTTTATTTTTATTTCTCTTTCTATCTTATATATACTATAATATTTTATCATTTTTTCTTTTTTCATTTTCTCTTTTATCTCTCTTTCTTTCTTCTTTCTTTTATTCGTTTATTAACTCGTATATAGTTTGCTCGTTTACCTCTTGCGTGTTGTTTGCGTAGTATCTTAAAAGGTTTTGATTTCGGCTTGTTGTTTGGCTGTACTTGTCGGCGTTTATAATAACTTTGTCGTAGTCTTTCGCAACGTCAACAAGTGCAATTATTGTACTATAATTTTTTAATACTCTTTTTTGTGTTCCTTGTATATAATATGCTTGTAGGTTGCTACCTTTTAGCGTTCTTGTCTCGCTTATTCCCTCATTATTTACAAATGCTTTTATTATTTCTTTTTTATTTAACATAATTTTTATACCTCTTTCTTTTGCCGTTTACGGCGTTTTCTTTCTTTCTTATTCTTTCCACCTTTTGCGGTCTTCTTGTCGTTTCTTGTTGCTCTAATTAGTCAATACTTATCAAATATAAGTCTTTTTTAATTTGTTTATATTTTGCGTGTGTTCTTGCGTCTAACTCTTGCCAGTTATTAGAACAAGCGGAGCGGATTATATAACCGTTTTTTTGGTCTTGTTCTCGTATGCAATTTGCGTACGCTTGTTGCTCTTCTTGTCTTGCTTTCTCGTATGCTTGTTGCTCGTTTTTGATTGCTCCTATAATTATTATACTACCAATCACAATAATTATACTTGTTAGCGTGTAAAATATAAAGTTTTTAACGCTCTTTTTTAATCTTCTTTTTTTAGTCTTTTTCACTCTTTCCACCTCCTAACGTTTTTTATAATATGATTTTTTGAGGTTTCCCCTCTTTCATATTACACCTTAATTATACACCCATAAAAAAAACAAGTCAAGAAAAATCGTAAAAAAAAAGCGTAAAAATGCAATTTTTTTACATTTTGCCGTTTTTCCCTTATTTTTCAACGTTTTTTAGTTGTCTTTTAATGTGTAAAGTGTTTATTTTTTTTCTTTTTTCTCTTGCTTTTCATTTTTTCCGCTCTTCTTCTTTATATGTTCCACGTGAAACATTAACACAAACAAACGTTCGCTTTTTTGTCTTTCTCTTTTCCTTATATATAGAGGAGCGGACGCCGTGAGATTTTCCGCCGTGATTTTTTTCAAAAAGTCGCATTTGATATATTTTATATGATATACTATATATGTAAATGAAAGAAAGAGGTGTTATTTATGAAAGTACAAGAATTAAATAAAGAACAATTACAACAATTAAAAGTTAGATATTTAGACGAATTATTACAAGAAGAAGAGGGACGCAACATTAGTTATGGAGAAATTGCGAACATTGACGAGATTGTGAGCGATAAAATTATGTTTGATTTATACGGACATATTACATTTGTTGAAGAAGATTTTTTCTAAAAAGTCGCATTTAGCGTAAATTATATGATATACTTATTTTAGAAGAGGTGGAAAGAGTTATGAATAAAAATGATTTAGTTATAGCAAAATTAAATATGTTAACAATTTTAGAGTTTACACAAAATTATAATAAAACTGAAACGGAAAGATTTTTTGTAGAAGATACGGAGGAAATGAAATCACTACAAAAGGAAATTAAGGAAATATTGGAAAGCGATTTTGACGCTGAAAAATATGATATAAGAGTAAATAATAATTTTGTGGAAATTAGCGAGATTATAGAAAAGACGGAAACAAGTCTACATTTAAAATCTATTAAAAAGATATTTAGTGATAATTTTAATCATTTACCTTATGCGTACGTTATGGGACGCAAAATAAGTAAAAAAAATATGGAAAGTGCTTTACAACTTATGATTTAAAGGGTGCTGAAATATGGAAAAATTAAGAGATATATTTATAATAATTGGTGTATGTATGATTGGAGGTTTTATCTTCAATCATATATACCAAAATGAAAAGCAATCTAAAATAGAGAAAGACGCTTGTATCATTGTTTTATATAACGAAGATTATATAAAGGACGGGTGCGATAAATATTTTGTCGGCGAACATTGGTACGAAGATTTTAAAAAAGACGCATTAAATTGGTATTATAAAGAGTTTAATAAATAGGAGGTATATTTTATGAGTAATAAAGAAATACAATCTAAAAAGGAAAAATTAGTTGCTGAATATAACGACAAGAAAAATACAACTTGCGGACGCATTAACGAGATACAAAATGAATATAACGAGTTATTAGTTAGAGAAACAATAAACGATTATTTATACTATGGTTATGGTTTAAAGACGTTTGTTGAAAATGATTATGATTATGCAAAAAATATCACTATTGAAAGACTAGAACAATTGTTTGCGGAGCAACGTGATTATTTAGGAGGTATTGAATAATTATGGTACACGTTTATAAAAGAGAAAGAGCAATCTATAAAGATAAAAACGGGGAATATATTAAATTAAAAGGAAAAAAGTTTTACACAAATATTTTAGGAACAAATAGACAAATAAGTTATGAGGGAAGAAACGGGGAAAAACATATATATACTTATTTTAGCGAACAATACGGGAAAATGTATTTTACTGAAATAATAAAATAATTTTCTAAAAAAGTCGCATTTGGCGTCTTTCTTATGATATACTATAAGTGTAAAAAGAAAGAAAGACGAGGTGTTTCTATGAAATATGAGATTGATTTAAAAAATAGTTTTATAGATTATATAACACAAACACAAAAGAAATATTTTAAAATTGCATTAAATTATGCAATTGAAAATAAGATTGATTGTGTAAAAGTAAATAAGATTTATTATGAGTTTGATTTTGATAATTTAAAAGTTAAGATTGGAACAAAAAACAATTTATATACTTATAAATTAAAATTATTAAATGAAAACATATAATTTGTGGGAGGTGTTGAAATTGACAAATAGTGCATTATACGACATATTAGTAAATTATATTGAAGATAATAAAACTAATTATAATATTGATTATAAAGAGACAATTGAAACAATTGAGGAATTGATTGAAGAAATCAAAAAAGATTATGAAGATTTAAAAGAAGAAAAATAATATTTTGGAGGTGCTGAAATATGAAAAAAGAAATTAAAAAAGTTTTTGGACATAATTATTATTTATTAGGAATAAGAAAAGAAGACGGACAAAAAGTGTGGTTAGAAGAGGGACATTTTGATTGTGGTTGGTATTATGGTTTAGGTTATGTTGAAATCTTTAACAAAAATTATACCGATATAGAAGAACATACACATTTTGATTGTTTATTCTTAACAAATAAGATTTATGATAGTTTTGTTGATTATTTTCAAGAAACAACTTTAAATGATAAAGAAATATGGAAATTGCTTGAAAATATGAAAGCATTATATACTATTAGAGATTATAGCGATTTATTACATTTAGGCGGAGCACATATTACACAAAATGATAATAAAGAAATCATTAAAAACGACGCTGAATATAAAAGAATAAACGACGTTGTTATACCTACTTTATTAAATGAGGTATATAAAATTGTGGGCGGTGCTGAAAATAAGTAAAATCTATATTTTAAATGATTGGAGCGTGTAATTATGGGTTATTGGAAAAGACACGGAAGCAAAATTATTAAAAGGTGTAAAAAATATAATTATAGAATAGTAGAAAGTTATAATTATAATGATATTGAGGGTTATGTATATTCTTATATTTTACAAGATTATAACGGAGAAAATACGCTTGAAATAGCGGACGATAGAACATATTTTTTAATAGAACAACGTATTAAAAAATTAGAAAAGTAAAAGAGGTGTTATTAAATGAAAAGTAAATATTATACGTGGAATAAACGAGGTAGTCGCATTGTGATTGATAGCGGTTATAAGACATTTGATAATTATATTGTATGTATAAGTCGTGGAAACGTGATTGGCGGAGGACAAACAAGTTTTTATATACGACCATACAACGAAACAAAATGCAACGGGAACGAGCGTGAAAAAGGCGTTTTACGTGATTATGATTTATCTATGTTTGACGGGTTAGATAATAACGTACGTATGTTCGTAAATAATATAACTGAAAATAAAAGTTGTATATTATATGAGTTTTATACATATAAATATGGTACAAAAAATAAAATAGGTTATATTGTGGAACAAGACGGAAAGTTTACAATTTTTAATAACAATTATTATGCTAGAAATAAAAAACAAAAATGTTTAGAGTTTATCACTAAAATATTACAAGAAAGTTTAGAAAATAATTGCTAAAAGTCGCATTTGACGTATTTTAAGTGATATACTTATATTGTCAATAAGAAATTGACATTGTTGTTTGAAAATTATATATTGATTTAAAAAGTGGAACAAGAAGAAGAGTAAATTATTATTATATACCACTATTCTATTATTTTATTATTCTATTAAAGACACGGCAATAAAATGCTGAAATACCTACTTTCTTTTTTATTCTTTCTACTTTTTACTTTTTGTTTCACTTTTTAAGTCAATATATAAAAACAACAAAATACAAAATTGGAGGGAAAAATTATGAATATAAATAAGTTATTAGACGTTAGTAAATATTATAAAAATATCATTAAAGGAAAGAAAGATATTGAAAGTTATATCAATAAAAGCAAAAAATTACAAGTTTTAAGTATTGAAAATGTTGATATGATTGGAAACGTTTATACGGAGGAAAGATTTAAAGAGTTGCAAGAGTTTTACGAGGGTGCTATGGAAACAACTTGTAAAAAAGCAATCATTAAAATTATTGATAACGACGTAGATTTAACTAACGACCATATTATAACTATTTACTATAATAATATTGCTGATTTAGACAATAAAGACAATTTTTACGACGATTTTGGAGATTATAAACAAACAATTTATAGAATATTATATTAGGAGGGTTATTTATGGAAATAAAAGACATTAAGAGCGTGGCAATACTAAAAAATGTTATTATAGAAGACAAAAGAGATGGGAACGATTATTTATCTAAAAAAGGAGTTATTATTATTGAAGATTTTGACAATAAGAGAATAATACTAGATTTAGAAAATAATATTGATATAACGGACGTTGATTTTTTGGAAATTAAAATCAAAAAAAGATTGACAAAAATAAAATATATTTTCAAAAGTTTACAAGAAAGTCGCATTTAACATATTTTGTATGTTATTATAATAGTGTAAAGAGGAGGAAATAGATATGAAAACAAAAGAAGAAATTAAAGAAATAGTTGATAAATATATGAACGATAGTTATATTGGTTATGGTGTAAAAGATTTAGCGTATTTAATTGACGGAGCATTAGACGGAGCATTAGATAAAAGCGATATTATACTATATAAATATAATGAAAAGACTAAAAAACATTATGTTGGAATATCTACACAATACGGGTATATTGTATTGACAATTGAGTGGGTTGTTAGTTGGATAACTAACGATACAACTTTACAAATAACAAACGGAAAAGCATTTTATACAAAAGAAAAATTGTATGAAAGAGGTTTTGAAGACATTGAAGATATTTTATACGACGAAGAGGAAGAGGAGGAATAAGATTATGGAAAATCAAAAATATTGTTATATTATTGGAGAAGATTTACAATTATATAAAGTAAATGCTGAAACAATTAACAAGTTATTAGAGTTTGCAATCTCTCCACTTTCTATTAAGTATGAAATAGATAATAAAGACGTAAAAGAGTTATTAAAGACATTAGAAAAAGAGTTATTAAATGAAAAATAATATTTTGTGGGAGGTGTATCATTATGAAAATTGATAAAGAAGAAAAACAATATGTTTACGATAAGTTAACAAATATTAAAAATAGAGTTGAAAACGCTGATTATGAGATTTACGCTGATTTTAAAGATTTTAGCGATTATGTAGAGTTAGGGACAACTCCAAAAGAAAAATTACAAATATTTATAATGTTATATGTTGCGTCTCCTACTCTTAATGAGTTAGAAAATTGGACGTTAAGACATTTAATAGATTATATTAAAGAAACGGACGAATATTACAACGAAGATTTAATATATATAAATGATTGTAAAAATCTTATTAAAATACAAGAAAATAGTTTACAATATATTCAAAAATGCGAACAAAAAATTAAAAATGCAAAAACTACTGATAAAATAAAAGAAATTGTAAAAGAAATGTATAAAAACGACGCTTTAAGTGATATTGATTTTAGCGATATTATTTATAATAGTGTTATACCAAAATTATGTAAATTAGGTGTTGAAATACCTATATATATTGAAGAAACAAGCGAAACGGCATTTGATTTAGTTATTCAAGAAAAATATTAGGAGGTACGATTATGGAGCGTATAGGAATAATTGAAATTGATAAACAAGAAAAGAAAGTATTAAGCGAGTTATTAGAAGAAATAGAGTTTGAAGATACTAGCGAAGAAATGCAAGAACGTATAGAGCGTTTAAATGCAAAAGAAGACGACGAAATTAGTATAGGTGGTTATGAGTACGATAACGGGTATTATATGAGTTGTATGTTATGTAGCGGAGCAAGTAATTATTATGAAAATTATGTATTATACGACGAAAACGGAAACGAAATATGGTACAATGATTTATGCGATTATATGATAGAAGATTTTAGCGTAGAAACGGAAAACGGAGACATTTACGGAATAAGATTTAAAGAGGTGTAAATATGGAAAAATTATTGTTAGAAAATATTTATGATATTATAACTGAAAACGCTGAAAATATAAAAGTAGAAAACGGCGTAAATATCTATTATACGCAAAATAATAAAATCTTTATAGAAACAAACGACGACGTTAGATTGTTTGAAATCACTATAAAAGAGGTTGAAGAGGTGGAATAATGGAAAACGAACAAACGTACGAGTATTATGATTATAAAGTATACGTACTAAACTTATTAACTAATCAAGTATTTACAAAATATATCAAAAATGAATACTTTTTAAGACAATTTAAAAATAAATGTAAATATAGTAAAAAAGTTAGAGTTGTAGGAGAAATAAAATTATATTAAAATAAACTTTTTTCATAAAAAGTCGCATTTGACATATATTATATGTTATTATATAGGTGTAAAGAGGAAGAAGACCACTCTTTACGGAAGAGGTGTTTTATGGAATTAGGTTTTAATTATAACGACGGAGGAAGAGCAAAATATTTTAGTGCTGAACGTGTAGGCGATTGTGTATGTAGAGCAATTGCAATTGGCAACGATATGGACTATAAAGAGGTTTACGATTTAATAAATAAGTATGCTAAAAAAGAACACGTAGGCAAAAGAAAAAAAGGAATATCAAACGCAAGAAACGGAGTTTACAAAAACACAATAAGAAAAGTATTAGAAGATTTAGGTTGGACGTGGGTTGCAACTATGGAAATTGGAAAAGGTTGTCAAGTACATTTAAGAGCAAACGAAATACCTATGAACGAGACTATTATTGTAAATGTTAGTAAACATACAACTTGTGTAAAAAACGGAGTTATAAATGATACGTATGATTGTAGTCGTGGCGGTACACGTTGCGTTTATGGTTATTTCATTAAAAAGAAAAATCACGTATTAAATGAAAATCAAAAAAACGTGGAGAAAAAAGAAGAAAAACAAATAAAAAGAGAAATCACAATAGAAGACGTGAAAGATTATATTAAAGAATTAAAAGTTATGAAAGAAACATTGGAGCAACAAATTACTAAAAATCAAGAAATGGTAAAATGGTGCGTCAATCAAATAAATTATTTTGAAAATAAAATTAAAGAAATTATTGGAGGTGCTGAATAATGAACGAACAAGAAAATTATATTAAAAATTATTATAGTCAAGCGGAACACGATTTAACAAGTATTTTAAGAATTGACAATATTGATAGTGATAAAAAAATTGCAAGTATTAAAAGAGAAATGAATAAACTTGCAAAAGAAATGGAACAAAAAGGTATTGAATTAAGTAATGAGGTTAGTAAAATGTATTCACAAAAGTTTATACCTATTAAAGAGGACGTTGTTATACATTATAATAGTTATAATTATAATGGAGGAGAGGGTTATTTTGACTTGAATACGGGACTAATATACGACGATTTTAATAACGACCATATTACTTATAGTGTTGACAAAAAAATTGGAGAAATTAGTGTTGTTGTAGGTTATGATTATGATTTAGCAAGTGTTATTGTTAGAACATATAAATATACTATTTCAAGAGACAACTCTAAAATGAATACAAAATTATTAAGTGAAAGCGTTATTAGTTTTTTAGAAAGTAAAAATGCAACAATTTATTTTAATGGAGAAGACGGAACATATAACGGAGAAATTAGAGAAAATACTGGTTGTAATTGGAATATTACAAGTGCATTAAGAAAAGTTGAAAATGCTGATTTTGTAAATACATTATTCGGTGTCAATTATGAGGGAAGACATAATTTAGAAGATTTAAAAGATTATTATCAATCTAACAAAGCGTTTGAAATCATAATAAAGACATCTCCAAAGGAAATAATGGACGATTTATTAGAATTAAGAGATATTGAAAAACCTCTACCTATTTATAAACTAATTGGCGTATCATTAGAAACATATAATACCGCATTAGAAAGAGGAACAATTAAAGAATTATTTAAAAATAGACTATATATTAACGGAACATACGGAGAAAAATACGGAGTAAATAAAACTGAAAAAGAGTGGTTAGATTATATAGAAGAAATTAAAAACTATCAAGAAGATTTAGATTTTTATAACATTGATTATACACAATATTATAGAAACGATAACGGGTTATTAGATACAATCTTAACTAATTATAGTGAAAGAAAAGTATTAAGAGATAACTATACGTTAGGAAAGTTTACTAATTATGTTGTAAATGAAACAATCAATCAAGGTTATGATAGGGTTAGAGATTTTATTAGTGAACTTGCTGATTATTTAGATATGTGTAAAGACGAAGAAATAAAACCTACTTTATATTCAAGTTATTTAAGACAAACACACGATATAGCAAGAAGAAATCATAAAGTAGTAGTAGAACAAGAAAATGAAAAAATGTTTAAAGAAAGATACAAAGACTTTAAAGAATATAATGGTAAAAAATATAGTGTAGTTGCTCCTACTTGTAGTAATGATTTAAAGAAAGAGGGAGACAATCTTAATCATTGTGTCGCAAGTTATATCAAACGTGTTATTGACGGAGATTGTTTAATTTACTTTTTAAGAAAAGACAAAAAAGAAAGTTTAATTACATTTGAGGTTAGACATAATACAATAGTACAAGTTAGAGGTTTACACAATAGAAAACCGACAAAAGACGAAATAGACGCATTAAAAGATTTTGCAAAATATAGAAAAATGGAAACAAATTATTAAAATATGCTGATTGAGGAGAAAAAGTTTTAATAACTTTTTTCTCCAAAAGTCGCATATAGTATAATTGGTATGATATAATTAGATTGTAAAAAGGAGAAATGAGGAAATGAAAAAACAAAAAACATTTACGAAAGAGACCGAAGAAACATTATTACAACTAATTACAAGAGAATTACAAGAAGAATATTCATATCAAGTAGATACGGGAGAAAATGATTTATGGTACGTTAAGAAATTATTAAAAGCGGAAATTGAAATCTATAATATTATAGATAAAGGCGGAATTGATACATACGTACATAATACTATTATTGAAGAAGATTTACAAAAATATGGAAATCTAACAATTAAAGATTTATACGAAGAATAATAAAAACTTTTTCTAAAAGTCGCATTTAAGGAAATCATTATGATATAATTAAAGTGTAATAAAGAAAGAGGAGATATTATGAAACAAGAATTATATGTAATAGCAACAAAAGGAAGAAACAATCAAGAAATCTATTTAAAGTGTAAAGAGGTAGAAACACAAAAAGATACAATCTTAATGGAGTGGACTACTGATATTGAAGAAAGTTATGCGGACTTGAATTATAGTGATATTGAAAAGTTTGCAAATAACTATTTCAAGAACTTTAAAAAATGGTACATAAAAACGTGGGTTGCAACAATTTAGTTGCAATCTCCACGGCAATAATAAATTAGTTAGGAGGTATAAATATGAATAATTTATTATACGACGACGGAGAAAGATTTATCATTGAAAAGAAACATTTAGAAGAGTTATTAAATGATAGTATAAAAATTATGCAAGAAAATGAAGATTTAGAAGAAGACGAATTAAAATACTATCAAGAAGAAAACGCACAACTTTTAAAAATTACAAAAGATTGGAGCGAAGATAAAAAAATAGGTTTATATACTAACGCTATGAGTGGTTGGTTTATGATAGACCAAACAATTGTAGAAGACGTAGAAAAAGAACAAAACGAAGAAAAACGTATAAGTGATTTAAAGGGTATTATTCAAAATAATGCGGAGACCTATTTAAAAGATAGAGTAGAGCAATTTTATGATTGGCAACAAGAAATGGGAGCAAGTAGAGTAATCACTTATAATGATACAATAGATTGGGTTTACGACGATATATTAGAAGATATTGACGCAACACAAGATTTTGAAGATTTAGAAATAAAATCTTATGTAATTGAAATAGTAAAAAATATTGAGTTAGAAGAATTAGAAAATTATAAAGAAATAAAAGCATTTATAATTAAATAAATTATAATTAAAGAGGAGGAATAAATATGAAATATTATAATTTTAATAGTATAGAGTTTAATAAACTTATGAACGGGGGAGATTTAGGAGCATTAGAATATATTAAAGAAACAATTTTAGATAATATGGAAGAAGATTTATTCAATATGAATAGAGTTGATTATTTAAAAAGTTTATATTCAAGTGTAATCGCATTAAATACTTGCGTTGTTGCAACGGAACAATGCGGAAATGCTACTGAAAGACACGATACATTTGATAAATACGCTGAAATGAGAGATATGTTGTTTGACGAATTAGGTATTAAATACGATAATTATGATAATGAATATTATGTAGAATTAGAAGACGAAGACGCTGATTATGACGACGACGAAGAAGAATATTTAGACGAAGAGGAAGATTATGAGGAAGAAGAATATAAAGAAACATTAAAAGGCGTTGGAGTTAGAGACGTTGAAAATGGACTAGAAATTATGATTATGGGTGTAGAAAGCGGACTACTTGCAAAGTATGAAATCAATATGAATATTAAAGGTTATACCGAAGAAGAATTATTTAACGCTTGTTATAATATTTCAAATAAAATCAATAGTAAATATTATGAGGTTGAAGAATTAACAAAAGACCATATTGTTGAAATCATACGTGAGGAGTTGATTAAATAATGGAAAAATCAACTAATTTAGAAAAGTTATTAAAAGAAATAGACAATGTGGAGCAATTAGGTGCTGATATGAGATATAAAGTAAATAATGATAATTTAGATTTACAAGTTGAAATTGAAAGCATTAGAGAATGGTTGAAAAGCATTGAAAGACGTATTAAAAAGGAGGTAAAATAACTATGAAAGTATATGTAGTAGTTGGTGTTTATAGCGGAGACGAAATTAGTACAATTTTATCTAATTATGGAGTAAAAAGTACGTTAGAAAAGGCAAAAGAAGAATTACAAATAATCAAACAAGAAACATTAGAACAAATTAAAGATAATGATTGTTTAGACGCTGAAATTATAGAAAGCGAATTAGGTTTACGTATTATTTATGATAATGACGACGAAGATTATTTAACTAATTACTAATTTTTAATGGAGGTGGAAATATGAGAAAAGAATATAAATATGAAGATATAAATACATTAGAAGACGCAAAAAATATTTTAATAAAAGAAATGAAAAATATAAAAGGAAAGAAAAATAAAGGTTATGCAAAGTCTTTATTAGGAGAAATAGAAGACGAATTACAAGACGAAAACGAACATATTAACGAGTGTAATAGACTAATTAACGACGTTGTAGAGTTATTAAATGAAACAACTGAAATCGTGGCAAATATGAAATGTCCTATGTGTGAAGACGGAGATTTAGAACACGAAGATTATAACGGAACGCATATTTATAAATGTAATTTATGTCCGTTTGTAGCGTTTGAAGACGTAGAATATAAAGACGAAGAAAATATCTCACAAAAATATAGAAAGATAAATTATGATTATTCAAGTATTAAATGTTTCTTATATAAAGTTGAGGTTGGAGTTTTATTAAGAGAGGGAGAGGGAGAATATGATTGTTATAATAGTGTATATGATAGAAAATATGGTTATTATGACGAAAACGTTGCTTTCTTCCTAGATTATGACGGAGCATTAAATTATGTTAAGAATTATGTAAACGACGGAGTTAACGGAACTTATGGAATTATTTCAAGATTAGTTTATGATAGTGCTGAAATATACGGAGGACACGACAATTATTCTCTTGACCTCGCTATGAAAGATATGAACTCTATAATTGGCGGAGGTTATATTGACGATTATATTGGTATGTTTCACGGAGACTTATACGACGTCAATAATGTTATTTATAGTTTAAGAAAACAAAAAGATAAAGACCACCCTTATTATTTAGGAAAAGGAAACGGAGACCTTATAGAAAACTTTATTAAAACAAAAGAGGAACAAGTTGTAGACTTTATGTTTGATAATGATTATATAAACGCTAGTGAATACGACCATTGGAGAGAAGAAGATATAATATGTATAGACCAAAAAATTGTATTATTATATCTAACATTAGAAGAAATGAGAAAATTACATTTAGCGGTTGAAGAAGAAGAAAGAATTAGAAAAATGATTGAGGAGGTATTGATTAAATATGAAAAAGATAGTAGAACAAGTAAATAATTTAATGAAAGATTTACAAAAGATAGAAAGTAAATATCTTTATGAAAGTGAATTACAAAATATATTTGAGGTTGCTATTTATTTATATGGAAGATATGGAGAAATACCAGTAGAAATTGAAAACGACGACGATTTAAGAAAAATAAGTAGAATTATAAATAGATATGATACTCTTATGAACGAAAATATTAACGATAATGTAGAAGATATAATTGGAGGTAATGATTATGAAGATTAAAGAAAAAATATTTGAAAAAATGCGTGAATATGGTTGGCATTTAGGAGAAAATACTAACGCTGATTATAATGACGTATATGATATTCATTATAATTTTATTCAAAACTTATATGATTGGTTTGTAGAAACTGATTGTAAAGACCGCAATTTAGACGATATTAACGAACAATCATTACACGATTATACTGATTTTATGAGTGATTTTGTTAGAGCAATAAATGATTTAGAAAAAGAACAATCAAAAGAAGATAAAATTAGAGAATACATTATGAATAGAGATATTAGATATAGTTTAGTAGGAGAAGATTTAATAAAAATACTAGACGAGGAGGAATAATTATGAAATATGCAAATATTTTAAATGAAACTTGGGAATATTTAGAAAGTAATTATAAAGCAAGTGAAATTAGTATTAAAACTTGGTGTGATTTAGTAGAACGTAAATGCGATAACGACTATTGTTTAAAACAATGTATAAAAATGTTATGGGAACAATGGGAGTGGTACGATTTAGAAGAAAGAGAATATTATAAAAATTATATTAAAGATAATTATGGTGTTAAGGTGGTGTAAAATATGGAAAATAAAGTTTATACTGAATATGATAATGAGTGTATGATATATTTATCATTACAAATTGTGAAATCTTCATATTTTAAAGATAAATGGTGTTATATAGATATATATTATGAAGAAATAAAGAAAATATATGAAGATTATAAAAAAGAAGACGATAGTAATGTTTCTTTATTAGATAGTATTAACAATTTTCTTGACAAACACGAAGAAGAAATAAAAGAAAGATTAGAAAACGCATTTGACGGAGCGTTTTAGATTAAATGCGAGGTGTAAATATGTGGGAATTAAGTATAACAAAAGTTAGATACCCTAAAAATGAAACAAACATTTACGAATATTCAAGTTTAGACAATTTAATTGCTGAACTAAAAAGATTTATAGAAGATAAAAAAATATCTAAAAATGATATAATTAGAATTGAGGTGTTATAAATGATTTTAATGGAAATAAATAAAGATTTACAAGATTATGGTTATAAATGGGTTGGTATGAAAGAAATCAATTTAGACGACGCTTGTAAATTATTTGGAAAACAAAATATTTATAAATTATATGAAGACAATACCGAAAGCGATAGTGAAAGTACGGAAGATATGTTAAAACACGTTGCTGATGGTGGGAAATTAGGAATTGAAAAAACAAAAGAAGAAACTAACGAAGAAATATCAAAATTATTTTTAGAAAGTGATTATGATATGCTTATGTATATTAAAAATCTATATAAAGATAGTGATTTAAAATTAAATGTTTTAATAAATAGAGCATTAAAAAGTAATGAAATAGCATTAGATACTCCTATCTATTATAGTGATAGAAACGACTTATTAGACGCATTAGGTTTTATGATAAGTGAAGACGGAGATAATTTAATATATGTAGGAGATAATAAATTAAGTGAAGATAGTTATTATTATGTAGTATTTGCATTAGGGAGAGATTTAATTAGTGGAATACTACCATATTATACTGACGACGCTTATAACTTTTGTAAAGAGGTTGCAAACGACTTTATGAAAAGTGAATATAATGTTGGGACAAAAGGTTTATATACTTGTTTAGAAGAATATGTTAAAGATAACTTTTATTTAAAAAATGGAAAGTTAACTTGGAAAGGGAAAGTGATTGAAAATGATTAACATTAAAAAAGGTTATGAAGATTGGAAAGAACTTGAAAAAATAGTTAAAGATTATAAAAATATAGAAGATATTTATTATAATAGTACGTGGGTTGAGTGCACTAATTATGATAAAGAAGATAATTATTTAGATATGAACTTTAAAACAATTTGTGCGACCGCTCATAACGGAGAAGACGGAAGACCATATTTACAAGCGAGTGGCGTTGAGGTATGGGACGAAGATAATAATATATGCGAGTTTATTACTTATGATTATACTAATTATAATGAGGAGGAAAAATAATTATGAGAGAAATTATTATTAAAAGTATGGAAGAAGAGTGTGGGGTTGACTTATATAAATTATTTATTCCTAGTCATATAAGTAGTGAAGAATTAAAAAAAATATTAGATATGGCAAGTAATTATGCAAGTGCGAGTGCTGAAATATTAGACGAAGACGACGCACAAGATTATGGACTTGACGAACATTGGGAAGAGGTTTATCAAGCGTGGGGAAATTGCAACGGAATAGATAGATTTTTCGGTTATCTTAATGTAGTCTATGGTTGGGAATATAAAGATATTACTTACGATTATGAGTTTGAATGGTAGTGATAATATGTTTATAACGAATGAAGATTTAATGACTTTAATGGAAATAAACGTTGAATTACAAAATAAAAAATTAGATTTAATGATACGTAAACTATTAAAGAAGAAAGAAAAAACTAATAAACAAAATTGGAAAAGAATTAAAACTAAAAGACAAGAAGATAAAAATTATGCACGTAGTAAAAAGGAAAGAGGTTTAATATGAAATTGTTAGATAAGTGTAAAGACTATAAAATATTAGAAAATAAATTAGACGCTGATACATTAAATAAAATTGACAAAGTATTAGTACATTTTGAAAATTATATTGAAAAAAATGACGACGGAGTAAAAGACATTATTGGAGAATATTTTGGTATTTATGGAAACGCCTATATTATAGATTGGTATGAAGGTTTAATGAGTACCGAAGAGTTTTTAGAAGAAATGAAAGATTATAAAATAGCGGAGGTATAGATAATGAAAGAAAGATTATTAAATACATTATATAATTTTTGGAAAAAAAATAATAATGAAGAATATAATAAAACATTAAAAGAACAATTAAATGACGCAATCTATAAAAATGGGTTAAAAGGTGCTGATACATTATTAGATTGGTGTCGTGATAGTTATGTAGAATATTACGAAAAAGAGGGTATTACGCAAGAAGAATTAGAAGAACATAACGGAGACGTTGATTGTGGAGAATTAGACGATATTTGGGACATTTGTAATTGGTTTTTAGATTATTTAAACGCTACAAATGTTGAAGAAATACATAAATACGAAAGACTAATTGAAGAATATTGCATTGGAATTGATTTACATAATGAATTAGAAGAGGTGTAATATGAGTTATTATAATAAAGTTAAAAAAGCATTAGAAAAATGCTCCAAAAGTAAAGATATTAAAATTACTAAAAAAGATAATAGACTTATCATTAAAAAGGAAAATACAATTTTAGTAAATTATGATTTAAAGTTTATTGATTTTAGTAAACAAAACGCAAATAATTTCATAGATTATTGGGCAAATAAATTAAAAAGTATTTAAGAAAAGAGGTAAAGAGATTATGGAAACTATGAAAAAATATATCAATAATTATATAAACTTTTATTTAGAAAATGACGACGAATTAACATTAAAAAACGAAGAAAAGTATAGAAGAATACAACAAGACGAAAATGCTATGAATAGATTAGCAACTGAACTAGGTAATTTAAAATTAGTTGATATGCAAGATATAAATTACGAAATTAGTAGACTATTGGAAAAGGAGATATAAAATGATTAACTTAATAATTATGTGGTTGAGTAAAAACTTAATGGACGAGGTTGTAAATGTTATGGAAAGAAATCAAATAGAAGAGGACGATTAAATGACTAACGTTGATTTTATAAAACGCTATGGAAAAAGAGAGTTTATTGATATGTGTAAATATATTCCGCAATCTCTTTTTCTTGCAAAAGCACAAAAGAAAATAGGGGGTTTTAAAATCAACAATACAAAAAAGTACGTTAAGTTTTATAGAAAAGGTAAAGAAAGTAAAAATATAGAGTTTGCAACAATATTTAGTATTGGTTGCGATAAATTACAAAAATATTTAGACGAGGAGGAATAACAACAATGAATAAAGTACATTTATGGGGTTATACAATATGTGATAATGGCAATATTTATGGTGTTAGAGGAAAGAAATTAAATAATAGTAAACAAGTAAAAATAAATGGAAAATTATATTTTACATCACATTTGGTTTATTACGCTTTTAATCAAGATACATTTGATTTAGAAGATAGAAATAATATTATTATTCATTTAGACGGAAATCAATTAAATCATAGATTAAGTAATTTAAAATTAGAAAGTAAAAAAATAATAGTACAAGGTGAAAATAATATTAAATCTAAACTAACTGACGAACAAGTAGAAGAAATTAAAGAATTATATAAAAAAGGTAAAGAGGAAAAAGTTGATAAACACGACCCTCGTGTTAAGTATAGTTATAGACAACTTGCTGAAATGTATGGTGTTAGTCATACGCTGATAAAAGGAATAATAAAGGGACATTTTAGAAATAAAGAAAATTATATTATTAAATAGGAGGTAGATTATGAAAGAGTGTCATTTATGGTTATTAGACGGAACTGAAATAGTTTTAAAAGGGGAAACGTTTGACGATTTATTAGGAGAAATAGATAATTTCTTTGATATTTTTAAAGAAAACGTAACTTATTATTTAGGTTATGACGATAAAAGTATTATAGAACAAGCAAAAGAAGAGGAAATAAATATAGAAGAGGTGTAATTATGAACGAAAAAGAAAGAATTATAGAATATATTAAAGACAATTTCAATGTAGATATTACTACTATTAGATTGATAGATAGTTTATACGATTATTTAGACAATCATAATTATAGTAAAGATATTATAAATTATAAAAATAAAAGGGTAATGGTAAATAGTTTTATCTATGATTTAATACAACTATTAGATAACTCTACTATTGATATAACTATGGAAGAATTATTAGATAATAAATTAGTAGATATGGAGGAAAAATAATGGAACAAGCAAGATTTTTTACTAAAATAGTTGGAGGAGAAGACCTAACTAAATATAATAATCAAATTGTAGAGATTTTAGAATATAAAAAAGGTAAAGACGTATATAATGATAGATATACAATTAGATTTAAAGACGGCAAAATTGCTAAAAATATTATGAGTTGTGAATTAGATTTTGATTATTGGTATGAATAATATTAAATGCAACTCATAAAATCGTGGGGCAATTAAATGGAAATTCAAAAAATGTGGGGGTTTGTAAATTATGGAAAGGAAAATGAATATGGAAAATTATTTTGAAGAAGAAAATAGTTATTTTAGAAATGTTGTTAGGGACGCACTTGATGATTTAAAACATAATAGACAAGCCTATGTATTTTATATAGAGCAAGTAGAAGAAGTTAAAAAACAATTTAAAGGAAAGATAAAAGTTAAAGAAGAAGAGGGAATTTATTACTTGACATTAGAGAAAAAATGTGTTAGTATTTAATTAAATAATAAGGAGGTGTAATTATGGAAAAGTTTTTTAAAGATTTCAAGAACTATAAAATGAAAATTGAGGGTAAAAGTGAAAATACTACTAATCAATATATTTATAGAATACAAAGTTTTTTAGAATATAACAATATTAAGACAAAAGAAGACTTGTTATCTATGAAAGCAAATAATGTTAAAGAGTGGTTGTCTTCACTTGCCGACAATGGAAATAGTGAAAGAAGTAGAAATACAAGATTAACGGCAGTAAAAGAAATTTATAAGTATGCAAGTGAAGAATTAAAAGAAAATATTGATAATGATATTTTAAGAATTCCATTTGCAAAAGTGCCTAAAAGAGAAACTAAATATCTTGATGGAGATACGGCTAGAGATTTATTGGCTTTTACAAGAGATATTCGTGTTAAAACAGGTATGGCAATTATCTTTGCAACAGGTGTTAGATTTTGTGAATTGATACAAATAACTTGTACCGATATTGAAAATGGTTATGCAAACATTATTGGTAAAGGAAACAAAGAACGACAAATATATTTTCCTTTATGGGTGCAAGAAATTGCTAGACAATTTATGGAAAGCAAAAGAGCCGAAATTGTGAAAAAAAATGGAAAGCAAAATGATGATACTTTAATGCTTAACGACAATGGAAATGTTTTAATTAGAAGAAACTTTGAGGGTAGTATGAAGTCGTGGGCTAGAAAGTTTAATGAAAGTCCATTACATTATGGAGAAATTGATTGGTGGGAACATTTTAGTCCTCACAAATTAAGACATAGTTTTGGAACAGAACAATTAAGAAATGGAAATGATATAGCAACTGTCCGTGATGAATTAGGACATTCAAGTATTGCAACTACAAATAATTATTCTCATTCATCACAAGATAGAGTTAAAATGGCTATGTTAGGAAAGCAAGAAGAAAAAGAAACAAATAGTAAAGAGGAAAGAATATTAAAATTATTAGGTAAACTTATGGAAAATGAAGATTTATTTAATAAACTTGAAGAATTAGTAGGAGATGAAGATTAGTATGCCTAGAAAGAAAGCAAATAATGAGGTTGCTGATGAAGTAAAAGAACTTTTAGAAGAAAATGTTGACAATGAAACTGAAAATAACGACAATTTAAGTTTAATTGACAATGAAGAAGATAGTGAAGATATAGAAGAAATGGAAACTAAAAATGAAGAAGAGCCTAAACATTTTGAAATAATAGAAAAAATAAAGAATATTGAAAAATATTTCAATGAGGTTGATGAGTATTTTGATAACATTTCTTCTTATCAATCACAAAATGATGAATATATAAGTGATTTGCTACATTATATGGAAGTACACGACTTTACACAAGCAAGTGCTTTAAAATTTATAAATTTATTGAAAGAAAAAAGATTGAGAAGAAGAACTCTTAATAATGATTATGAAATTAAGAGGGTGTTTGATAGTGGAAGAAATAGATTTGCTATGTATAATTCAAGAGAAATGTTTATGGCAAGTTTATATAAAAAGGAAAGAGAATTAAGCCACCCTTACAACCCTAGACAAGTAGAGTTTGAGGAAATAGACCAATTAATATCAGTTAAAAGAGGTAGAAAAGCCAAAGAAGAGATTGGTGTATAAATGGCTTTGTCAATTTTGTGTGGAAATCTACATTAAATGGACTTCTTAAAATCGTGGGGAAGTGCAGATGTTATGAAATTATTTAAAATTTGCACTTTTTTAATAAAATAATAACATTAAATGGAAAGTTAGAAATTGTGGGAGGAAAGAAATTATGGAAAACAAGTATAGTTATTTTATGACATATCAATATGCAAAGGAAGTATTTACATTTGAATTATTTGCAAAAGGAACTGAAAATGTATTTGGAGATGCAATGTTTAATTATGACAAGAAGTTAGAAGATTTTACAAAGGAAGATTATGAAAAAATTAAAACAATGTTAGCTGAGTCATTAACAGAGCAAACAAATAATATGAAAAGACAAGCATATAAAGAATTAGATAGAGAATATGACGAAAAGTATGATGAAAAGGTTACTAAAAGTAATATTGTTATTATTAATATAATACCAAAGAAATATGAGGCGATAAATAATGTGGAAGAAAGAAAAGATTAAATTATATTGTGAACATTGTAAAAAAGAAACTAATCATATTTCTAAAACTAATTTGGTTAAAAGTTTTATGGACGGAGCCTTTATGTTTATGACAAAAGGTTGGAGTTTAATGCACGAAACACAACTATTTGAATGTTGTGATTGCGGAAATATAGTAGAAGTGGAGGTAGAAGAATAATGGAAGATAAAATAATTATTTCAGAGTTAAAAACAGTAAAAAATAAAATGGAAATTGAGAAGTTAGTTTTTCCTAGTTTACAACACGAAGAACTTACTGAAGAAAAAATCAATCAATTTGTAGACACTATGACTAGAGCATATGATTTTAATATTAATGTTTTAAAACAAGCCATAGAAAAGATGGAAAGCAAATTAGCCGAAAAGGACGGAAAGTAAATATGATAAAGTTTAGAAAAATGTATTCTATAAAAGATTTGGAAAGAAAAACGGAAACAAAAGTTCTTAATTTAAATGATGTTAAAAAATATGAAGAGATTATTAAAAATACAATAAAATATTTAAAACATAATAAAAATCAAATAATAGGAGAACTAGCAACAATTTCTTCTGATGAAACGGGGACTAAATATTTTAGATTTGGTAATGCTATGGATTTAAAAGAAAAGAATTCTTGTGTAATAGAAATTAGAATTAGTGAATAAAGAGGTGTAATATGACAAGTCAAGATTTAAAAGATTTAATTGATTATGTAATGGAAAATAATTCTTGGAAAAAATGTTCTGCTTTAGACGGAAGAAAAATGCCTAAATATTTAGATTTTAGATTATGGTTTACTTTAGATACGAGGGACGGAATTATATTTTATATAAAAACTAGACATAGTGGAAAAGATAAATCATTTAGAATAGAGAATAAAAAAGATTTGAAAGATTTTTATTCTTGGTTAGATAAGGAGGACATAAAATGATAGAAAATATTGAACCTAGAGATGACTTTTATTCAAAAGATATTAATTTGGAAAGAATGGAAAGCGTTTTAAATTATGTTATTAGCACTTTAAATCTAGCCGAAATATTAAAAATGATAAGAGAAATAAGTTATGATATGGTTGCTTATTATAATGGTGAAACTTGCAGCAAAATCTATAAAGATGACTCTTATAGTGAGCAAAATAGATGGGAAGCAAATCAATTACAAAGTTTATTAAGAACGACTTGTGATTTATTCGGTCAATCTATTTTAGATAAACGAGAATTTGGAAATTATTTAGACCATTGGTTAAACGGTGGGGCTATGGAAAATCAAATTTCAGATTTAAAAAATGAAATTGAATGCCTAAAAGACCAAATTCAAGAGTGGAAAAATAGGTGTTATGATTTAGAAGAAGAACTAAAAGAATTGAGGTAATTAAATGGAAAATGAGATGAAAAATTATGAAAATTTAATTTTAGAATTAACCAATTTGGAAATTCAAACAAATGGAAAATTAAATGATATTCAACGAGTTCAATTAGATTTATATAAAAAAATATATTTATTATTAAAAAGAATTAATAATGGGAAGGAAAAGGCACAAGAAGTTAAAGACCATATTGATAAAAGTAAATTTGATGGTATGACAAAAAGTATTTTATTAATGGCTATAAATGAAATTGTGCATAGTTTAAATGGGAAAGAAAATACTCATTAAATGGAGAGGTGAAAATCGTGGGGAAAATAAATAATTTAAAAGAAATGTTTGCATATTTAGATACAATGAACGACCCTAAAGAACCCGAATATGATTATACTAAATTGGAAAGTTATGATTTAGTTGATACATATGAAAAGTTCTTACAAAAAGTGTTGGAACTTGATGAGATACCAAAAAGAGTTGTAGATATTGGAAGTTGTTATAATCAATATGCTTATATTTTTGAAAATGCAGGAATTGATTATATAGGAATAGATTTATGGAATGCTGCTAGACATATAAAACCTTATGAAAGCGAACACGTTAAATTTATTGGTGCTAGATATGAAGATATAGCAGATTTCTTTAAAGATGATGTTATTATTAGTGATTTATGTGTTGGTTATTTAGTCAAGGTTGAAGATGTAAAAGGAAAACATTTAATAGTAAATGAACTTAATGAAGAAACTCACGATTTTGACGCAAAGTTAGTTTGGTAGAGAGGTGTAAATATGGGACTAGCTATAAAATATGAACTTACAAATGGAAATAAACAAGATGTTTACTTTGATAATGATGATAAAACAAGAGTAAATAATATACATTCTTGGGGCTTTGTTAATGATTTTACTTTAAAACAAAAAATTAGTGCTATTTCAAAATTATTTAAACAAGGAACAATTAAAGGTAGTTGGATTAAAAATGAATTATATTTAATAGACGACAAATACGGCTACTATTCAAATGGTTGGGAATGGCAATTTTGTGAATATACTCCAGTCGAAGTAGAAATTGAACCTGCTTGGAGTTATTATGAGGCAAAAACGGAAACTCAATATGAAACCAAACATTTAAAAGTTCTTGAATTTGAAGATTTATATAACTTGTTAGACGATGGAAAGAAAAATGAAGTTGATGAACTAATAAGGAAAGCAATGGAAGAATATTATAAAAAATCTTATAATGATATTTATTATGAATTTTCAATTAACGAAAAGAAAGATAAGATAAATTTCTATTTAGAATATAAAGGTACTTTTTATGGCGTTAGAATAACGGAAGATAATTATGTTGAAGTTTTTACTGATGGTTTAGAGTGCTGTGCAGATAGATATGATGAATTTAAAGATGAAGTACATAAAAAAATTGATGAAGAAGTCATTAAATATTTAGATAAAAATATTCAAAAATTAGAAAATGGTTTTGTATATAAAAATAATTATTATGAAACTTTTGAAGAGATAAAAGAAAAAATAGAGGAAGAGGGGAAAGAAAATGAAGAAGTTAATGGAACATAGTGAAGTTTTAGTGCTTATCCTTCTTTCTCTTTTAGCTTTTTGTTTATGTTCTATAATGCTTTATGATAATTATAATACTAAAAGAATAAATACACAATTGAAAGAAGAATTATATGAAACTAAAAAAGAAGTTAAAGATTTAAGAGAAAGAAATTTAGAATTAGATTTGAGGTTGAGTCATAATGAATAAAGAAATAACAATTTATGAATTATTAACAATGGTACATAATGACGAGGCTCCGCAAATGATTAGATACAACAATTCATTATATAGATATGGTTGGAGCGATTATATGGGAGATGAGCCATTATGTGAATATTATAGAAATGGAGATGGACTTGGGTTATTTTGTCAAGATAATATCACTCTTGATACAAAAGTTAAAATAATCCTAAATTACCGAAAATAATCTTGACTTTTCACCGAAAATATGATAGTATTTTATTCATAAGATAGGAGGTGCGAATGTGATAAATATAGACGATTTAAGACACGCAGATTATTTAGACTTTACATTAGAAAGAGATTATAGTAATGACGGTCATCATTTATATTGTTATAATAATGTTACAACTGAGAAAGTTATGATTTATAATGATTGTATAATTAAAGATATAGAAAAAATGAGTGATGGTTATCATACTTTTGAAGAACTTTATGAATTTAGAAAAGTTTATAATGCTCTCTTATTTAATGAATGGGCTAAAAATGAAAAGTATGAGGTCTATAAATCTAAAAAACATTTTGATGGAGAAAAGTGTTTTGATGGAAATTGGTTTATAGTTGTAGCAATCTTACCTAGTGGGCAAATCAGTAATCACTATGAAATGAAAGATTGGGATTTATTCCAAATTCCAGAATATGATAAATCAAAATATGAATTTGATGGTCATACTTCACAAGATGTATTAGAAAGATTAAAAGAGGTGATATAATGAAAAAAATAAGGAAAGATGTTTTTGAAACAAATTCTAGTAGTACCCACGCATTAACGCTAAGCAGACCATTAGGAAAAGATTATGTGTCTCCTGGAAAATATTTAAAAATAAAATGGTTTGATGAGGAGGAAACTTTAACAACATTAGAAGAAAAAGTGTCTTATTTAGTATCACATATTGCAAGTTGGTATAAGTGGAATGCTCCTAGCTATGAGGCTTTAATTGAAGAAGTTAAAGATAATTGGGACTTTAAAAGAATTGAAAGATTTGTTAAAGAAAATTATAATAAAGAAATTGTATTCCCTAAATATGAAGGAGAACTAGAAGATTTAACTGAAATAAATCATCAATTACAAAGTTGGAACCATAGACTTGATGAAGTTTTGGAAGAATTAGTTGATTATGAAAGAGATTATCTTGCAGAAGTTTTACAAGACGGACAAGATATACAATTTGGAAGAGATTAATAGAAAGTAAGAGGTAATGATATGAATTTTTATGATAATAGTGAACAATTAACAAAAGAACAAAAGAAATTAGTTAAAAAAATAGTGATAGGTGCTATAGGAATTATAATAGCATTAATATTAGTTTTTGGTAGTTTTAGAACTATCAATAGTGGACAAGTTGGTATTAGAGTTAGATTTGGAAAAGTTGTTAGTACACAAATGAATGAAGGTGTAAACTTTAAAATACCTTTAATTGAAAAAATAGTTAAAATGAATATTCAAGTACAAAAAGTAGAAGTTGAAACTTCAAGTGCAAGTAAAGATTTACAAGATGTAAATATGAAATTAGCTGTTAATTATAGAGTTGATGGAACAAAAGCAACAGAACTTTATAGAAATGTTGGAACTAATTATGATGAAGTTGTTTTACAACCAGCAATTCAAGAAAGTATTAAAGCTGTTACAAGTCAATATACTGCAGAAGAATTAATTACTAATAGAAGTGAAGTTAGTAAAAAATGTATGGAAACATTACAAGGTAAAGTTGAAAAATATGGTTTAAATATTGATAATTTTAATATAACTAATTTTAATTTTAGTGCAGAATTTAATAAAGCAATAGAAGAAAAACAAGTAGCAGAACAAAAAGTTTTAACTGCTAAACAAGAACTTGAAAAAGAAAAAATCGAAGCAGAAAAGAAGATTGTTAAAGCAGAGGCTGAAAAGAAGGCTAATGAAATGAAACAACAAACATTAACTGATAATATAATTAAAGAAAAATTCATTGATAAATGGAATGGAGAATTACCAAAAGTCAGTGGAAGTAATAGTATCTTAAATATTAATGATTTATTAAAATAATGGAAGTTATTTATAGATTAGAAAAACCTTTTAGGGTAATCAGTAATGCTACTGGTTACGCCTATTGGGTTAGAGAAGTAGAAGTTGATAAAAAAGGTACTATTGAAAATTATATTATTGATGGTAAGGCTTGGAGTCCTAGCAGATTTAGAGGTAATAAACCTACTCAGTATACAGTTAAAGAGGTTGATGAACCAGAAAATCAAAATACAATTTTAGGAGAATTATATAACATCGAAAAAGATTTAGAAGATAATTTAACTAAAATAAAAGATTGTATTAAAAGAGTTGAGGAGATTGAAAATGAAAAAAAATGAAAAAATCTATGGTTATGAGATTGAATATGCAAGTGGTATATTAAGAACTAATGGTAGAAACAATACAGAAATTCTTTCTAAAAAGAAATTAAAAATAGGGCAATTCGTTATTGTAGAACATAAAGATTGTGGAGTTTTTATAGGAAGAGTTATTGATGATATTACTGATAATCTTGATGAATATGATATTTCAACTTGTGAATATTATTATTTAAAAGATATTAATCTTAATGACTGGGTTGCTGAAATAGATAGAAAGAAAAGAATGGAAGAACTTAGACGTGAAATGGAGAGTAAATTTGCTGAAATTGATAAACAAAAGAAGTTCGAATATTATGCTCAAATAGATGATGGTTTTAGAGAATTATATTTAGAGTATGAAGATTTAAATAAAAAGTAGGAGGAAATGAAATGAAAAACCAAAAATATCCATATATAGATATGTATGGAAGAGAAATAAGATTATTAAAAGAAGGAATTGAACATCAAGGAATTGGAGGACAAGAATTTGCAATAGATGAACAAGTTACACAGACATTGACAAATGAAGAAGTTTTCTTTCAAGCATTGAATGGGAATTGGGCTTGTCACAATTTTGTTGAAAGACGACCAGATTTTAATAAAGATTTTAAACATAAATTATATTATGGAAAAGTTAATAATTTAGGCTATATTGTAGCCGAAGACGAATTCGAGGTGAGATAAATGAAATTAATTAGACCAAATACATTTGAAACTAACAGCTCTAGCACACACGCACTTGTAATTATTTCCAAAGATGATTATAAGGCTTGGCAAGAAAATAAAAAAGTTTTAAATCTATATAGTGGAGAAACAGAACCTTTAAGTGAGGAAGATAAAAAAATCATAAGAAATGAAGATGGCTCTATTGATTATAATGGAGAACATTTTGAAGATGAATATGATTTTATGGAAAGTGATTATTATGAAGTTATAGGAGATGCTAATGCTTCTAAAGAATATATTGATAATTATGCAGATGTAGAAAAGAAAGAACTTGGAGATAAGGTTATAATGAGTGTTTATAGAGGAGAAAGATGGTAATATGAGATTAATTAGACAAGGAACATTTGAAACTAACTCTTCTTCTACACACGCACTTGTAATTCCACATAAAGTTGATAAAGACAGATATGACCTTTATGAAAGTTTAGATAGCAATTACGGTTTTGGTAGAGATGAAAGTCGTCTTGTTGATGACTGGGATGAAAAACTTGCTTATGTCTACTATACTATTCATAGTTTAATTGGTTATAAATGGTCTGATAATCAATATGAAATAACAAAAGAAATGGTTGAAGACTTTAAAAAGAGAGTTAATAAACTTTATAAAGAAGTTAGGAAAATTGCTAAATATAAAAGCAATAATTTAAAACCTGATGATATATTTAATTGTATTGAAGGTAAAAAAGATATTGAAAGAAATGTAATTTGTCTTGATACTTTTTATGGAGAACCTTATGTTGACCACGTTGGAGAATTTGCCGATGAAGATAAATTCTTTGATAAAGTATTTAATGATGATGAATTTTTAAAGAGATTTCTATTTAATAAAGACTCTTATATAACTATTGGTGGAGATGAATATCGTGGTTATAACATTAAAACAATAGGATTTCAGTATGATTATGAAGAACATTATATAAATCACGGAACAGAACAAAATCCTCAGTATGAAGATATCGGAGAGTTCTGGGATAAATTAAAAGAATATGAAAAAGAAAATGATGTATTCTTAAAAGGAAATTAGGAGGTAAATATGAAATTAATAAGAAGAAATACTTTTGAAACAAATAGTTCAAGTACACATTCAATAACAATGTGTAGTGAAAGCGATTTTGATAAGTGGAAGAATGGAGAACTTTATTATTGTCAAGAAGATGGTAAGTTCTATGATGACGCAGGAAGAAGTAAATTAATAAAAGAACAAATTATTCATAGTAAAGCAAAATATAATGATGGTAAATATACTTATAAAGATGTGACAGTTGATTATAAAGATTTAGATAAGTTATATACTGAAGAAAATCTTGCTGAAATTACAGAAGATGAAATTGCTACATATATGGAAGAAGATTTTGATTATTATGAACTTCCTATTACTTATGGAGAATGGGATGAATATTTTGAATATGAAAAATATGAAGACTCATATACAACTCCAAATGGAGAAACTGTAGTAGCCTTTGGTTATTATGGAAATGATTATTAATTAAAATAAAGAGAGGTGATTTGAATGAGTGTTAAAAGCACTGAAGAACTAACAAGAGAAGATGCAATTGAAAGAATTATATCTTCTCCTAAAATCAAAGATGTTTTAAAAGCATTATTTGAATTTACTAGCAATAAAAGACTTGAAGATATATTAGAGTCATTAGCTGAAGTTAATGGAGACCACTATACAAATTATCTTATTGTAGAAAAGAGGGAGGACTAAAATGAAATTATTAAATTCATATAAAGACGGAAATATTAAGGTTCAAATCTTTGACGATGGAACTCGTATAATAGATATTCCTGATGATGAAAAACCTAATTTACAATTTCCTTTATCAATGGACTTTAAAATAACAAATTGGTGTGACCAAATGTGTCCTATGTGTCACGAAAAATCTAATCCTGATGGGGAACACGGAGATATAATGAATTTAAAATTTATTGATAGTCTTCGTGCTGGTACTGAAATTGCATTAGGTGGAGGAAAAGTCACTTCTCACCCTCAACTAAAAGAGTTTTTACAAAAGTTAAAAAAACAAGGAGTTCTTCCTAGTATTACGGTTCATCAAAATGAATTTGTCGATAAAGCAACTTTTATAAATGAATTAATTGAAGAAGATTTAGTATATGGTGTAGGAATATCATATTTAAAACCTTATGATATGTTATGGAAAGCCGTATCTGAAAATGAAAATGCCGTAGTACATTTAATTGCTGGTATTCACGGGAAAGATGTTTTTGATTATCTAGCTCAATTTAACTGCAAAATATTAATTTTAGGTTATAAAAATTGGGGTAGAGGTGCTGAATTACTTAAAAACACTAAAATAGGGCAAGATATTGAAGATAAAATTAATTGGTTAAAAGAAAATTTATCTAAATATATGCCTAAATTTAAAGTGGTTAGTTTTGATAATAGAGCATTGGAACAATTAGATGTAAAAAATGTCATTACGGAAAAACAATGGGAAGAGTTTTATCAAGGTGACGATGGAACAATGACAATGTATATTGATGGTGTTAAACAACAATTTGCAAGAACTTCCACTTCACCAATAAGATATGATTTAAAAGATAATATAGATGATATGTTTGAGGTGATTAAAAATGAAACTTCGAGTGACAATTAGAAATAGCAATGATATAAGGTTCTACAGTCCAGACTCGAACTGGACTTCTTTTATTGCCACTATAAGAGATGTTTTAGAGGAATCTAACGATGAATTAGCCAATCTTATGGTAAAGGTATCAGACACGATAAAAGCCGCTGGGATAGTCTCTTTTGAGCCTAAATTGAGGGGCGATTATATTATAATGGGAGAATATGAAAATGACGAAAAATGGGGCTGGCAATTTAAAATTGATGGAGGATATGAAAATGTCCGATTAGAAAGTCCAGAAGATAAAAGATTATTTCTTGAACAAATTTTAACAGAACGTCAAGTTGAAAGTTTATATTCTACTTATGAAGACCCTTTTGAATATGTTGAACACGAAGATATAGAAAAATTAATGGCGGCTAAATATATAGGAGAACATACAGCAAATAGAATTATTGATAAATTCAAAGCAACAATGGATTTAGCTCCTGCATATAATTTCTTTAAACCACTTGGTGTTACCCCATTATTAATAAATAAATTATGCAGTACATATGGAAGTGCTGAAAATGCTATTAAGAAATTTCAAAAAAATCCTTATATATTAGCAGATGATATAAAAGGTGTAGGCTTTTTAAGAGCCGATGAAATTGCTTTAAAATATAATGTTAAACCTGATGACCCTTTTAGAATTAAATCTGGAATAAGATATTTATTTAAAGATATTGCTAATAATGAAGGTTCAACTTGGTTAACTCTTGATGATTTTAAAACTCAAATTACAGAATTATTAAAGATTCCTTATGAAACAATTTGGAGCAATGTTATAGTAATGGTTGCTGAAAAAGAAATATATTTAGAAGAAGATTCTAAAATAGCTTTAATGTATTATTATGACTTAGAATGTAATATTGTTAATAAATTAATTAGTTTACAAAAAGCTGAATGTAAAACTTATACAGATGAAGAGATAGAAGAAGGAATAAAAAGAGCCGAAGAAGAGCAAGGATTTGAATTTACAGATGAGCAAACAGAAGGAATAAAATCTTTATTAAAAAATAATGTATCTTTAGTTGTTGGTTTAGCTGGTACTGGTAAAACAAGTATAATTAAAGGAGCTTATCAAGTATTCCCTTATGATACTATTATTAGACAATGTGCTTTCTCTGGTCAAGCAGCTAAAAGAATAAATGAGGCTACTAATAAGCCTAGTAGCACTATTCATAGATTACTTGGTTGGCAAGGAGAAACGTTTACATTTAAAGAAACATTTCCTTTACCTGTAGACGTTGTAATACTTGATGAAGTTTCTATGGTTGGTTTAGAATTATTTTGGAATTTAATTCAAGCGATACCTAGAGGAGCAAAATTAATAATGTTGGGAGATAACGGTCAATTACCTCCAATTGGGGTTGGTAATTTACTTAATGATTTAATGTTATCTCAAAAAATAAATTTTGTTGAATTAACTAAAATTCATAGACAAGCAGAAAAATCTGCAATTATTACAACATCTCAAAAAATTAGAAAGAAATTCTTTTTACTTTCTAGTGATTTTGAGGGAGATGAAACTTATGGACAACTAAGAGATTTAACTTTAAAAGCAAGAATTGACGCAGATTGTTTATTTGATGTTTTGATAGAAACTTTTATGGAAGAATATAATAAAAACCAAAATATACAAGATATTCAAATAATAGTTGCTCAAAATCAAAGAGTTGCTTTGGCTCGTGACCAAATTAACAGGGAAATACAAAAGAGAATTAATCCTAAAATATCAGATTTTCAACCAGAAATTAAAATCAAATATAAAAATGTTCTAAGAGTTAATGACAAAATTATTAATAGAGAAAATCATTATGATGTAGAAACTCCAGATGGAATACAAACGAGTATTTATAATGGCTCTATGGGAATAGTTAAAGAAATATCTACCAATTACATTATAGTTGATTTCTTTGATGAAGGAGAAATTGTTATACCAAAAGAATATTATGAGGGACTTGAACTTGCTTATGCAATTACTTGTCACTCTTCTCAAGGTTCTCAATTTAAAGTAACTATTGTAGGTTTTGATAATTCATCATATATACTATTATCTAATGAATGGCTATATACAGCCGTTACAAGAGCAAAAAGTATGTGTTATATAGTAGCACAAACAAGAGCCATAAATATGGCTGTAACACGCCATAAAACTGTTGATAGAAATACATTTTTATTAGAGTTATTTAATAAGCATCAAGCATAAAACTTGGTGCTTTTTTCTTGACTTTTTAAGCAAAATGTGGTAGTATTTTTATATAAGATAGAGGAGGGATAAAATGAGCGAGCCAGTTTTAATGAAATGTGGACATACTGCAAATGCAGAATATGATAATGGTAAACCTTGTTGTTTGATTTGTTCTCCAAAACGTGAGGCTTATGAAGTAGTTGATGAAAAACCCGATTTAATAGGAAGAAAAGCTAAATGCACAGATTGCGGAGAAATAGTTGATAGTAATTGGAATTTGCCGTTTTTTGAATATTGCCCAGACAAAGAATATGATAGATTTTATTCAGGCTGTTGGGGCTGGGATTAGGAGGATATATGAGTATATATGATTTAGATGAAAAAGAAGTTTTAAGACAAGCAGGATGGAGAATTTATTCAGATTCCACTTTAAAATCAATGACTAAAGACGAATTAATAGACCAAATTAAATGTTTACAACATAATTGGGCTGGAGCAATTGAAGCATCAGAATTACAATCTTATAGATTAAAGTGGTTATTTAATGCTTTTAATGAAACAATAAAAGATATAGAAACTTATGAACCAAAATATTACGACAAAGATTTGGCTGAGTGGTTTGATTTAAATGTTCGTTATTTAAAAGAGAATACTTGTAAGGGATTAGAGCTAGATATGTCTAAAAAAGACAAAGAGTTATACGGTAATATGGTATATTAAGGAGCAGATAAAAATGAAAAAATATGATACGACAACAAAAATAACAAATTTTAATGTAAATTGGCAAGCAATTAAATCAGCTTGTATGACGACAATTAGTAAACAAGCAGGAGATAAAGAACCATCAAAAGAGTGGAAACGTAAATTATTAATTTGCAGACATTCTCCAATTAGAAGAGGCATTATAAGTTGGAAATGGGAAAATATTCCTTATGCTATTTCAACACATTTTGCTAGACATCACGAAGGATGTGAAAAATTTATTGGGACAGAAAGAACAGACAGAACCAATATTGATAGAGAACAAAGAAGTCAAATGAATTATGTTCCAATGGAAATGGACGCTAATATTCAAGCCTTAATGAGTATAGCAGAGAGAAGATTATGTATGTGTGCAGACCCTACAACTAGAGAATATATGGAGGCTTTAGTTGAAGAAATTAGAAAATATGATGAAGATATTGCGTGGTCTTTAGTTCCTCAATGTGTTCGTTGTGGTGGTTGTGTTGAACCATTCAGTAATTGTCAATATTATGACAGTATTTATGACAGAATTCCTGAAGAAGCGAGAGATACTGTTATGAAAAGATATGATATATATGATAAACAAAGAGTCAGAAAATTAGAATTGAAAAGAGGTAAATAATGAGTAAACAGAAACCTATTAATGCTAATGCTGAATATATTTGCTTACAAAAAGATGGACATAATATTCTAGTGGATATGCACGATATTGATGATATATTATATTTACAGGATATTCAAATATTAAAAAATTCTACTAATAATATATATGATTATTATAATAAAGATAATTTTGAAACAAAGAAATTATACTCAGTAATGTTTGATGACCATACTTGTTGGCAAATCCCTATTGATGATAACGAAATAAAAATTTTTAAAAAATTTAAAAATAAACTTGACAAACAAAAATAATTATGTTATTCTCTAATTAAGATAGAGGAGGAGATAGATATGAGCAAGTTGATGAATTACATTAACGACAAAATTCTTGAGAATGAACCAAACAAGAATGAGAGATTAGAAGAAAAGCAGACTAAAAAGAAATTAAAGACTGCAAAAGCTAAACTTAAAGAAACATCAGAAGAAAGAGATTTATACAGGGATAAATATATTGCTATCCTTGAAGAAAAAGGTGAAGGGTTCAACCAATATTTGGCTTATCAAAATAAAGCCAACCAAGCTGAAGCTGATGCCGAAGAAGCAAGAAGATGCACTAACGATATAAAGAAGGATTTAAAAGATTACGACAATATTATAAAAAGGTTATTTAATAAAGAACCTATAACTTCTTTAAGTAAGTGTGATGATTACGACAACTTCTTAGCATACTTAATGAGATTATATGCTTCTGGTAAAGAATTACCAATCAAAGGAATTCAAGATATTTGTAAAAAGTTAGAAATTACAAAATCTATGATTAAGAAAGACTCAGAATATCTATATAAAGTATTTGGTGTAGATAAATGGGAAATTGAATAGGTGCATTATGAAAGATTTTGATAAAAAAGATATATTGCTTGGAATAGGAGGAATATTGTTTGGTGTATCAATAATATTATTATTACATTTTATAAGTGTTAAAATGTACGAATATAATTGCGACCATATTCCTATTACAGAGGCTTGGAAAGACGACAAATGTAGAGATTATTTTAATAGAACATCGGGTGATTTTAATGAATAAAAAAATGATACTTAAATATAGTTTATTTGCTATAGTAATTATTGAATCTTTATTTATAGTTTATTTTACTTCAAAAATGAATGAAAGAATGGATAAATTAGAAGAAAAGAATAAAATAATTGAGCAAGAAAATTTAGATTTAAGAAATGAAAATAACTATCTTTTAAATGAAAATGAAAGATTAGGAATGATTAATAGTGAAGTCTGGGAATTATTTTTAGCAGACCATTATGTAAAGGAGGGAAAACCTTACTGTGAGTAAATGTGCAAGAGTAGAACCTATTGTAAAAAAGGTTTTAGAAGAAAACCCTTATACTAGAGAAGACGATTTTGCTTTAGTATATGAAGTTTTTAAAGAATTTTTACCAAATATTGATGAATTAAGCTTTCAAGATATAATGCTTAATCACAAAGAATATGGCTTACCATATTTTGAAAGTGTTAGAAGAACTAGACCTAAATTACAAAATAAATATCCTGAACTTTTACCTCCACAAGCAGTTCAAGAAGCAAGAAAATTAGAAGAAACAGATTATAGAACTTACGCTTTATCATAGGAGGTAATTATGTTTAGATTATTCAAAAGAGAAGATTATGATGATAATTTTTCCATAAATTTAAAAGGTTTAATAAAGCTAAATGAAGATAATACTCCTAAAAAGATTTTAATTACAAAAGAAGTTTTTAAAGGAGATTATTATACAATAGTTAATACTTTACTTCATTATGCTTCATTATTGTATTTAACAGCAGAAGAGAATCCTAAGAGATTAGATTTTAATGATTGGGCTAATAAAGCCTATATAGAAACGGTATCGGGAGGAAATAGAGATGAGAGATAATTATAATAGAGTTCAAAAATTTGAACAAATCACAAATGAAATGTTTGATTTATATAAAAGAAAAAATGCGGATTATGGTAATAGTGTGGCTAAAACTTTTGATGAATGGGGACTTGCTTCTTTCTTAGTTCGTATGGAAGATAAGCTAAATAGAGTAATTACATTAACAAAGAAAACGGGAGAGGTTAGAGTTGCAGATGAAAAAATTGAGGACACTTTAATTGATTTAGCTAACTATTCAATTATGGCTTTAATTGAATTAGATAGAGTAAAAAGTGAATTAACTTCTGAAATGAGTGCTGAATAAAATGGAATTAACCGATAATGATTATCTGGCAATATTTGATTTAGAACTAAATAAATTTGCTAGAGAACATCCAAATCAAAAAATACTAGCGATTGTATGTAGAAAAGCAAAAATGACACTTGAAGACTCCGTAAATTATGTATCTATAAAAGAAAAAGATGGAATACATTATTTATGGAGAGGTGTCACTGAAATTATTTTAGAAAATAATGATTTAGGATTTACCGATAATGAATTTTATTTTGTAACAGAAGAAGAATATAAGGAGGCTCATAATGAAAAATAATTTATATATTATGATAGGTTTGCCTGGTTCTGGTAAAGACACTCTTGCTAAATCAATGCAAGAGCATATTACAAGAATAACTTCTATTGATACGATAATTTTATCAAGTGATGATATAAGAAATGAATTATATGGTTGGGAAGACCAAACGCATAATGGCGAAGTTTTTCAAGAAATGAATAAAAGATGTAAAAAGACATTACAAGATGGTAAACACGTTATTTATAATGCTACAAATTTAAATTTAAGAAGAAGAAAAGCTTTAATTTCTGAAATGAAAAAATATTATAATAATGTATTTGCTGTTTTATGTTTAGCAACAATGGGAACATTAGTTGAGAGAAATTTCACAAGACCAGAAAGAAGATTACCTTTTGATAAATTATTTCAAATGTTTAAAACGATAGACATACCAATGAAATATGAAGGATATGATAAAATATTTGTTGGTTATTCAAGTAATTTTGATGAAGATTATAGTGATTTTTTAGGTTGGATGTTGCATATTGGTAAAGATTATGACCAACATAATGAACATCATAATGCGACAGTATTAGAACACTTAGAATTAACGTCTAAAAAAGCGTTTGAGTTAAGTAATGGTGATGAAAATTTAAGTATAGCAGGACGTTTTCACGACATAGGAAAACCATATTCAAGAGAATGGAACGAGGAAAAACAAAAATATACTTATTATAATCATCATACTATTAGTGCTTATTTGTATTTGATATATTGGCAATTTAAACATAATAATCATTATTATTTATTAAATCCACTTGACGACAAAGCAATGGAAATATCAATGTTAATATATCATCATATGGATAAATTTATTGGTAACTTAGAAAAAACAAAAGAACTTCTTGGTGACGACTTATATAAAAAATTAGAAATTTTAATGGAAGCTGATGCTTATAGGGAGGAACAAATAAATGAAGGATAATAAAGATTTGCATCCATTTGCTAACAAAAAACTAGCAAGTGTTGATATTGTTTTAGAAAATTGTGAAGTTTATAATATACCAGCTGATGGTATTTATAAATTAAGCGTTGGAGATATAAATTTCTCTTTTGATGTTCACGTTAATGGACTAAGCAAATATACTAAGCCAGGAGAAATATGGACTCACGCATATACTGATTTTATCTGGTTAGCATTAAATAAAAAAGGTATGAATGCAGAAAGTGGCTGGGCTGATATGTTTGAAGATGAAGAAAATAAGCCATTTTATGAGAGAGTTAAAGCTAACGATATAACACATTTTGATTTTATCTTTGATGATGGAAGTAATTTATATGTCTCAGTTCCTTGGGAAGATGGTCTTTCTGAATTTGATAATAAACTACAAAAGAATGATATTAGAGATGATATTATGTTTATTAAAATAGAAGAAGAACAAGACATCGAAGATGGCGAATTAAAAGAAATTAATGATAATCACGAAGATATGTATCATTGGGATAATGATGAAGATGAAGAAATTGAAATATTAGACGAGGAAATGTGTGAAGATGATGGAAGTTATAATTTTAATTGGATAAGCGTTCCTAATTATGTTCAAGCAGCCTTTTCTAAAATAGATGAACAATTATCAAGAGTAATGTGGAATATTCATCAAAAAGAGTATGATAGTCCATTTAGTAATACAGGAGAAAAATTTAAAAATGATGTTTTTGAAGTAGAGGCTTATAGCTGGGATGACGAATATAATCAAGAATACAATTTTAAGTGGAAAGATTATAAAGTTAGATGGTATAAACATTGTTTGAGAGACCCTCAAGCAAATAGAGAAATGACACCAGATGAATGTGCTAAAATGTTAGATGAATGTTTGGAATCTATTTATAAAATGGATAGAGATAATGATTTATTTGAGCAACTTTGTGATAGTTATAATTGTCATTTCTGTTGTCAATGTGGAGAAGAAGCAACAAAAGAATTAAACAATGGTAAATATGCTTGTGATAATTGCCTAAATAATTTAGGTAAAGAACAACAAGAGCTAAAAGAAGAAATAGAAAATTCTTTATTTGATTTTGGTTTTGATAATTATGAAGACGTAACTAACTGTATAGATACATTTATTGACTTTATAAAATATGCAAAAGCTTGGTCATCAATTGAAAATTTAGACCACTTAGATAAGTCTTTAGAGGCTATAAATCTTAGTATAAAAATGGAAAACGGTCTTTTAGACAAAGAAACAGAAGAAAAAATTAAAGAAATTGCTCAAAATTGGTAAATTTATGTTGACAAATAAATAAAAATATGGTATAATTATATGTATACTAAAATAAGATAGAGGACGGGCGTGGTCAGACAAATAGACTCCTAACGAGTTACTACACGATAAAAGCCGGCTCGAGCGGTGTGTAGAACAAAGAACGCTCTTTCAATAAGTAAGTTCCATCATATAAATCGGGACACAAAAGATGGATTAGAGAATATATTTTGGTAGGACAGAATATTATTATCACTTATTGCTCATTCAATCACCTCTTTACACTTATAGAGGTACCTCTTCTTAGGGAACTGGTGTAATGGCTAGCATAGTGGTCTCCAAAACCATTGATTGGGGTTCGAGTCCCTAGTTCCCTGCCATTTAGTAAAGGAGCGATTTTTGTGGAAATATGGAAAAATTTCTGTGATAACTATTCTATAAGTAATTATGGTAGAATTAAAAACAATAAGACAAATCGTATTTTAAAACTACAAGTTAATCATAAAGGATATTATAAAGTAAATATTAGTATCAATAATAAAATTAAAACAGTTTTCCCTCATAGATTAGTAGCACAATATTTTCTACAAAATCCTAATAATTATAATGTAGTTAACCACAAAGATTGTAATAAGCTAAATAACTTATATTCTAATCTCGAGTGGTGTACTCTTCAATATAATTCTCAACACGCATCTGATAATGGTCTTTTAAATATAGTTAATAAAAAAGGATGTATTCAAAAAGATTTTTCAGGAAATGTCATAAATAAATTTAATTCCTTACAAGATGCTGCAAAATTTCTTAATAAATTAGGAGGAGATTCTCATATAGGGGATTGTTGTAGAGGTTTAAGAAAAAGTGCATATGGTTATTTATGGGAATATAAATAATTATAGCCATTTGGTTCCTTAGTGCAGTGGTCTAACACGTCTGCCTGTCACGCAGAAGAACACGGGTTCAAATCCCGTAGGAACCGCCATTTAAAAGTTGTTTTATACGGAAGATTAGTTTTAAATGTAACTAAAAGTAAATGATTAAATTATTGGTTTTTCATTTTCATCTCCTATTAATTAGTTTTTGGATTCTTTTTAAAATTTAATCATTGAAGTTCAACGTGTAAATATATAGACAGCCTTTGTTGGCTGTTTGAAGAAAAGTAATGTCACCCCTGTTACTTTCCTTCAAAGAGTTAACAAGGGTAAAGAAAGAAAGGTGAAAGATATGGTAAAAATTGAAGAAATAACAAACAAGGTTAATGAAAAATATGGTGTTGTTGAAGTTTTCATCAAAGATGAATATCAAAGAGTGTTTAAAGGTAAAGCTAAATGTGCTTCAGATGATAAATATGATTTTGATTTTGGTGAAAAACTTGCGTATTTAAGAGCCAAAAAGAAAATGCTTAAAGTATATGAAAAAGAACAAAAGAATTTATATAAAGCAAGTAAAGCAAGCTTTGATGATTATGAACAAAGAGTTATCAAAGAACTTAATAACTATACAAAAGCATTGAACAATATTGATGAAAAAGTTAATGAAATGATTAGTCAATAAGGTGAATGGCAGAGAGATACCACCTAAAAGAACATTTATAAAGCATTCTCTCTTTTTTATTCCTCAGTAGCTCAGTTGGTACGAGCGGGTGGCTGTTAACCACTAGGTCGGAGGTTCAAGTCCTTCCTGAGGAGCCATTATATGCCGACTTAGCACAATTGGTAGTGCAATTGATTTGTAATCAATAGGTTGTGGGTTCAAGTCCTACAGTCGGCACCATATATGCGGAAGAGTAATTCAAAGGGGTTTTATAAGGTTGTATTGCGACTTAACTTATAAAATGAGTATGAATGAAGATGAGGCAATACCTTGACTTCCGCTCCATTTGGGGCTGTTTCTGGTTTCGACAGGAATAGTTGAAAAGTCACAATACAAGTCGTTGGTAAACGTAAAATACAAAAACTAAAAATAAATGGAAACATTTTAAAACAATTCTCTAATAAAGTTAAATCTTTATTCACTTTAAATAGTGTGGCTTTCGCCTAGTCGAGAGCAAAAGAGACTTCTATATGAGTATCAGAAGCCATCAGAGAAAGTATAGTCGATTAACGATGCAAAGATGGACTATATTAAAGATTATAAATTGCGTGGTCTTAATATAGAATTACTTGGAACGCAATTCTCTTATTTATGATTGCTAGGAACTGAAATAAGGAATGTTATAGGAACTAGACAAAACTTGTAAGGTAAGAATGAGATTTGTGATTAGTAAAGTATTTTTGGACACGAGTTCGATTCTCGTCAGCTCCACCATCGGGAATTAGTTCAGTTTGGTAGAACGCTAGTTTTGGGAACTAGAGGTCGTAGGTTCAAGTCCTGCATTCCCGACCATTTGATATATTATGGGGCGTTAGCTCAGCTGGGAGAGCGTCACGCTTGCACCGTGAAGGTCAAGGGTTCGAACCCCTTACGCTCCACCATAATAATTTGGGTGTTTAATCCGTTAAAGCAGGCGGGCTGGTCTGTAAAACCGGTGTCATTTGGCTCGAGTGAGTGCAATTCTCTCAACACCCACCATTTAATTATGTTTGGTTGGGTGAGATGGCTTAAACCAACGGTTTGCTAAACCGTCAATCGTTAATTCGATTCACTGGTTCGAATCCAGTACCAAACGCCATTATTTGTGTCCGTATCCAAGCTGGTTGAAGGAGCTGGACTGCAACTCCAGTATGCGTGGGTTCAAATCCCTCCGGGCACTCCAAAAGGATTTGATAAAATGAAAATTGAAAATAGCAAAGAAATTATATTTGAAAAACAAGATAATGGATGTATTCATTGCATTTCTCATTGTAAAGATGATTTTGGTTATACACGTATAAAATATAAAGGTAAACAAGAAAGATTATTTAGAGTATTATATATATTAAAATATGGAGAAATACCAAAAGGTATGGTTATTAGACATAAATGTGATAATCCTTCTTGTTGTAATATTGACCATTTAGAATTAGGAACTGTAAGAGATAATATAAATGATATGATGATAAGAAACCGTTGTATAAAAGCTCAACCTAATTTAAAAGGAGAAAAGAATGGACAACATAAATTAACTTTAAAACAAGTTCAAGAAATTAGAAATAGCCAAGAATCTAATAGAAAATTAGCACAAAAATATAATGTTAGTGCAACTACAATTTTTAATGTTAAATCTTATAAATATTGGAATTAATAATTTGTCTTGCTCGTTTAGCTCAGTTGGTTAGAGCACTTGCCTTACAAGCAAGGGGTCGGAAGTTCGAGTCTTTCAACGAGCACCATTGGAGAGTTGTGATAATTGGTAGTCGGGCGGTCTTGAAAACCGTTGGTCGTGCGAGCGGCTTTAGGGTTCGAGTCCCTAACTCTCCGCCATTTATTTATATGGGTATATAGCTCAACGGTAGAGCGGCTGCCGCAGTAGTGGGGCAGTGAAAAGCAGTGCACGATTGTATCGGTTCGAATCCGATTATACCCATCTTATATGTCCTCTTAGCTCAGTTGGACAGAGCATCGCCCTTCTAAGGCGAGTGTCCTAGGTTCGAATCCTAGAGGGGACACCAGATTTATTTTATAGTTGTGGAGAAAGGAATAAGTATGACAAGAAGTAAAGAAAGTCTCCCGTCCCGTAAGGGATTAGGGAAAATTTTTAGCAGAAAAGTCATTGGTTTATTAATAATTCTTTTAATAAGTTTATTATTTTTAACTGGATTTACCTCAACACATCAAAATCAAAGCGTTTCTGCTGAAGAGCAAGAGAGGTTTGAAAATGCGATTGTAGAGAAATATGTTAAAAAATTAGAAAATGAAGGGTATGAAGAAATTTCTTATGAACTTAATAAAATTATTGAGATGTCACAAGAATATCATATTCAAGTTAATACAACTAGATTACCAGGAGAGAGTTTAGATGATACGATTATCAAAAGATATGATTATTTTGCAATGTATTATCAAGTAAAAATTGATGATAAAGATTATTTATTCAAACACGAAGATGAATGTAATCAATTCATTCAAAATATCAAACAATATGATAATCAAGATTACACGATAAACAAGATAAAGAAGTTAATTAGAAATGAAACTTCACAAGATGAAATAAATGAGATTATAGAGATAAAGAAACAAGCATATGAAAAAGCAAAAGCTGAAGAAGAAGCCAGAAGAAAAGCAAAAGAAGAAGCTGAAAGACAAGCAAGAGAAAGAGCAAGACAACAATCCACAACTACTAGCTCAAGTTCTCAAAATCTTTCATCATTACAATCATATGCACATAATTTAGTAATAAATACATACGGATGGTCAGAATATGATTTTGATTGTCTAGTTAAACTATGGAATAGAGAATCTGGTTGGAATCCTAATGCACATAATTCATCAAGTGGTGCTCACGGTATTCCTCAATCATTACCTGCTTCAAAAATGGCTAGTGAAGGTAGTGATTATTATACCAACGGTGAAACACAAATTCGTTGGGGTCTAAAATATATTGCAGGAAGATACGGTTCTCCAGCAAATGCTTGGGCTCATTCACAACAAACAGGTTGGTATTAATATTATGGAGAGTTTTCTCTCCTTTATACATCGCAGAGTAGTGGCACGGATTACCATATTGGGCTCATAACCCGAAGATAGCAGGTTCGACTCCTGTCTCTGCAACCAAAAAAAATATCTTGACAAATTAAATAAAATTTGATATAATTAAAAAGAAGATAGGACATAGAAAGTTCCTTATTATTAGCGAACTTAAAATTCGCTCCAATGCTATTAGGAGTTTTATATACTTTCCGTCCTAGACTTTTATAAATAAGCATAAGAACTTCCTTAAAAAAAAGATGGTTGTAAATGGTTTACAGTTGGTTCAATTCCAACAAATTTAGTTCTCGCTTATTAATAAGACTATATTGGCAAAAAGAGTTCCTTTTAAAGGGCTGTTAACCCGGTTGTAGTTGGTTCGATTCCAACATTGCACGCCATTTTAGTGCGATTAGCTCATTTGGTAGAGCACCGTAAATACTCTTCGCCAATAAATATGATTTACATAGGCATAAAAAGTTCCTTTAAAAAGAGCAGGAAACTGGCATTCGTAGGTTCGAATCCTACCTCCCCAGCCAATTAATTATATATTGGGGAGTGGTGAAGTGGTTTAACACACCAGTATTTTTATTACTTTTCGCCTATTTAAATATAGAATGATAGAGAGGTAGAGATTATGGAAAAAGAGGTTTTAAGATTATTTAAAAGTTATTTAGGAGAAAAATCAGAAAATTTTTCAAAAGAAGGATTAAAATATGGAATATTAATTCCAGATACTGCTAGTGAAGAAATTATTAAAGAAGCAATAGAACAATATGGTAAAGATGGAGAAAAGTGGAATCAAACTTTTCATAAAGATTTTGAAATTGTTAAAAATGCTCCAATCGAAGATTTAATAATGCAACAATTAATTCATTATATAACCACTTATGGATTTGAAAGTTTAGGCTTTTATGATAGTAATTTAGTTTACTTACCAAAAGAAAAATTAGAAATCCCAGAATTAGTAGTTGAAAATATAGAATTAGTTCCAATTAAGCCTATTACAGGAGAAGAATTACAAGAAAAATTAATGATTTTATTAACAAGTGGTATAGCTTTATCTGAACAATCAGTTAAAGATATAATGGTTTTATCAGATTATATTGATAAAGATAGATTTGATGAAATTGTTAATAGAGAAATTAAAGTTACATTATATGATAAATATAATATAATGCCAAAGAACCCTGATGAATTTTTTAGATATTTAATTTTTAAAACAACTGGCGACACATTAAAAATCAATAACTCTCAATTAATAAATAAAATTAAAAATTCTAATAAAGAAAAGGCTCTTGCAATGCTAGAATCTTATATAACAAAAAATGGTTTAGCTAAATTGTCATCAATTTTCTTAAGAAATAAAAATTTATTTTTAGCATTTAAAGTTAAAAAAGAAGATAATTTACAATTATCTGCAAATATGAATAGAATAATTAATGCTTTAAGAAAATTTGCAATAACATATCATAAACCATTATCTAAAAATATTCTTGATTGTTTAACTGATGAAAATGTAGATGTTGATTTAGAAAAACTTCCAGAATTATTAGATAATATTACTATATTTAGAGAGATTAGAATTGTTAATGGTATTTTATATAGATTAAATGGTTCAAATGCTATTGTTTATAAAATTAGAAATGGTAAATCATTTGTAAAAACATTAGACAATAGAACTGAAGAATATGTTATTAGATTAAATGCTATTTATGAAGTTGTGTATAAACATTTAATAAATAGATTAAAAAATAAAATTAATTCAAAAACTATATATATTCCAGAAAATATTACTTATATGGCTCCAACAAGTGAAAAACAATTTAGTGGTAATATTCCCGATGGTTCATATTTAGAAGTTCCTAGAATAGATAATATGATTTATGGAATACATTGGACTAACTTATCTGATAAGACAACAAAAAAATCTGGTTTCTATGGAGAAGAAGAATATGATGAATATTCAACTGAGAGAGTAGATTTAGATTTAAAACAAATGAATAAATCAGAAGTGTTTGGTTGGGATGCTTCATATAGAAGTAGTACAAGTGATATATTATTTAGTGGCGATATGACTGATGCTCCACTTCCAAATGGTGCTACAGAATTATTCTATGTTAGTCAAAATTATGGTCACGGTGCTTTCTTAATTACATTAAACAACTTTACTCAAAATAGAGCAGATGTTCCATTCGAATTTGTAATTGCTAAAGCTACACATAAACCAGAAAATAGAGTATATTATGCTTTAGACCCAAATAATATATATGAAAAATTAGATATGGTTGTTAAACAAGGAGAATATCAAAAAGTTGTTGGTTTTATTGCAATAGATGATACAATTAAATTCTACTTTAATGACTTTAGTCAAGGTAATGAAAGAACATCAAGACAAAATGATGTAACAATGGGAACATTTGATTACTTACAATCATATAGTAAAGTTCAATTAAAATTAAAAGATTTATTAAAAGATGCTGGTGCTATATTAACTGATAAAGAAACTATCACTAAAACAGTTATAAAAGAAAAAGTTGATGAAGATGGTAATATACTTGAAACAACAACTGAAGAGCAAGAAATACCTGTTGATTATAATTTATCAACATCAGCAATATCAAAAGAAACATTAATAGATTTATTAAGTTAAGGCGAAAAGCCTTTCTTATATGCTCTGGTGGCGGAATAGGTAGACGCAACGGACTTAAAATCCGTTGGGAGCAATCCCGTGAGAGTTCAAGTCTCTCTCAGAGTACCAAATGTCTCAATGGTGAAATTGGTAGACGCACTAGGCTTAGACCCTAGTTTCCATTAGGAAGTGTAGGTTCGACTCCTACTTGAGACACCAATCATAGCTCCATAGTTCAGTTGGCTAGAACAATCGGTTCATACCCGATAGGTCATAGGTTCAAGTCCTATTGGAGCTACCAAAAAAAATAGTTGAAGGGGTAGGTATATGGAGAGACTTAAAGAGTTTGAGACAACTCCAACTTGTATGTTGATTAATATGTTGTCTGATGCCGAACAAAAGAATGAACAAGAAATAGTTAATATTTGTGCTTATGAATTAACTTGTAGAATTTATGTTCCTAATAATCAAATTACATTTACACAAATGTTAAAAGATTTTGGTTATAAAAGTTTGACTTTAGAACAAGAAGAACAAAACGATAATAAAAAGGTCAAATAAGACCTTATATGCCCTGTTGGTGAAGTGGCTAACACATCTGACTTTCTATCAGACATTCAAGGGTTCGAGTCCCTTACAGGGTACCAATATGGATTGATAGCTCAGTCGGTAGAGCACAGGACTGAAAATCCTGGTGTCGGTGGTTCGATTCCACCTCTTTCCACCAGTAGAGGTAGATTATGAAGAATAAAAAGTATTTAGAAAAAGAAATATATGCTGAAAGAAAAGCTAGTGTTCATTGGTATTGCAACCATAAATTTAGACATTGGTTTTATGAACAATTAGCTAAATATTATCAAAGAAAACATTTAAAAGAGTGGCTAAAATAAGAGAGGATGATTAGATGGGGTGGTTTTTGATTGTATTAGTTTTAATTTTATTAATATTGCCTAGTGATAATAATAGATAAATATGTGGGAATAGCTCAATTGGTAGAGTCTCTGCCTTCCAAGCAGATTGTTGCGGGTTCAAGCCCCGTTTCCCACTCCAAATTGAATTATATAGGTTTTAACTTTGATGCAGAAACGTAGGAGCAACTGCTGATAGCTCAATGACACTAACGAGACTAATAGAATAAGTTATGCAAAACGTAGTGTGTGTATAGAATGTTAGGTCGACCCTTTACTATACAAGCGTTATCCTATTTTTTATATATAGAGGTATAACTCAGTTGGTTAGAGTGCTTGTCTGATACACAAGTTGTCGGTGGTTCGAGTCCACTTACCTCTACCATAGGGGATTGGTGTAACGGTTAACGCATTCGGCTTATATCCGAAGAAGTGGGAGTTCAAATCTCTCATCCCCTACCAATAAAGTTAAGGAGGGAATTATGAATAAAGTTTGCACACGTTGTCAAAAATTAAAAAATATAGACGAATTCCCTAATAACGGAAAAAGAAAACATTCTTGGTGTAAAGAATGTCACAGAGAAAATGTGGCAAAAATTTATATTGAAAATAGAGATTGGGTGAATTCATTTAAAAATAAATGTTCAAGATGTGGATATGATAAAAATAAGGCGGCTCTTGAATTCCATCATCCAAATGATGATAAGGAATTTGGAATAAATCAATTAGCAAGAAGAGCTATTAAAAATAAAGAAAAGATTTTAAAAGAAATCAAAAAATGTAAAGTTTTATGTGCTAATTGTCATAGAGAGGAACATAATCCACAATTAAATAAAAAGGATTAAGTTTATTGCCAGGTAGTCAAGCGGTAAGACACTAGACTTTGACTCTAGGATGCACTGGTTCGAATCCAGTCCTGGCAGCCATCAAAAGAATAAAACATAAGAAAGGGGTTTTGGTTATGGGTAAGAGAAAAGGTAGCTCTGGTTCAGGTGAAGGACATTATATCATTACTCAAGCTAATTTAGATAACAAAGGTAAAACTAATAAAAAATTAAAAAGAAATCCTATGGCATCTAAATATTTAACAGCTAAAGGTAAAGAGATAAAAGAAGCAGCTGAAGCATATGCAAAAGAGCACTTTAAAAAAGGTCGTAAATATAGAAATAAAGAGGTATGAAATTATGAGAACTGTTTTTGTTGATTTAGACAATACTCTTGCAGCCAATAACACCTGTGACAATGTAGAATATACAAAAGGCTTATATCTTGATAAAAAGCCTATTAAAATAGTGATAAACGCTATAAATCATTTATATAAAGATGACAATATCATTATTATGAGTAGATATGTAGGAGAAGATGAAGGTAGACAAGAGAAAATCGAATGGATGAGAAAATATCTTCCAGATAAAATGATAATTAATTCTCCATTCTTAATTAAGTCTAACGACAAATCAAAAAAAGTTGATTATATTTTGGGTTATGCTTTTATGAATAATATTTCTCCATCAAATATAATTATTATAGATGATAAAAAAGACATATTACAAGATTGCAAAGCTCATAATATTACTTCTTTATATCCTCAACAAGTTATAGTAGAATATGAGGAGGTTTTAGAGAATGATAAAGTTAAATAGATATTTAAGAGATTTAGGAATAGATGAGAAGAACTTTTACTTCAGACACGATGATGAGAGATATATACCAGATGAAGATACTGGTATACCTAATTCTCATACTTGGGAAATGAGTGGAGTTTTATCAATGATTATATATACTTATTTAATGCAATTTAAAGAAACAAGTAGATGTAGTTATCCAGCATTTTTAACTGAAGAAAAGTGGGAAGAAATATTAGATACAATGATTAAAGGATTTGCGTCTATAATTAAAGATGAAGAATCAAAAAATGCAAGAAAAAGACAAAGAAGAGCATTAGATTTATTTAGAAAATATTTCTTTTGCCTTGGCTGGTAAGTATAAGGAGGAATGAAAATGTATTATGTAAAAATGATAGATAAGAGAGACGATTCTCAAATATCATCAAGAAATTTTAAAAACAATGAAGAAAAGGCACAAAAGTATTTTAATTTATTAAAACAAGATGCTTTAATGCACAAAAATGATTATTACGATATTGACGAAGAAATTAAGTATTCTGATATTAAGTACGAATTATTAAAAGATGAAGAAGTAATTGAATATTTCACTATCAGATAGTTGACTTATTAATTAAAATGTGTTATATTTAATTTGCAGTCGGAATTGATAAGCAGTATCAAATCTCTTCCTGATTGCAAAATCCTTTTGAAAACAAAAGGAATCTATCTTGAGCCTTATGGCTCTCTTTTATTTTTTTAAAAAAAATAGTATAAAATTGCAAAAAAGTGTTGACAATATTAATAAGTTATGATATTATTATAACTAAGTCGCTTCTATAAATTAGTTGCAACGTAGGGGTGACATTTATTTGTTCCGACTATAAGTATTGTCGTGGCTTATAGTCTTTTTTTTTGAAATAAGAAAGAGCCGTATTATTTACGACTCTTTTTTAATAAATATTTCAGGTATTGGTTTTCCATATTTTCTTTTAAAAGTAAATACTCTGTCTGGTGTTATTCGTGTTGATTTACCTTTTTCTATAAGATTATCTAAAACAACTTTATTTCTATGTTCTTTATTATAATTAGACATAGTTTTTTGATATTCATAATTAGACAATCTTGTATTTCTATATAGCTTAAATTTATCTCTATATTCTTGTTGAGACATATTATGTTTAAATCTTATATGATTTCCTAATTTACGATGTGCCTGACCACAAATGTGACATATAGGGTCTCCATTAGGAGCATATGTTATTTTTCCTACTTCTGGTATATCATATACTCCTTCTGGATGATTTCTTAAGTAACCATAACAAGTATTACAATATTTGCCTGTGGTTTTATTATCTCCGCCACACATTTGACAAACTTTTTTATCTTTCATATAATTCCTCAGTTGTATGGTCTTTATGATAAATATTTATTCTAATCCAACCATTACCTTGAAATACAGATGTTTTTAAATATTCATTGGTTATTTCCACAATAATTTGCTCGTTATTTTCATTTGTTGATGTATATAAACCTACTTCAGTTTTTCCATCATAGAATTCATTTAGTAATTCTCTAAAATCTCTTCTTTTAATTTCTCCAGTTGTTTCACCAATTCTTACTTCAATAACTTTACCGTTGCACTCATCGCAACAACGACCTGTATTACTTAATGGAAAAGGATTATTTCCATATCCTGTGAATTTACATCCACAAATACAACAAGTTTGTTTTTCTTCCATAATTTCACCTCTCTTAAATATATTGTATCATATCCACCGTACTATGTCAATGATAAAACGTAAAAAAAAGAGACTTACTCTCATACCTTTATTCTGGTATGATTTCAGTCTCTTTAATTGCTTTAATTAATTCATTTTTGTGTAATTTATAATATCCTTTAACTTTTAATTTTCTTGCAACTTTATATAACTCAACTATAGGCATATCTTCATAATTAATTTCTGTTTTCTTAATCTTTGATTTCTTATTTTCTTTTTTTGTTTCGTTATTATTTTTTATTTCTACTTTTTCAGCAGTAATAACGGCATCTGATATTTTTTGACAAAACTCATTTATAGATTTATCAAGTTGTTTACGTTGTTTTCTTGATTTAAAATCAGAAATTATAGTATTAATAGCCATATAAGCCATAAATAATGTTGCAAGAAGAAAGAATATTAATTCCACAATTATAACAGCAGTCTTCATATTTCTCCTCCTTTATTTAAGATTATATAATATGAAAACGCTGATTGTCAATACATATTTTAATTTTCTTCTGAATCTGGTTGAGTTTCTATTTCAACATCTTCAATAGACTTAACCCACTCTAATGTTCTAATAGCAACAGCAGCTTCTTCGCTAACTCTATCAAAAGATTCTACATCTCCTTTAATAGCGTCTAACATTAATTCTCCACTAATTGGTTCATTAACATTTCTTAAAAACTCGTTTGCTTTATCTACTAATTCTTTTCTATCTTCTTCTTTATAAAAAGCTAGTACATCAGCCAACACTTGAACTGCTAAATTATTATAATTTTTATAATAACCTTTCCATTGTTCAATTTCCTTTTCTAATTCTTCTTTTTTTACATTCATATTTGTTCCTCCTTGTTTTCTTTTATTTACCTGTAGAACCTAAACCTCCAGTTCTATCTTGGTCTGCATTGTCGTCATCTGTTACTAAAAACTTAGTAAATATACCTTGAGCTATTTTATCTCCTATAAAGATATGATAATCTTCATCAGTTGGATTATAGAATTTAATCCACATATGACCTTCATTATCTGGATTATTATAGTAATCACTATCAATAACTCCTGTCGTATTAGAAAGCCTTATATTTGTTTTAAATCCAATTGAGCTTCTAGGATATATCATTAATACCTCATCTGGTTGCATATATGCTTTAACGCCTGTTGGTATTTTTGCTGTTCCGTGTGCTGGTATTATTTCATTTATAGGACTAAAGAAATCATATCCCGCACTATTTTTAGAACCTCTTTTTGGTAACTGATGTTTAGGATAATCTACTTGGTGCATTTCTAAGATATTATTAAAATCATTATCCCATTGTTTTTGACTAATTTGCTCAAAACCTCTTTGCATTATTTTCCTCCTTCTTTACTAACTTTTTAACTAAGCCTTTTTCCACAGCTTCTGTATATGGCATAGGAGTAAGAGAATAAGTATTCCCTTCTCCATCCCACATATAATATTTATTTTCAAAAGGCTTATATTGTATACCAATTAGTTGGGGATTTTCTTGAATCGAAGTTGCTTTTATCAAGTCATCTCCTCCTAAATAGTAATTTCTTTCACGAATAAATTGTTCTAATTCCCAAGGGTACATATCGCCATCTTCTTTCTATTCTACTGTACTCCTTGTTTTCCTTTTATTCTATCTTTTCTTTCTTAATACCTTTTTATCTCCAAACTCTTCTAATTGAGGAGTTATACTATGAATATTCCCTTTATTATCAAAATCTACATCAACCCACCAAACAGATTTGTCATTAGCAAGTCCTTTACTTCTGCAATAAGGAGTCTGGTCTTCTAAACAACTTGTTTGAAAACAATGTGTTTTGTCTTGTTTCATATAGAAACTTTGATGTATATGACCTGTTTGTAATATATCAGGTCTTTCTTCCATTGGAATACTATCAAGGTATTTTTGTAATTTATATGATTTAGCATAAGCAGAACCACCAGAGCCGTGGAATAAACGTATTTTAAGTTTACCGATTTTTAAATCTGCAACATCTGCTCCTAGATATTCAATATCATCTCTTTGTTGTGCTATTGCTTTAACTATTTCACTACCAGCTGACTTATACCACCAATCATCGTGATTGCCTTGTATAACATAGGTTTTACCACTAAAAGTAGGATATTTATCTACGCAATATTGAACTTGTCCTTCATATGAAGGTTCTCTTAATTCATATACTTGTTCTGCTCTGTTGCTTCTTCCATCTGTAAAATCTCCAGAGTGTAAAATATGTTTAACTCCTTTTTGTTCGGCTTTATCATATAAATATCTTAATATATCTAATCTATCATATTTACTTGCAAGATGAGTATCACTTATTAATAATAATTTAAGATGTTCTAAATTATAAGGAAGTTCATACACATCTTGATTTTTTGGTGGAGTTTTTCTTAATAATATTTCTCCATTCACAAAATCTATATTATATCCTTGCTCAGACATTAAAGTGACAAGTCCAGCAACTTCATAATCTTTTAATTGTAATTCTTCACATATTTTTAAGAATGATTTTTTCTTTTTTACTAATTCATAAATTTTGTCACATAATTCTTTGTATTTTCCGTCTTGATACATATAATTACCTCCCACTCATATAATTATAAATATCCTTTTTTACAAATCTATTCTATTATGAATATACTCTCTTTTTATCAATACTCTTCCTTTTTTATCCCTATCAAATTGGTGTTCTTTTTCAAAATATAATAATACATCTCGAATCTTCTTTAAGTTTTCGATGTCTAAATGTCCGTTTGTATTCTCTTCAATCATTTGATAAGTTATTCTCAAAAATAATTCCTCATCTATTCTTTGAATTAGATGCAAATAATCGTGTGAAGTTGATTGTTTTAGAATTGCACCATTCCATTTTACATAACCATCTCCGATTCCCATTCTTTCAGAATCTTTTTTAGGAACTATTAGATGATGAAAACTTAATTCATTTACATTATTAAAAGTATATCCCATAAAGTCATAACCTAATTTTTTAAGTTTATAATCTCTAATCATTTCTTCTTTGACGGTTTTCATTAATAAGACCCCCTTATATTAAGTATAATTCAGTCTCCTTGTTTTCTATTTATTCCTAAACAATAATGCAGTATATAAGAGCATTGCACCAAACCATTGTAACGAAACAGCCCATTCCTGTTTATTAGTTACTAGATTTAATATTAAACTTCCTAATGCTCCCGTGACCATTAAAGCAGGGAATACATACTTTAAAATTCCAACTATATTATTCATAGAGTATCGTCTCCTTATGTTTTAAACTTTTCTGAACGTCGATAACTCTTTGATTAGATGAGCCTTTCCATTTTAAAGTTATATCACGCAATTCTAATTTAAATTGACCATCTATTAATATGTCAATATATTTAATTAAATCGTAATATTCTTCGCTTTTTGACTCAAAATCACCTCCAGTGTAGAGCCATATTTGCTTATCAGGATATAATTCTTTAATCCTTTTACAAAGCTGTTCGAGTGGTTTGATGTTTCGTTCTATTAAAGGTTCTCCTCCTAATATAGTTAATCTTCGCATTTGTGTAGGCTCCAATAATTTAATTATATAATCTTCGTTATCTTTTGTCCAGTCTTTTCCTTTATTAAAATCCCAAGTTTCAGGATTGAAGCATCCAGGGCAGTGATAAGGGCATCCTTGAGTATACAAAGACACCCCGAATCCTATCCCATTTATAGCTTCACACTTATCTATATAATTATATTTCATTCTTTTTATTCCAGTCTTTCATTTTATTACTATGTTTATATCTATCTTCAACTTCTTTTTGTTTTCCCCAGTTGAATGCAGTTTTATAATCTCCTGTTAAATAGCCTGTAACACGTCTTAATTGTTGAATATGTTTACTGTGACACATAGGACATTCATCATTAAATTCATCTGTATAACCACAATCTAAACAAGTATCTGATGGGACATTAATAGCGAAATATGGAATATCTTTATCCATTGCATAATTAACTAATTCTTCTAATGCTTCAAGATTATTTTGAGCTCCACTATCTAGTTCTACATATGTAATACATCCAGCGTTACTATATCCAGTTAATTGACTTTCAATATCTATTTTTTCAAATGGAGACATTTTTTTCCAAACTGGAACGTGAATAGAGTTAGTGAAATATTCTTTATCTGAAACATTTTCAATTACTCCATATTGTGCTTTAAATTTTTTCATTGAAGTATAGCATAAATTTTCTGCAGGTGTATAATAAACTCCAATATTTAATTTATATTTTTTCTTAAATTCAGCACATCTGTCTTTAAATAATTGTTCTATACGTTTAGCTAATTGCATTCCTTCTTCTGTTGTATGGTCTGTTCCTATTAATATTTGTAATGTTTCTGCTAAACCTATTTGTCCTAATGCTAGAGTTCCGTGTTTCATTGCACTTTCTACATTTTTGCCATCATAACCTAACATTAATCCATTCTCATACATAAACTTAGCAGATTCTGGAGTTTGACTACAAATATAATTATATCTTTCAATAAGCATATCTTTTGCTTCTCCTATTTTTTTGTCAAGTAATTTCATAAATTTCTCAACATCTCTATCTGCTTCCATAGCTAAAGTTGGCATTATAATTGTTACAGGACAAATATTTCCTCTTCCATCTTTAGTTTGAGGATTTGTTCCTTCATCAGCATTAATATCTAAACCATTGTAAGTTCTGCATCCCATTGTTGATACAAATGTTTTAGGGTCATTTTTATCATATCCAGCATTAACAGACCAGTCTACATTTACATAATTAGGATATAATCTTTTTGAAGTTGATTTTAATGCTAATTTAAACAAATCATAATTTGGGTCTCCAGGTTTTCTATTAATTCCATTCATACATTGAAATATACCACAAGGGAATATAGGAGTTTTTCTAATTTTACCTACACCTTCAATAGAGCCCTCTAATAAGGCTTTTATAACCATTCTTCCTTCTGGTAAAGTACAAGTACCATAGTTTATACTTGTAAATGGTAATTGATTGCCAGAACGGCTTTGAAGCGTATTTAAATTATGATACATACCTTGAACGGCTTGCATTAATTCTTTTTCTGTTTTATTAAGTGCATATTTATAAACTTTTGGAAATTGTTTATAAAAGTCTGCGTCAATAGGTAATTCATCTGATTCTTGTCTTAAATCACTCTCTTCGATATATTCCATACCTTCATTAAAATGTTTTCTAAATGAAATTCTTACATAAGGAACCATAGTCCAATCTAAATGACTAGCACTTACTCCTCCAAATTGTTGAAGTGATTGTAATTGGAATAATACAGCAACTAATTGAAATGCAGTATTAATTGAACGAGCGGGTCTAACATCTGTTTGTCTAGTATTAAAACCTTCTTTTAATAATTTATCAAAAGGTATTGTCAAACAGTTGTGCATTCCTACTGCATAACTATCTAAATCGTGTATATATATTTCATTATTTAAATGATTTTCTCTTGACATATCAGATACAATATAATCAAGAGCAATCTTTTTCATTAATGAATTTCTTGCTTCTCCCATTCTTCCACCAAACGAATGTTCGTCAACATTAGCATTTTGATTTTGAACGTTAGAAGCTGCAAGTTTTTCAGAAACGTCTCTCATAAATTGAGAGTTTCTTTCTCTTTCTTTTGTTCTTTCATATCTGTAAGTTATAAAATTTCTAGCAATATTTTTATAATTACTTGCCATTAATTTTTCTTCAACTATATCTTGTATTTCTTCTACAGATAAGTCTTTTTCAATATTACTTACATAATTAGCAATTTCTCTTGCTTTGAGGTGAGCTTTTTCTGAAATCTCATTCTCCACATCTTCAAATGATAACTCTACAGCTCTTACAATTTTTTCTTTGTCAAATAATTCTTTTCTTCCATCTCTTTTAATAACTTTTTTCATTTTAAACTCCCCTCTCATAATATTTTTTTAATCTAGTAGTTCATCTTCAACTACTAATACATTTATCTTATTAGATAAGATTGACGTAGAGTCCAATGCTATTACTCTTCCATCTTTCCTTTCTAATATTGAAAAATCTTCCTTATTATCTTTTTTTAAACCATACATATTACGTAAATGGTCTGTTCCAAAATGACCTATGACAACAGTTTTATCAGTGTTCTTTATGCTTTTACCAAAGAATGAACCATCATCCCAAGTTAAAGCTTTCCAGTCAGTATAATTATATCTATAACAATGAGGATTATGCCAATCTTCTGCATATGTATCTATAGCCCCGTGAGTAAAAATATAATTTTTTGTTTCAAAATAATAAGGTTGATTTTCTAACCAATTTAATAATTCAGGATATTCTTCATTTATGTCTTTTGTAACAATATTTAACCACATAGCAAAATCAGCATTTGTTGGCTGTTGGTCTGGATAATGAACTGCCTCCATTTGCCACCAGCTTTCAAAAGGTGCTGTTCTATGCCAAAAATCTGCAAAAGTTTCTCTTTCACCATTTCTATAATAATTAAAAGGGTCTAATGTTTTACCACTTAAATAATCTATAAACATTAGGTCGTGATTACCCATAATTGTTATTGCCCTTTTATTATCAGTTAATTTTTTTAAATATTCATATACTTCTAAAGAATATTCTCCTCTATCAAAATGGTCTCCTAATACAACTAGCAAATGAGAATCATTATTTTCATCAAAACCAGCTTCTTCTAAAGCGTTTATTAAAGCGGGATAATTACCGTGAATATCAGATACGGCAAATATTTTCTTTTTCATTAATAATCCTCCTTAATTTGACTAACAATATTATATTTAACCATTTTATTAACGATTAATTTTAATTTGTTATAAGTCTTTGAATCAAATTCAAAATCTTTATATTTTTCTAAAACTTGCTCTTTAATTTGGCGTGTATCTTCATCATACTCAACAGCCATTCTACGAGCCATTTCTAAACTATATTTACTTTTTTTAACATTTATTAAAAAATCTCTGAATCTCTCTTGTTCAGATATATCTAGTGCTTCTCCAAAAGGTATATCATTAAGAAAAACTTCAATAATCAATCTATTTAATCTTATAATATGGTGAAGTTGTTTACTGTCATATCCATATTTTTCTATTTTATCTATTAAACTTGGATAAGGATGTTCCATTGCAATTACTTTTTCTTTACTCATACCACTCATACATTTTGCTAATTGAGGATAATTCATTTTAACAATATCGTTTCCCATTTCCAATATTTGCTTTAAATAATCTTCAAATTTACTATTTAATATGCAATATTTTGTGAATAATATTTCTAAATATGCAGGGTTAGATTTTGTCCACATATCCATCATAACACGAATATCTTTAACATCTATTTGTTCACCCTCGAAATCATATTTAGTTGAAATCATTTTATTTCCATTTACTAAATCATCTAATGTTGGTAATACAATAGCTTTAGTATCAACATCGCTTTTATATTCATCATCATATACATATAATCCATAATTCATTGAGCCTTGAGCAAAAACAGCCACAATATTATATCCTAAAGATTCTAAATATTCATAATGTTTCTTGACTCTTTCATATATATATTCATCTTGATTAATCATATAAAATAAATCCTCTCACCATAATTCCTACTAAGTCATCACGGTCTTCATACATCATACCAACATCTAAATCGAATGCTCCTCCAAATGTACTTGCATATTCTTTCAAATCTTCACTTTTTATCGAAACATCATAAACTTTTAAAAAATCATTTATATCATCTATAGAATCTTTTAACTCTTTATATTCTCCCATATAATATAAGTTATTCCATTCATCTTACATAATTACTAAATACCTTTTTTTCATTTTTTCACCTCTTTTTATATTTTATATAACACTTACCGCAAACACCTTCATATTGTATATCTGATTCTCCATCTATTAATATTTGATTTCCCTCAAAAATAGCTAAACCATTTAAGGTTCTCAAGTTTTGAGTTGCCTTTTGACCACATTTACAAATAGTCTTTAATTCCTTAATATCGTCTGCAATTTCAAGTAATCTCGTAGAACCAGGAAATCCTTTCATTTGAAAATCACATCTTAATCCATAACATAACACAGGAACATCATATTCTTTGGTAATATAATATAATTCATCAACTTGCTTAGGAGTTAGAAATTGAGCCTCATCAACAATAATAGCATTAGGTTTTTCTGGTTTCATACGTTCCATTATCGTTTCGTCTTTATCTAAAAGAATATCTACTTCTCTTTCTACTCCTAATCTACTGACGACTTTGTTTAAACCCTTAGTGTCAGTCTTTGGTTTAATTAATACAACATTCATTCCTTTTTCTTCATAATTATGTGCTACTTGTAATAAAGCTGTCGTTTTACCACTATTCATAGCTCCATAATGGAAATATAATTTACTCATTTACTTCATCCCTTACATATCTTAATAAAGTAGCAAAATAAAATTCATATAAATTATTTATATAAGATTTTATAAAATTAGCATAATAATCTTCATCTTGTTCCCATATTTTACAATTATATGCCTTAAATAAAATATCTTTATATTTAAAATCTTTTACTTTAGCAGCAAAATCTTTCTTATTTAATTCTTTCCATTTTTCAACTTCGCTAATATTATTTTTCATATTTTGAATTAAATTAGATAAACCTCTTCTAATAATATTAAACTCTTCTGTATATTCTGGAAAATGCCCTAATATATCATCGTCTTGTTCATCTAAAATAAGTCTTAATATCTTCTTATCCGTGAATATGCCGTCTCCTTTAATAAAGAATAAATTTGCATAAGTTGCCGATTTTAATTTTATTCTATTAAAATGTTTATCGCATAATACAAATCCCTCAAAATTTTCACTTTCTTCTGTTAAATTATCAACTGCATTTTGAACTTCTTTTATATTATTGCACATAAACGTTTTAGGAGTTTTAATCTTATCTCCAAATAATAGATACGCTATTACTGGTAAATTTTCTCTTTGAAATTCTTCTAATGTTATATTATTTCTAATTGCTAATAAATATAATTTAACTTCATTATATGGAACTATAATTTTCGTATATGGACTTACTAATTCAAACATATAAGTACAGTTTTTATCTAAAACATCAAAACTTAAGTCTCCCCACGCCATATCAAATAGTTCTCTATAATTATGAAATCCACCAACATTTGGAGCATCTTCTGCATCTATATTTCCAGATGTAGACACGTGCCAACCTGTATCTTTATCATACCAAACTCCAATCAAAGAACCATCTATTTTTTCACTTGCTTCACAAGGAAATTCTAATTTAGCAGCCTCTTCTTGTCCATAATTAAAGAATTTAGTAAATCTCATTGATGAAACTTTATATTGTTGAATAGGTGGATTACTTGTTAAACTAAACAAATCTGGTTTAATAATTAATCCTCTACACTCTTGAACTATCTCATTTGTCATATCACTTTCTAAATGATTATATTTTAATAAGACAAAAGGAAATTTCTTCTTTATAATCAAATTATAAGGAGGAGAAGATAAAATATCTTCCCAATCCCTATTTTGATTTATTAGTTTTAGAACTTTTAGTTCCTTTCTTTTTATTTGTTCCGACATCTTTTTTATTCTCCTTATTTTCTTGTTTCTTTATAGCAGCTTTTAGTCTCTTTATAAATTCTGCTTTTTTCTTTTCTTTTTCTTCTGTAGATTTATTATCTACATCTAAATAATCAATTTTCATTTATTTGTTCCTCCTCTATAGTCGTTTCGTGATAGCCATTCATCCACCACTCTTTATCTGTTGTTCTTTGCCAACCTCCATCAACATAATTTAATTTATTCTTTTCCTCAAATTTTATGGCACGAATTATCATACCTTTTTTAAGAGGATTATTTTTAAACAATGTTTTATTAACTTTGCAAAGAACTGTTTTACCATTATTAAGACAATACAATGTTATTTTAGGTGTGTATCTAGTATCAATATCTAAAACATAACATACCTTTTTATCTACATTATATGTCATATTAATGTATCCTAGAGCATCCATTTCGAATTCAACTTGTTCTTTTATTCCAAATGATTCGTCTGGTGTGTCGTACTCTATTAATTTCAGTATATCACAGATATTTTCAAATTTAAACTGTTTTTCTGTTTTTGTTACATCTTCTCTATCTAAATATTTTTCAGGTATATTTAATTCTTGTGCTTTTTCTTTAGATAAAACTTTTCTTCCATATAATTCTTTAAAGTAATTATAAACAGTTAATAGTTTTTTATTATTACCAAACTCTTGAAAGTATTGAGATTTTATTAATATTTCAAGTTGTCGTGAGTTAATATATGCTCTTCCATTTTCATCTTTTGAGTCGGTAATATCAGCCAATAGGTCTATAAATGTATCGTATTGCTTTTCTCTTAAACTATATAAGAATAAAGAACATTCTTTATTAATAAACTTAATTGCTTGAGTTCCTTTATATATTTGATTATTTTCTTTGTTCATAAAATATTCATCTATTGAATATCTAAAACGAGGTTTTTCTAACGTAATACCATAAGCCTTTAATTCACTTGTTAATTTACCTGTTCTTGTCGCATCATCACGGTAATAATTTAAAGCCACAGTATAATATTCTAAAGGATAATGTGATTTTAAGTATGCACCATATAAACTATCATAAGCATAAGATAATGAGTGAGAAGCGTTAAAAGAATATTTAGCTGCATCTTCTACAACTTTCCAAGTTTCTTCAAAGCCTTTTTCTTCCCCTACTTGTTTTAGCCATCCATCTAATAGCTGTTCTTTAAGTGCTTTTAATTCTGGTTCTTTAAATTTCTTTTTTGCAATCTTTTTAATAACATCATAAGATTGAGGTTCAGAAATTCCTAGCCATATTAAATATTTCATTATAGACTCTTGATAAATTAATCTATGTTCACTATCTTCAAGAATATTATCTAATGCTTTAACACCTGTTGTATAAGGCTTTCTTTCAATAAAATCATCTAATAAACTAGCACAACCAGGTCTAATAATAGCAACAAATGATGACATTTCTGCTAATGATTTAGGTTTATATCTCATAACTAATCCAGTAGCATAATCAGAGTCTGCTTGATTAATAGTACAAGTTAATCCTTTTTTATAAACTTCAAAAGTTTTATCATCTAATAAATCATCAAGTTCATTTATATTTGGAATAGGAATATTGGCTAATTTACATACGTCTCTAATAATAGCCCAAACCTTTACAGTTAAATAGTCGTTTTTTAAATATTTATATTTATCACAATTATATCCATCTAACATACAACATATTTTACCATTTGGTGTCTTTATCATTCCTATTTCACTACGAACATCTTTGTCGTATAAAACCATTGAGCAAGGAGATTCAGAAACTCCTTCAACAACACCAATAAACGGTTTGCTTGCTTCAATAACTTTAGACCATATAGGGTCTTCTCTATATTTATCTAAATCTTTTGCAACATCATTATATTCTCCTATTTCCATACTAATAGCCTTGCAATATAATCTAAATCCTGAAGCTTCTTGTAATGGTTTCCAACTTATCATCCACCCACAATTATTTTCTCCAAGTAAATCTTTACTTGCTTGAATAAAAGGCTCCGCATCAGCAGTATTTAAATCTATATCTGGTAATGAACGAGCACCTAAAATTCTTTCAATAGACATAAATCTTGTAGGGAATAAAGTTATAGGAGATTCTAATCTATCTATATTAGTTAAATGTAATAGTCGTGTTACATAGAAAGATGGAGCACTTCCTCTTCCTGTATTAGTTAAAACTCCTCCATATTTTTCTTTTGCTATTTTAGCAATATTATAATCAATTAAGAAATAATTTGCCATATTAGTTTTTTCGATAATATCAACTTCATATCTTATAGCATCTAAGTATTCTTTATATCTTTCTTTTGGAATTCTATTTTTATCTTCTTGCCAAGATTCATTGATAATTTGTTTTAAATCTTCTATAGGATTATCAGACACAGATGGCAATTTAATATTATCGTTGACATAATCACTACAATCAACGTTTTCAAAAACTAAAGTGCTATCCAAAGCTTCTTTAATTTGATTTTTATTTAAGATACCTTGTATCTCATATCTTTTAATAATTTCATCATATTCAGGATAATCTAATATAAAATTAGTTTCTTCTTCATATATAATACCTTTAGCATTTAAAAATAAATCTCTATCAGCTGGTTTTAATTCATATTCTTTGTTATTAATAACCACTTTGTCGTATTCTTTTTTTTCTGTCGGATAAATATAGTGGCTATCATTTGCGTGTATAATTCTAATACCATACTTTTGAGACAATCTTAAAACAGTTGTATTAACTTCTTTCTGTATATTTTCATTATGGTCTTGAACTTCTAAAAATAAATTATCTCCAAAATGTTCTTTCATTTCTTTTATAAGTTCTTCGTTATTCCATAGCCCAGCAACGCACGCTGTTGTTATAACTACATTATGCGGATTTAAACTAAATAATAATTCGTGGTCTATACGTGGTTTATAATACATACCAGTAGTAAAAGATTCTGAGATAATTCTATTTAAATCTCTAATTCCATCGTGGTTTAAGGCTACTATAATTATATGTCGATTACTACGGTCTTTTTCATATCTATCGTTAACATAATATAATTCTGCACCAACAATCATTTTTAAATTATATTGATGTGCTAATGTTGTAGATACAAATATATCTCCCTGAGTTCCGTGACAAGTAGTGAAAAAGGCATCGTGTCCTAATTCAACAGCTCTTTTGCAATAATCTTCTGGACTTGTAGTAACGTCCATTGATACTGGATTACCATAAAAACTATGGCAATGATAATTATAGTATTTCATCCTATCACCCTTCTCTATCATATATAAAGATAATATCATAAAATACGAAAAAAGTCAAGATAAATTCTTGGCTTTATTTTCTTTTCTTATTACGTTTTTCTCTTTCTTCTTCGAATAAAATCGTATTAGCTTTAAATCTCTCTAACATTGCTTCAAAATCGTTTTGTTTTTCCTCTGCTGATTTTACTTGAGCAATATTATTAGATTGTTCAGCTTGTTGTTCTTTTCTTTTTGCTTTACATTCTTTACATCTTACTGGTGGTTTTAAACCTTTTTCTTCATAGAAATTTTGTTCTCCTACAGTAAATGTAAATTCTTTTCCACAGTTTCTACAAACTATGATTTCATCCCTTTTTTCTTGCATAAATTTTATTTATTTTCTCCTTCTTTGTTCTTCTTGTTAGCTTCTTTTTCAGCTTTTTCTTGTTCCTCTTGTAGTTTTCTATTATGTTCATTAATTTGAATTTGAGAAACTTGTACTATTTTTTGAGCTAGACCTTCAACATCTTTTTTATAATAATCTAACCCTGTTAATATTTTATTAACTTCTTCAACACCTAAACTTAAAGTTAAAATTGGTTCTTGATTCATCTCTTATTCCTCCTTATTTAATTTGTAGATTTTTATTTTCTACTAATTCAACTCCAGGAATTTCTTCTCCTTGTTTTAAAGCGTCTCCTAGTTCTTTTTTCGCAATTTCTGGTTCTTTATATTTAAAGTATTTTTGTTTGTTCTCATCACTAGAATTTATCCACTCTTTTAATTTATCTTCATCAAATATATTTGTAGCCTTACTTTTTCTATAAGATAATTTCTTATCTCCAACTTCTAAACCTTTTTCATCTTTTCCATTTGCTTTCATTAAAGCATCTATATAAGATTTAATATTATCGGCTTTCTTCTCAAAGCTTTTAGCTCTATCTGCAATATCCTTACTTCTAATTTTTAAAGCATCTGCTTTTGAAGAATACATTTGATAAATTCCTGCAAGTGATTCTAATTTATTATCTAGTGCTTCATTCAAAGCATCTAAATCATCTGTAGTGAAGAAGACTTCTCCTGTTTCTTCATCAAAAGTAAATCCGTTTTCTACTATTTCTGCAATTTGTTGAGATATTCCCCAACCACTTAATTCATTTAAATCCATTATGCTTTAACCTCCTTTGGTTTTTTATATGTTCCTTTTTCAGCACTATTCCAAAAAACATTTGGATAATACTTTCTATTAAATTCATATAATTTTGATTCTAATTGATTTATTTTCCAAGAAATTCCTTCTTCTTTTGCTTTTTCAAGTGAATCCATAATGGATTTCCTTTTCAATAATCTCTTTTCAACTCTGTTATTTTCAAACATAATTTAAACTCTCCTTTTATTCATAAGTTTCATTTTCTATTAAAAATGTAGCTTTAGTATCAGCAATATGTAATAAAACAGTTAATTTGCTCTTACCAAATATTTCACTTACATTAGCTATATTATCATCAGCTGAATATCCCATATGGTGTAATATAGCCATATATTCTTCATCAGTTATGTCTATATATTTATTAACGATTCTTGCTGATTTATATCCGTGTCCAACTAAAATACCTTGATTTTCAATAGCATAATAAGGAACTTTCGTCCAGTTACCATATTCATCTTTAACATTTCTAGTTGTTAATTTATAAAAATCAGCTTTACATACATCGTGGAATAAACCTACAATAGCAAGACTTTCCATTATTTTTTGTGTGTCTTCTTGTGTTTTAAAATCAAACATTCCTTCATTTTTATATTCATCACATAATTGTTCAAATACATTCATTGAATGTTGACATAAACCTCCTTCACACATCAAATGAAATCTCGTACTAGCAGGAGCAGTATAAAAATCTGTAGTATCTAACCAATTTAACAAATCATCTATACCATCTCTCTTAATCCACATATGACATAATTTTTGAAACTTATCTTTATTTTCTTCTATGTCTATATTAGGCATATTATCTTCTCCTTGCTTCCAATATTAATTTCGCTTCATTATCTAAATTTTCACATTCATATAATATAAAATCATCATTAGCTTCATTCATCCAAATTAACCATTTTTTAGGATAAATTTTTAAATTAGTTTCGTGTTCTAATATACATTTATATGTAGCTAATTGAAGACAATAATGATAATAATTACAATCTGGAATATGATTTAAAGGATAAAGCATTTTTTGGTCTTTATAAGATTCAAAGGTTATTTTTTTATTAGTTTTATAATCTATTATAATAATTGCATCTAATTTCTTAGAATATGCCAAGAAATCAATAGAACCAGCAACATCATAATCACGACTACCAACTATCTGTTCTAATCCTAAAGGAATAAGTTTATCTTTGAATTTTTTATAAAAACTCTCACATATATATTTAAGTTTTTCCCAAACTGGTGCTATAACATCATAGCCAAACTCTTTAATAACTAATTCTTTATCATAATCATAAAGTTCTCCACCACGCCACAGAAATTCATTATATGCGTGAGTATGAGTTCCTTTACAACAAGCAAAATCTCTGTCAAAATGCCACATAGAAATTAAATCTTCTTTTGGTATTCCATCTTTAATTGATTTAAAATGAGCAACCCTATCTTCATCAAAAGGATTTTCATATTGACCAACTAAAGTAGTAACAGAGATTCCAACTTGTGTCTCCGAACCATCATCTTCTCTATAAGTATAAATATGAGGTTCTTCATAAAAAGTATATCTATCAAACTTTGCTAATTCTTTTTTAACTTCCGTCAGATTTATCATCTAAAGGATTATTCTCCTCTCCAGGAATTAAATGGTCATTAGGGTCTGTTTTTTGTATAGGTGTTTTATTATCCCAATCCCATTTGTATCTATGCCATATTTCTTCTGGAGTTCTATAAAATCTGTAAGAAGGATAATCGAAGAATAATTCAACTTTTGGTACTAAACCAGTAATACGATTTTTTAATACTTCAACAACACTTTCGTACTTAATAGGTTCTTTACCTCTTCGATAATTACCACGTTCATTTAATTCTCCGGCTCTTTCATTATCAGAATATCTATGAACACCAAATACCATATGTGCTAAATTAACAATATCAGAACTTCCTGATATATCTTCTTTAGTTACCATTATTTCTCCTGTTTTTCTAGGGTGAGCAACTAAAAATACTAATACATTAAATCTTTTAGCAAAGTTGATTAAATCTTTTATAAACTTTTTTTCTGCTTGTAATCGACTTTCACTATCACACTCTAAGTCTACCATCATCAAATTATCAATAAGAAATACTTTAGTACCAAATTTACGAGCCATTTCTTCCATTTTTAATAATAAAGTTGTAGCTGTCGCATCTACATTATCATCATAAATCATAACTCTACCAGAATACCATTTTCTCATTTTTTCTCTTGATGCAGGGTCAAAATGTCGAATATGACCTCCATCAGACATAGTAATATGTTCACGCCCTATCATATTTGTTTCAACCCAATTTTTTAAAACAGGTGCAGGTAATTCTCCACTATAAACAAAAACGTCGTAATTTTGTTCAAGTGCTTGGCATATAGCCACTTGATTAACAAATACAGATTTACCTTCTCCTGATTTACCAGTAATAATGTTTAAGGTTCCAAATACTAATTTATATATCTTGTCGTCTAAATCTTTTATTCCTGTATATAAACCTTCAGCATTTTGAATATCAAATTCTTCAGCACTTGCTAAATCAAATACACCTTCAACTGGTAATTCAATTGGATTATTAACATATTCAAGAACCTTTTCTTTTCCAAAGAAATATAAAACTTCATTGGCATCTTTAGGAGTTTTACCCTCTAAAGGATTATTTCCTTTTTCTGTTTTAATAACATCTTCTTCTTTTGGTTCTATATAATAAGTCTTCCAAGTTCCAAGCCTACTACAAATTTCATTTCTTGCTTTAATACCAGGTTCATCATTATCTCCCCAAACAATAATTTTAGGGAATTGTTCTAGCCAGTCCCAGCATTGTTCTATCCATTTCATATTGTTACAACCATTAGGGACAGATACGGCATTAGTATATCCTGATTCAATAACAGACATACAATCTGGTTCCCCTTCTGTTATAACTAATGGTCTGGATGGGTCACACCTATTCATATTAAATAAAATAGGAGAAAAATCTGCATCTTTTTGAGACCAGCATTTTGACTCACCAGGTTTTGTTTTATGAGATGGTCGATACTTAACTGTTAATAACACATCATTTTCGTTATAATAATGATAAACTGTATTTCCTTTTTCATCTTGTTGTATGTCTAAATAATCTAATGTTTTTTTGCTAATACCTCTTTTATTCCAGTATTTTTCAACAACATCACGATTTTGACTATCAACGTGTGTAGGATATTTATATGAAGGTTTTGAATGAACTCCTTGCATTGAGAAGTTATATTCAATACCAGTCTCTTCAAAAAGTTTTTTAACGGCATCTATATAAGTCATACCTTGGTCAAGATATAAATCTATTATTCCATAGTTACGATTACAAGAAAAACAATGAAATGAATTATTTTTCTCATTCCAAATGAATGAAGGGTTGCTATCAGAGTGCCAAGGACAAGAGCCCTTTTTGGTTCTCTCATCCCATTTGGCAACGCCTAAATATTCAACTATTTCTTCCATCGCCTTGCCGTCATATAATCTTTTTGCTTCATCAATCTTTTCTTGTGGAATTAACATTTTTTCAATCACCATCCTCTCTAATATCAAAATGTTATTCTAATATTAGAATGGATTTTCATCTTCATCAATATCTTCTATATCAGATTCTGGTTCATAAGGTTCTTCATCTGCAACTCTAGGTGCTCTATCAATATTTTTAGGTGTTTGTGCAGGTTGAGAATCATCTTCTGAACTTCCAGGTAATTCAAATTCATATACAGTATGTTTGAACCCCTTCATATATGCTACTTGACCATCTTTAACATATGGTTCATTAGAAATTTCTATATCAGCATATATTCTATCTCTTTCTTTTATGTCATATTTCTTTAGTTGATTAACTGCTTTACCAACAAAGTTTACATAAGAGTCACTAAAATCAGTTATATAACCATTTTTAGCTCCACCAGCTTCTTCTAATGCTTTATCATAACTATTGTCTTTAACCTTACGACTTCTTGATAAAGAAACTTTTGCTCTGTTCTCTCCTTCAAATTCAACAGACCAAACAGTATAATAATGTTTTGCCATATTATTTTACCTCCTCTAACTCAACATTTTTTAACTCTTCAAGTAATTTAGTTAAAGCCTCTCCATCTTCAGATTTATTTGGATTAATAGTTCCAATTAATCTTTCACAAGGTTCTTTAACTTTAGGATTTTTACTTCCTCCTAATTCTTTTGCTCTTGCTATAATATCTTCTCTTAATTTTTCAATATTATATTTTGGTTTAGCAACTGGTACTTCACCATCATTTGCCCAATCATAAAGTTTTTCACCATCTTTTTCAGTTAAAACTTCATAACGACCTTCAAAAATGTGAGTGTTGTCTTTAGTTACTTCTGCAATATGAGTGTCTTGTGCAATATTGAATGTCGCAGTGTAATTATATTCAACACCATCTCTTTGCTTATAACCAAGTCCAACTTTCTTTGGAGTTTGTTTACCATTCTTTTCTTCTAATACATACTCATCTTTACCACGAACTGTTGCAATAACGTGAATAGGTGCTTGTAACACTTTCTCCATAAACTTATCGTGACGTGGTGTAATTTTAGACCAGTTTGTATAAGAATTTCCTGACATTTTATCGTGTTCTTCAACACAATAATTCCATTCGTGAGAAATACTGTCAATAATTAATACTGAGTATCCTCCGTCAATTGCTTCATCAATTGCATTGATGTATTTTTCAGGTGTATAAGGTTCTTCTAATTGTAAATCATCAAAATCGAATTCATTAGCATAATATCTTATACGTCCTGCTTCTGTGTCGATAGCAGCTACCTTACCTTTACCTTTTTTAGCTATTCCTGTCGCTAGTCTCAAAGCAGAGTAAGATTTTCCACTACCACTGGCACCGCCAAGAAGTATCTTTAACCAGATTTTTTCTCTCTTAGCTTTTTGAAATCCTGCCATATTATTTGTTCCTCCTTCTTTAATATGCCGTGCTCGATATGCCGTGTTCGAGCTTAATATAAGATTAGCATTATTTATCGTAATTGTCAAGAATCTTCTTTAATATTTTTACGAATTTTTTTGCCTCTCTTAATTTATTTCTACGTCCAATGCTTATTCTTATTGTATTCATCGCTTTTTCCTCTGTGTACCCACTTTCAAGGTAAGCTAGAGATGGTTTTTCATCTCCTGAATGACAAGCTGAACCAGCACTAACGTTGAAACCAAATTTATTAAATAATTCTACTGCAGTAGCAGCACTTATATTATTAAAAGTAATATTTATTACATTTGTATGTATTTGATATTCAACCTGAAATTTCTTTAAATACTTTACAATATAATTAATAATATTACCTTTATGACTAATATATTTAGACATATTTTTAGTTGTCTCTTCTATCGCCTCTCCAAAGGCTACAATTGCAGGAACATTATAAGTTCCTCCACGCATTCCTTTTTCTTGAGCTCCATATATTAAAGGTTTAAAATCTTTTTGATAATCTTCTCTAATATAAAGAATACCACAACCAGATATGCCACCAATTTTTTGTCCACTAGCACAAGCAAATTTAATATTTGGGTATTTAGATAAATTTATCTTTGTTTTTCCTATAGCCTGTGTTAAATCGACAAAATAATTAGCACCTTCCATATTTAAATTGTAAACATTTTTTAAATTTTCTCCTGTTTCGCTTACAATTAATGGAAATGCAATAATAGGTATTTTTCTAAACTTTTTATTTTCATCAGAGATAAGATTAGGGTGAGACCTTTTATCTACAGATAATTTAAAATTTTTAGATACCCAAGCAAAACTTTCAGACGCTCCACTTGTAAAAAATATCTCATTTGATTTACAATGAAGTGATTCAGCAATCTTATTACGTGCGTTTTCAATCATTTCTGCCGCTTCTCTGCCGTCTAAATAGTTAGCATTAGGGTTTGCATATCCCTGACGATAAAGTCGCTCTATGGTCTTTAAAACGTGCTTAGAAGGCATCTCAATAGCGTTAATATCAAAATTTATGTTTTTTCTTTTAAATATTTTCATTGTTAATCACCTCAACCTATTCTTTCATATACATAAGCCATTAAACAATATACACCTATATACTTCCATTTACCTCTTTTAGGAGGTTCTTTTATATAACTTAAATGCCAATAACCAATAGGAAATAGTTCGTCAAATAATTTATCATCTATCATTTTCTACACCCTTTTCAACAAAATTATCAAGAGCTTTGATTGCATTTAATTGAATTTCTTCTTCTTTAAATATATCATCTATTTTACATAACGCCTTTTCAACTATATCATTTCCATCGGTATAAAATTCAAAAACTTGATTTTTCCAAGTAAAATCAAATATATTTTTCTTTCTACGATATATTTCTTCTCCTGAACAATACCATAATCCTTCAATAACACAATCTTGTATAAAAATTAATCTAAATGTACGACCATTTTTTATAATATCTTTAACCCATTTTCTCATAAAATCTCCTTATTTACTTAAAAATCTTTTTATCAACCCAAAAAAATATTGCTCCTCCAATTAAATTTGCTATTATTGTTTCTATAATTTCATTAGTATGTAACAAATATAATACTAATGCTAAAATTGGCGTACTAAGTTGCCATCTTAATAAATATAAAACAAACTTTTTCAAATTAACACCCCTATATTTTAAAATTAAAAAGGCGAGAACTAAACGGTTGCTAAACAACCCTCCTTTTATTTATCTTTCATTTGTTAAATTTAGGAAGTTCTTATGCCTATTACTTATCTAAATTTGACGGAGAGTGAACCGGACTGCATCAGCGTCTCCGGCGGGACAGTAGAATGCCTAAAAACTCGGCACGAGTTAAATGTAATAAAGGAACTCTCTATGTCAAATTATAATTAAATTTCTTTTCCATCTAAAAATATTCCATAATAATATTCATTACCAAAGAATATAAAATCATTATAAGGAAGTGTTAATCCTTCTTCCTCCCATTCAAATTCAATTTCGTGTGGATGTAAAATAAACTCATCTATCGGAACTCCTTTAGACCAACTTAAATTATCTTCATTAAATTCTTCTTTAGGTAAAATTTTTACCTCAATAATATGTTCTTCTTTCATATTTTGTGTTCCTCTCTTTCTTTTACCCCTCTACTATTATTAATGCGATTATATCATAAAATCAGACACTTGTCAAGAGAAAAGTATCTCATTTTAAGGTATAATTTAGGCGGGTAAAAAAAGAGGACTATGACAAGAAAATTTGCCATTTCCTCTTTAATTTACCTATATTTTATAGTTTTTGTAAAGAACTTGCAGGATAGAAACCAGTAACACCAGAATTATTTCCAACCATATAAGGACAAGGTTGACCATTATAAATCTTTAAGATTTGTCTTGTCCAACCAATTCCTCCAGCTGTCGCACCACTACCATCAGCACTCGCTTTACCATAGCCCACAATTTTAACAGTGTCTCCAACAGACAACCTTGTGGGAGTTGGTGTAGGTGAACCTGCTGGTTGAATATCAGATTCATTCATCCATCCAAGGTCTCCTTCTGTATTATATGGATGTAAAGCTCCATTAACACGTCTTGTTATTGTTGTAGTTCTATTTGAAACGTGTCCTGTTGGTCTTGAAGCATCAGAACTTACATATAAATCCCCATTAATAACAACTCTATCACCTATATTGTATTTATAACTTGGTGTAGGTGCAGGTGGTGTTGGAGGTGTAGGTGGAGTAGGTTGTTCTCCATCAAATCCATTTAACTTAGCATTTTTAATAATAGTTTCGTAATCTTTATATGCTATATCTGTATCAAGGTTTTCTCCGTATCCATTTATTCTACCGTTAGATGCAGTTTGCCACATACCATATGATTGAACATATTGTGGTTTAGAACCGTATCTAGCAACCCATTTATCATAAGCTCCTAGTTGGTCTAAGTGCATCTTTTCTTGGAATCCAGAAATATCAGAAGCATAAATACCTACATAATATTTCTTGTTTTCTAATGTTTCACAGAAACCTTTAATTGCTGCTGTAACTCCATCTTTATTTCCAACTTGCCAATGAGAATCTTCAACATCCATATAAACAGGATATTCAAATTGTTTTCCTTTTAAGCAATTTTCATAGAAATAATTTGCTTCAGCAACACCTTTATCATAAGTATTAGCACAACTATACCAATATGCTCCTACTGGAATTCCTCTAGCTTTAGCATCTGCATAAAATCCTTCGAAACAGCTATCTTTATTATAAGAAACTCCTGTTCCCCAACCAGTGAATCCTCCACGTAAAATAACAAATTGATTATATTCACTATTTTTAATGGCGTCAAAACTAATTCCTTGTTGCCAACTAGAAATATCTAAACCTTTTCTTTCAGATACAGGTGTTGGAGTAGGTTTTGGTTCTTCATAAGGTCTAATAGAACTTTCGTCCATCCAACCTAAATCACCAGTTGTATTATATGGATGTGCACTTCCAGGATTCTTTCTTGTAATGTTTGTTACTTTATTGCTTACTGAACCTGCTGGTGTAGCAGCATTTGAACTTACATAAAGAGCCCCATTGATAACTACTTTATCACCAATATTATATTTATCACTTGGAGTTGGTGTTGGAGCTGGTGATGAACCATCTACCCAAGCTTGAACATCAGCTGGTAAATAAATAAAACATCTAAAAGCGTATGGAGAATTTAATCCCCATCTACCATTTGAATTATTTCTAGTTACATTGTAAAAAGCTGTTCCACCATAATTAGACGCAGAATCATAAATTTGATTATTAGAGTCTACTCTTTCAACAAATTCAACGTGTCCAGCACCATCAGAACTAGATAAAGAACCTTTTTGCCAACAAATTATAGCTCCACGTCTAGGAGTAGAACCCATTTGTAATCCTGCTGCCGCAGCTCTTTCTGGGAAGTTTTCTGCGTTACAGTTTAATGTCTTATAAGTACAACCAGATGTTCCTCTTGCTAAATTTATGATTTCATTAAATCTTGAACTTGCATAGCCTACGCAATTACTAAGCACAGTTGCATTAGGGTCATTAGGAGAACCCTTAATACAAGTAGACCAACCTCCTGTGCTAGTTGTCATAAAATTTAAGTTTCCACTAGGTTTAGTTGTTCTCATTGAAAATCCGACAGCACCAATACCTTCAACTTCTTCTTCATTCTCATTTTCAATAATAACAGACTCGTCATTCATTTCTTCAAGAGAATCTTCGTTGAAAGTTGTTTGTATTCCGTCTTCAACATTTTCCATATTTCTGAAATCTTGTAATAATTCTTCATTCATTTCAATGTTCATATTTTCTTCCATTTTTTTCATCCTCCTTCTTTTCTATATTAAGAGAAGACGCTTTTACACGTCTTCTTCGATAATTTCAGAATTGTCTCCAATTCCTTCTTCAATTTGCACCCCTGCTTCTTCCTTTTTCTTACCATTATTAAAATTATTTAAACCATTAGCTGATAAACTAACTGGAATTGCATTTAATAAATATAAAACTATATCTTCATATTTAAAACTTCCAGTAACTAAATTAACAGCAAATAATAATACTAAAGCTATAATATAACTCCAATATTTAGTTGGTATTTTTTTTATTAATGGTATTTCTTTTGTAAATTCAGTAACCATATAAGTTGTAGTTACTAAACCAGTGAAAGTTAATAAAACTTCCCAAGTTAAAAATTCGTTCATAGCTTCCTCCTTTTATTCTAAATTTTATTTAAATTTAAAAATACAAAAACCCCATTCGACACCTAAAGTAATTGTGGAACCATATCCCCAATATCTATTAAGCCTAATTTCTCCCGAAGTCATTCCTATAGAAGATTTCAGAGCACCATCTCCACAAGAAGAATATCCTGCCCCAAAAGTTTTACTATCAACAGATAGTCCTACTGGCAAAACACTTGCACGATACGCACCCCAAGAATTTCCTGTCATTTGAACAGTATGTGTGCCTTTTTTAAACCACATTGTACAATTTTTTTGTTCTACTTTAAACCACCCATTGGCATCTGTTGAAGTTGTAAAAACAGGTATACAATCTTCTATAGTTTTGTTGGCACTATTTATAATTGTATTTTTATTAATATTTTTTATAAAATCACTATTAATTTCCATAAGTCTCTATGCTATAAAAGCAAGTCGACTCTCTTTTATTTCCAAGTTCCTATTGCAATAAAAGAGATTCCTATAGGGTCAGTTGGTTTACCAGCTGATTCACACCAACAATAGAGTTTTCCTGTTGTTGTCGTGTTGTTATCATATCTGTAGCTACCGCTGGCATAATATGAAGCCCCTTGAGCAATACAACCAACTAACCTATAATTATTATTTAAAAATGGAGTTCCATCATTCGCTAATTGAAAAGATGCCTCTCCACTATTACCGTTCCAATTTAATTTCACAAAACGATTACCCCACACAATCATAAGGTTTCCTATTTTAAAATAATTTGTAGTATTATCTATTTGAGTATTTGGTATTACACCAAAAGGAATATCTTTTAACGCATAATTAGTATCTTGAACTATTAAATCTTTGTTTATTATCATAAATATTAGTATTTAAGTTTCAATCACATTTCAATATATTAAGCTGTTCTTTTCCACATATAACAAGTGATGTATGGTTGTAGGTTACCTGAGTTGCCATCGCCCGCATTGGCAGTATGAATTGCATATTTTTCATTTCCACCTCTGTTAGTTCCTGAATAAGAAAGATTATATCCTCCTACTCCACCAGCATTCAAAGAAATTGATTGGGAACCAAAGTCTCCCCACCAAGCTAATCCTTCGTGTTTATGCGATTGTAAATACTTGCTACCGCCAGTCTTCTCAACGGCGTTAAATTCAGTTTGTGTTGTATCAACACCTACAGGAACTCGTCCGGTTCCCCAAGATACCCAAGTACCACCAAACCATTTACTTGGATTTGTATTATTTACGCTTAAATATATTGACCCAATAGGGTACATAAAGTCTGTATTTATTATCATAAATTTCGCTTTGTGCAATATGTTCAAATGAATTAAATTATTTCCAAGTTCCAATTGCAATAAAAGAACATCTTACTTCTCTGGAAGTGGTGTTTCCTTTTGGAGAAACCATTCCGAATTTTTGAGAAGCAGAAGTTGTCCAACTAGAGCCATTAATCATCGGTAATGCTGCGTGACAATAAGGAGTAATACAACATCCTAAAATTGTTTTAAAAGTTAAAGGGAAATTACATACCATATTTTCATTACCAGACCTTACCATAAAACTCCACCAATCAGAAGTGAAAGTTTGAGTTCCTTTGCTTTGGTCTCCCCATTGTATCATAATTCCGTTTTTAAATTTTAACCAATAACCATTTGTATTACTACCATTTGAATCAATTTCAGTTGCGTCTGTTATAGCATTTAATATACTTTTATTTAAACTTGGTAATTGTAAATCTTCATTTATTTTCATAATATTTGATATTTAAAATCTTCATATCAATTGAGTTTTAAGCAGTACGTTTCCAAACAAAAACTTGATAATAGTATGGGTAATAAGCTTGTCCTCCACCAGCATTTTCTACATAACCACTAGAGTAATAAGGACCCCCTGAGTTACCACCTGTTTTTAACCAAGCTATACCTCCGTTTGTTGATTGGTCAAATTTTACACTATGATTATGACTAGGCATACTAGATAATGGTATTTTATGGTCAGATGATGTTCCTCCAAGAGTTCCCGCCGAATTACCAGTTGCTATCTTAAGATAAGCATCATTCTTTATACGTTCCCAAGTTCCTCCAAAAAAATTGTTTGGATTTGTGTTGACAACACTTAAATATATGCTGCCAACAGGATAAATTAAATCTACATTCATTATCATAAACTCGCTATAGAGCCGGGTTCACACTATAATTTTTCTACTTATGCAGTTCTTTTCCAGATATAAACAACTAAAGTTGGAGGCATATTGTTATGATATGCGTTACCTCCTGTATTCTCACAAAAGTCTGTTCCTCCATAATATCTATATCTTGGTGAATTGGCTGTATAATTTAATCCCCAACCACTGACACTACCACCTTCAGAAAGACCTAATCTATGATTATGAGGAGGCAATTCTGATATGGTTAATCTATGAGAATATTCTCCTAATCTTTCTCCATTAGTAAAAGTCCAAGTTTGTTGCCCATCTGTTAATGCTCCATGTGAATTAGTCGTGTTGGTATTTGGTGAGCCACATCCCATCAAATACCTACCAGTAATTTGTTCCCAAGTTCCACCAAACAAAATTGAAGGACTTGTAGAATTTACGCTCATATAAATAGAACCGATAGGATAAATTAAGTCTACATTTATTATCATAATAAATGACTTTTCTGTCAAAAGTTTAATGTTTAATTATGCTGTACGTTTCCAAACATAAACACCATAGTAATAAGGATAATATGCTTGACCACCTCCTACATTTTTTGTCTTACTAGCCCAGCTATATTTAACAACATTGCCACTTGCCAAAGCTCCTATACCAGTTAAAGACGAAACGTCCCAATATAAGAGACGATTTCCTCCACCATCATAAAGGTCGTGATAATGTGAAGGTATACTTGATACCGGTATTTTATGGTCTGACGATGTTCCACCTAAAGCACCGGCATTCGACGACACGATTTTTAAATATGCGTCACTTGTAATTTGTGTCCAAGTCCCACCAAATAGGGTGGTTGGACTTGTTGAGTTAACACTTATATAAATAGAACCAACAGGATGAACAAAATCCAAAATAAGGTCTTTATTTATTATCATTATAAAACACCTCCTGCAAGAGAAGGTTTAAACATTAAACCACGAAGATGACAGATTAGTCTGCCACCTCCTTCATAAATATAGTGTGAAGTGAAGCTCTGCTCATTAGTTGAGCGTAGCTCCCCCCCCTCAATTGATTTACTTTAGAAGTGAAGGATTTTAAATACCCTTCACCTCCTTCATTTGAACATAGGGTTGCACACCAAATATTAGATTTGGATAGCTTGCCCCCCCCTATGTGATTTCCAGCGGAAGTGACTGTACTTAAATACAAGTCACCTCCTTGTAAATCATTTTTGTTAAGAGAGTCGAAATTGCAATTATTAAGCAATTCCTCCTCTCTGTATAATTTGTTCTCTGAATTGAAGGTTTGTTGCCCCCCCCCGCCTAGAAGACGAGTCTTAAGAGAACTAAATAAATCTTTCATATTTTTATCTCCTTTCATACAAATTAGTTAGCCTTAAATAGGTAACTTTCTGTCCATTTTCCAGTATTACTTAAATATTGGAATGTTGCAGTACCAACTGCATCACTAACTACAATACCAGTAGCTGCTTGTAATGCTGCAGCACTTGCATATTCATAATCGCTTGGATGTTGTGCATATGTTAAATGAATAGCATATGTTCCACCTTCTAAAGCATATAATTCAGGTATAGAACAAACACTTGTTCCCCATTGTGTTGCATCGGCTTGTAAAAATGCTAAAAATTTAGCAGAATCAAAATCTAATACAATACCAGCATTGTCATTATATACTTTAAGACCATTTCCAGTCCAAGCTCCAGCTGTAGATACAGCAGTAGTACACTTCCATAATTTACCATTATAAACTACATAATCACCAACAGCATAAGTTTTACTTGTTGAGAATGTGTCTACATCAAGACCTAAAATATGTCTTAATGCTTGGTCTAAATTATATGAAGCTTTTGCACTTGTGTATTCTGTATAAGTTGAACTTGAACTAACTTTATTAACTTTATTATCAATAACTTCACAAGAATACATTAATTTATTTCTTAAGTTATCTTGATAGAATATTGTTGCAGTTAAAGGCATATCAGTGTTTAAAAACTCTTCAGTACCATAGTCTGATATTCTATATGATGAAGATTCATCTGATAGAGTATATTCAACTGTATCTACACCATAATAAATCCAACTACTATCATATAAATATGGAACTCCTAAAGCTTGAACAGTTGCTAAATTTTCAGCTGTATATTCAATTCTAGTTGTTCTTTTATAGAATTTGTGTTCATCAAAATCTATTTCATCATAATAAGATGAAGTGTTGTCTAGGTTAACAAGACCATAAGTTGTAATTACATTTCCTCCATTATCAGTATAAGGAATATCAAAAGTGTAATCAAAATATGATTCATATACCTCGTCATTTATACTTCCCCAAGTTAAGTGAGAACATAAATTGTCTATATCACTTGTTGCAATTACTAAATATCCATAATCATTAGTATCTGGCACTAAATAGTGTCCAAGATTTGAATTATTTACTAAATAGTCAGCCCATTCAGATGATGAAACCGTACTTAATAATGTTACACTAGATGAAGTTGTAGGTATACTTGCACTATAACCAACCCTAACAGTTGAACTATCAGTTGTATTATAAACAGTATAAACTTCTCCTCCTAAAACTTTAAAATAAACTACATAATATCCTGTTGCAACACTAATTGCCCCATTTGAATTAATTGTGTAATTATTAAAAATTTGTGTTCCACTTTTATTGAATTGATTCATACCAATTGAATATAAAGCTGATGGATTTGATGTGACGATTACACCAACTTGTTCAGCAACAAATACTATTTGGATATTATCATCAATAGCTGGAGTACCAGTAGAGATAGTAATACCATATTGGCTTAATGTTACATTTGAACCATTTAATTGCCAATCGTTACTTGAATAATTAATTATTATGGTATCTCCAACATTTTCTGTTCCTGTTGTTGTAATACCATAGTTACTCATTGAAATAGCCGCACTATTATAATACCAAGAATTACTTGTGTAATATACAGTAATGACAGTTCCTTGAGTTTCTGTTCCTTTAGTTGTAATACCATATTGACTCATAGTAACATTAGTGCTGTTTAATTGCCAATTACTTCCATTGTATGTAAATACATATGTATCTGGAGTTTGACTTACTTTACTAACAAAAGTCTCTTGATTAAATGTACTAATAACACTTTGGGTATCTACTGGACTTACAACTGCCGTATAAGTAAATGTATATGTTCCAGTTGTTTTATTAACATAATTAGCAAATGTTGATTTATTCAAGTTACCAACTAAAGCAGATGAGTAAGTGATAGTTGGAGTATAAATAAAGTTATATGTTCCAGATGTAGATATTTTAGTTTTAAAAGTTTCGGTATTAACTGAAATAGCGGTAACACCAGTTGTGATTAAGTTGTATGTTAAACTTTCTTCAATAGTAGAAGATTCAGTTGAACCAATTAATCTTTTTAAATCAGCATATCCATCAGAAACGTCTAATTCTCCTCCTGTAGAACGATATATCCAAGTATCAGAATCTGTTATACCGTCTGGAGAAACTAAGTTATTAGCTAAACCAACTGTAACCCCAGGATAATTACCATCTGGATTTATCTCTGGATAAACTTGATTAGTTTTTTCACTATCGCTATAAAATTTAATTGAAGCCATTTATCTCTTTCTCCTTTCTTTAAAATTTTTATGAAATTTCATAATATAAACCAGTAACAACTTCTTTATTATCAACATAAAGAGCTCCACCGGCTTGAGATGCAAATGTTACATATTTAACTCCAGTATACGAACTAGACATATAACTATTATATAAGTCTGTAGTTCCAGCTGTTGTTGTTTGAACGCCGGTTAAATAATAAGTTTGTCTTGCACTAGCTAAAGTTGTTGCTACACTACCAGGAGTAGGTGCATATAATTTAGTTGAAGTACCATTAATAGTAATTTCACCAACCTCAGTTCCACTTGTTAAAGTTTGTGTAAAACTTGTTGCTGTTGCACCAGTTTCTATTCCATTTAATTTTGTTTTGTCGGCGGCTGACATAAAGCCAGCCTTACTTGTAGTTGCATTATCGTGAGTGTGGTTACTTAACGAAAATGTAGAACCTTTAGTATAAGTTAAAGTGTCGCCTGAAATGCTAACTGCGGTCACTGCATTCCCAGAACCGCTAGAAGTGGCGGTTGTAAGAAGCTTTCTTGTAGAACCATCAGTAACATTATCAAGACTATTTAATGTACTTAATAGTTGCATTTAGCCACCTCCTTATTAACCAATTACTACAACTTTATAAGTAGTTCCTGTAGCTGGAGCTGCTGCGAATGTTACTTTTACAGCACTTGTTGTTGTTCTTGCTATATCTACTATAACTTCTTCATAGCTAGTTCCATCATAAACTTGAACTATAACATCTCTACTACCTAAATTATGTGAAATAGTAAATTCTTTTGTTGAATTGTTTCCTGTAATTGTTCCAGTATATTTCTTTAAGATAGTTACTGCACTACCTAATTCTGTAATTTGACCTTGTTTATTAACTTTGATTGGATATACTCCAGATGTAGTTTGAGCACTTGATAAAACATCTGCTAAACCAACTGTAATATTTCCGCTTGTAGTTATTGGACTACCAGTAACAGTAATTCCAGTTCCTTGAGTAATTCCAACACTTGTTACAGTACCTTCGTTTGTTGTATAACCCATATCTTGAGCAGAAGTAACTCTACCATAAGTATCAACAGTCATACCTTGATATGTACCAGCAGTAACACCACTTGTAGCTAAAGCGATAGTACCAGTAGTTGTAATTGTTCCTCCTGTTAATCCTGTACCAGCAGTAATACTTGTTACAGCAGCGTCATCACCAGATGGTACATAAGCCCAAGTAGGTGTAGTAGCAGTTGCAATAAATAAATCTCCAACTTTAGCTGCTTGACTTGCATAAGTACCAGCTGAAGCTACTTTATAAGTATCACCAACTTTTACTCCAGTTGTTGGTAATGTAGTACCTGCTGTTCCTCCAGTACCAACAGTACCTTTAAATACCATTGCTCCTGTAATTCCACTAATTGCACTTGTTACGAATTCAGTAGTTGCAATTTGTGTTGTACTTGTTCCTGATGCTGCAGTAGGAGCAGTAGGTGTTCCAGTTAATGCTGGACTTGCTAATGGTGCATATGTATCAGTAATTACATTTCCACTACCATCTTGTTTAGCTTTTAATGTATAACCAGCTGTACCATCAGTATAAGTTGTATCTTTAAATGCGTTTGCTGGTAATTTAGCATATTTACCAGTTGTAGCATCAAATACTAAATCATTAGTTGCTATAGCCGCACTTTGAGTATTTCCAGAATTAATAGCTGGTGCTAAACCATTTGCACTACTAGATACAACTCCTATAGCAGTTCCGGCTCCTGTAATATGTCCGTTTTTATCATAAGTTATAGGATATAATCCTTGAGTTGATTGAGCAGTTATAGAATTACTGTGTCCAATAGTAATTGTTCCAGCACTTGTTATTGGACTTCCAGAAACACTTAAACCACCATCTTCAGCGTTTTCAATAGAAACGCTTGTTACAGTTCCTCCACCTGTACCCATTTCATTCCATTCGGTTCCAGTATAAACTCTAAATCTATGAGTAGTAGTATTGAAGTATACTAAACCAGCAACTGGATTACTTGGGTCAGATGCTAAATTTTGAATTACAGCATTTTGTAATTCCAATTTGTTTAAGTCTATATCGACTAAAAACTTCTTTGCCATATTTCTTCACCCTTTTCGTTAATTTAATGTTGCTTTCCCTTTAAAAGCACCAATGAATGTTATTGTTACTTGATTCAACGAATCATAATGAATATTCCCAATAACTTCATCTCCCGCACTATCAATAATTGATACAGCAGGATATTTATTTAAATTATGTACTATAACCCATTCACTAGAAGCCTCAGATTGTTCGTGAACATAATTAGCATCTGCAACATCTAAGCCTAAATCTTCAGATGTTTTATTTCCTTCTAATGTCACCCCATTAATAGATGGTTTATTTATTAATCTATTATAGTTAGATGATTTACTAGGGCTAGGACATATAATTTCACTCTCTTTTATATCTCCCACACGAATAGTTTGTTTTCCAATTGTATTAGGATTTTCTTTTCCTAAATCACACCACATTGTTTTTTCATCCATACTATTCACCTGCCTCTATATGGAATATACTTGGAGCTATAACCTGATATTCACTTGAGCTATTCGCAGGTAAAAATTTGACGTTGTATCTATAAAATCCAACATCTAAATCTTCAGTGTCAGAGGGAATAAATGAAAAGAAATTATCTCCAAAAACAGTTTTTTGTATAACTGTTTCATCATTATTTCTATAATCAATTACACTTAATACTAAAGAGTCATTTTCTTCTAATTTATAAGGATGACAATCTTCACCGAAGAAAAATATAATTTCTAATTCACAATTTGTTCCTTTAAATAAACTAAAATCTCTTCTTAGCTTTTGATTATTATCACTAAGTAACATCATTTATAATCCCCCTTTCTAATCATATTTATTAATAGATAAAACCCATTGTCCATTTATTTTTATATAAATTTTCTTAGCTTTTACCCATTGTCCATTGTGTTTATAATACATTTTACCTTTATTCCATTTCCCGTCACTTTTCGTCCAAGCTCTAACTTGGTCAGCTGGAGTTTTAAATAATTTACTATATACATACCCAGACCAGTTACCTGAATCTTTTGATTGAACTCTATACCTTATATAATATTCAGTTTCTTCTTGTAAACCTGTAAAATTATAATACGAATTATTTGTTTGTATTGGTGAACTAATAGGATTTTTATTTTTATCACATAATGTGAATTCATATTTACTTGTATTACTTGTATTGCTAGAATTAATAATTGCAGTACAAGTAAAAGGTTCTATATTATCTATATTGTCAGAGCTAACAGTTGATGGCGTTAAATAAGTTTTTATTGTTAATTCATTACTTTCATTTCCAAAACCACCATTTCCGTGTGCTCTAGCTTTAATTTTATAAGTAGTATTAGGACTTAATCCGGTTAAATTAACTGGACTACTACTAAAATTACCTTTATCAGAACCGTTTACATAAAATTTAACATAATCATATCCTGAACCTGCAGAATAATTTATTCTAATACTATTATGAGTTTTATTATTTTCACTAATTGAAACACCAGGAATTTGAGGTATATTCCCTAATACAATACTGCCTCCTCCCATAGCACGTCTTTGCTTCCAAGTGTTATAAGCTTCGGTATCAAAAAAGCTAATAGATATTGTTATCTGATTAGCTGTTCCTATATTAACATAACAATCACCCGTTGAAGCTGTATATACGTGTGTTCCAATAGTATTTAAATAAGTTCTTGGTTTAATTTGAATATTATTAGCAATTTCTGTTCCGTTAACAGATACAGAAAAAGCCCATCTCCAATCCCAATAAGCACCTCTGCTGGTACAATGATTTGCTGTATCTACTTTTATTTTTAAAGTTCCACCATTTCTTTCACAAGAATAAGTGACTGTAGATTTGACTTCTGGAGTTACTAATTGACCACCACTCCATTCATTAGGAACGATTACTTTTTCGTTCCATAATGTTCCAGATGTTGTTGCCATTTAAATCATCTCCTTACGATAACTCAAACCAAATTTGGTCTTCGTCATTATGTAAAGATTCGGCTCCATCAACTATTCCATCGTTATCAGTATCATAAACATTTTTATACATTAATCCATTTTCGGCAACAGTTCCATATTCTGTAATATGTCCTGAAGCATCTATTTTAATAGGATAAACACCCATTGTTTGTTGAGCAGTTATAGAATTAACGTGTCCAACGCTAATATTTCCTTGTGATGTTACTGGTGAACCAGATACAGATAATGAATTATCACTATTTGTTATTCCAATACTTGTTACAGTACCAGCACCTTGTCCATCAGCACCATTATAAACATCAAATGTTCCGGCAACAGTTTCATTTTCATCATTTAAATACATTGTATATGTATCTGTTGTTCCAGCTGCACCAGTTCCAGATGTTTTTTCAATTTTATCAACATAATAACCTTGTTCACCTTGAATACCTTGAAGACCTTGTGGAATACCAAAAGTAAAAGCAAATAATTTGCTAGTTGCTTCTCCACTTGCAGTTACAGATGCAGTTGCACTTGAACCTGGTTCCAAAGTATTAGCTGTTGCTGTTGGTGTTGCAAATCCTGCAGCTGCACCAGTATTACCTCTTGGTATTGTAAAATCTAAAATTGGATGACGAGGTGTTCCTGAATTAACTACAATCGCATCTGTACCTTCAGCTCCAGTTGTTGTTTGACCAACATCTACTGTTGGTAAATTATCATCTACATATTTTTTTGTTGATGGATGATAATCTGCAGTAGGAGTGTAAACTTCGGTATTTGTTTTAGTTAATACATCTGCTGTATTAGCTTTTAATGCCACTTGACGTGGTAAAGTATCTAAAGCATCGTCTATTGCTGTTTGAACTTCTTGCCCAGTATTATGTAATGGATATTCTGATATTACTGCCATAATTTACACCTCCCCTTAATTATTTCCTAACAAGATGTATAAATCCCCATCTCTTCCAAGACTATTATCAGGAACAGATGTACCTTTAAATACATCAGGTTTCTTTTCATCTAATATTCGACCTTGATTAGCCGTTAAAGCTTTAGTTATAGAACTAGAGCTTAATGAGTCCTCCAATTGCACTGCACCGGCAGAACTTGTTGTTGCAGCATTTAATGATAATGTTCCATTATCTAAAGTTAATCCGTTTCCAGAAGTAACTTTAAGGTGTCCGTATAAAGAATCTGTAGCAAGACCATAATCACTATTATTTACTGCGTGATTTTTTGGAGGAGTATTTTCGTCTAGTGATGTCAAACTATCTTTTAAGGCTTTACCTTGAGCGGCTGTTAATGCCTTTCCAGAATCATCTGAGGTAAGAGAATCAGCTAGTTGTACTGCACCAGCACTTGTTGTTGTTGCAAGAGCCAAACTAACTACACCATCACTAACATTTAAACCATTAGCAACATCAATTTTTACGTGCCCAAAAAGTTCACTTGATGCAGCACCATAACTTGAATCAGTATATGAATGGTTTTTGTCTGCTTTTTGGTCATATAATTCTGTAAAGTTACTATTTAATTTACTTCTTACAGTAGCAGCCGATTCAAGATTATTAATTGTTTGTTTAGCCATTTATGTTACCTCCTTCTTAAATTTATATATAAAAGCCAAAACCCCTTTAACTCTTATTTAATATTTTCTTTACTAATCCATCCTTCGTCAATTAAAACACTCTTTTCTGAAACTTCTATAATTTTTGTTTCATAATTTTTAACTGTTTTTAAAGGACATTCTAAATTTTGTGAACCAAAACATCTACCATTAGCAATTACTTTTGCTCCCTTTTTTATAGATAATTTTCTTTCTTTTGATTCATCTGTTATCTTAATTTCTTCGTTCTTTGTTTCTTCAACATCTGTTGTGCTATCATCAGCCAAGATTTCCTCTTCTTTTTTAATTTCTTCATTCTTAACTTCCTCCACAACAGCTTTTTTATTTTCTACTTTTTTTCTTCTTCCAAAAGCCATTTTATTTTCCTCCTTTTATACTATTATTTATATTCAGAGGCATATAATATCCCGCCTCTAAAACTTAAATACCATACTTTTCCGTGCCCGTCATATATTTGAATTGCCACATCTTGTCCACTATATTGAGCCCCATTTTGTTCAGTAATATATCTATAAGCTCTTATACCTGCACTCGTACAAGCAATACCTCCAGAACCAACATTTAATCCTGAAACAGAAGGGTTATTACCTTCAGAAAATCCCATTCTTAAATAATGACCACTACCATCAGAAATATTTAAACGTCCAGCACTAATATTACTAGCATTAATACCAGAACCAACAAGATTACCAGAAATTGAACCGCTTGTAGCATATAAGTAACCATCAGGTCTAACATAGAATTTATATCCTTGATTTGAACCTTGATTTTTATATACTAATAATGCTGGGTCTCCAGAACCCCTATCAGAACGTATTTCAAAAGAATATTCCCCAATTTGTTTTTGGAATTGAGCACTATCAATATTCCATCCTCCGATAGTCCCTCCTGTTGCAGTTATATTGTTAGTTGAAATTGTTCCTGTGATATTAGCGTTTGTAGCAACTAATCCTCCTCCGTGACCAACTCTAAATGGTGCAGAACTAGATGTTTCACTTCCAGCCCAAAATGCGTGGTCACTTCCATATACTCCAATACCAGCAGTTGTATTTCCGGAGCCACTATATAATCTATTAGTATTTAACGTAAAACTTCCAATAGTACCATTTGTAGCTTTTATAGTTCCTCCTCTTGTTACACTAAAAGGAGCACTAGCCGGATTTTCGTTTCCAGCCCAAATAGGATAATCAACATTTTCTGTTCCACTATCAAGTGCAACATAATTAGTTCCTGTGCCACTATATAATCTTGTGGCACCCATTTCCCAACCACCAATTTTACCACCGGTGGCAGTGATATAACCTTGGCTTGTTACGTTGAAATATGGAGAAGAAATTGTAATTCCTCTCGAACCATTTAGTTTTATATTCATACCGTCTAAGTTAATATCCTCAGCAATAATAGTAAAAGCATTACCCAAATTAGCATCTCGATTAAGTTCAGTTACAGAAAGTCTTCCATTTTGAACTTTCATTACAACTTCACCACTAAGATTTTCAACTTCTTCAGCTTGACCTTGAACATTGGTTCCGTGTTTAATTGCCACCCAACAATTTGTTAAACTTCCATTTTTAGTTTCAAGTTCAACACTATCTCCTACGAATAAAAGTTCTCCGCATTTATTTAATATTCCAGTAACTAAATTTTCTTCGTTAGGAGGCAAATAACAGTCTACTGTTCCGTCTTCATTAATCTTACGAACAATTGCGGCTTTATATGTAGGAAATCCAAATTTTTTAATTTCTTCTTGTGCTATTTCTTGAATAACATTTTTAATAGCAATAGCATCGCTATTATTAGTATCTTTAGGAGACCTAAATTTATTTCCTTTCATATATTATCCCCCTCCTACCAACATAAATTCTCCATATGCCGTTGTAATGAAATTATGTGCATTGTCTGCTAAATATCTATTTTGGGTATTATCAACAGCATTAGCATTAGTTACATTTGACAAAGTAATAGACATTTTATTGTCTACTCCGATATTATAACTAATTGATTGTATAACAAATCTTTCTCTCTTAAAGTTATAAAAACTATCTTCTATAGTAATAATGTTATCTACAAATATTAATGGATTAAAAGTTGTAGAAATCGAAACACTTGTATTAACAATACTTTTACATCTTAATTCATAATTAGCTCTATCTTGTGCTAATTTATCACTATAAATAGCTGAATCATTAATATATTCTATATGCCTTCCAATTCTTTTAATACATATTGGAGATGCTGGGTCATTGTTAGATGCAACGGCACTAAATATTTTTCCGTTTACATTATCTCCAACAACGTGTACTTCATTTACAACATTTCCAAAATCATAACTTGTAGATGAATCTAAAAATTCTTTCTTTTCATCACTATAATGCCAAATAATTGGTTTATTTGGGTCTTGAATTGTCTCATTAATATCAATAAAACATAAATTTCCTATATCATTATAAAAACACTCTGCTCCTAACATATCAGCTAATTCAAGAATCATTTCTCCAAAATTAGAACCAGGGTCTTTTGTTATTGTATAAGGAGTTACTATCCCATCGAAATTATGGTCATATAAAATTGGTTTTAAATCTAATGGATAGCCTGCTCCTGTATCTATAGTTAAAATACCTTCTATAGCATCTTTAATTAATGTTCCAGCAGGTATTTCATAAGTTGTTTCTAAAGTACCCATCTTACCTTCTAATAAAGCAAATTTATCTTCTAAAGTTAAAGTCACTTGTTTATCAGAATCTTGATGAGTTGAGCTTGGATTTCCCATAATAAAAATACCTCTTGGAAACCAAAAAGTCTCTCCTCCAAAAGATATTCCAATATCAAATCTAAATTTATTATGAACCCAAATTGTGTTTATACTTGGTGTATATTTTCCGTCTTTATTAACTAAATTGATATTTAAGTTACGTCTTTGACCGTTTTGATAATTTTCATTGTAATTACCAGAACCTAAAATTATATCCTCTTGTGGAACCTCATAATTTATAGTTTCATCTGGATGTAAAACAAATAATCTAAATTTGGCTTCATATTTACCAGTTTCAAGTGCTTTCTCTAAACCATCTAAATCATAATTTGAAGAACTTGTTAAAATTAAATATTCTCCATATACAGTTTTTAAATATTCTCTAGCAATATCAGCCAAAGCTTGAATTTGATAAATAGACCTTGCCATAACTAATCACCTATAATAACATAATTATCTGCATTGCCTATTTGAGTCCATCCAACATTAACTGTTGTAGCTTGTTCTCTAGTCTCATCAGCAACTTGTGATGAACTTGAAGTTATATCTACAATATATTTATGTCCCTTTCTATCTTTATATAATTTTAATTGTGAATTAGCACAAAAATCATTCCAATCCTCAAGTAATCTAACATCTTCATCATAACCATTTTTTCTAACTCTACCAATTAAACCACTGAATGAACCTGTTGCATAATTAGCTTTACCCATCGAAACAGTTGGATATTCAGTAAGAGTTTGATAAGTCGTTTTAGAAAAGTTTTGTGTCGTACTATCACTTGAAACATTTGATTGAAATAACCATACGTCTTTTGGATTAACTTTATAAGTTAAAGTATCTTCATCTTCTAAATCCATACCAATAATCGCATAATCCCACCAACAAGTATCAATAACATTAGAAACAGATGCCTTTGAAGAAGCTTCTTCATCTTCTTTAAAAACATAATATTGATATTGTTTTTGATTTCTAACATTATAATCAACTATTGATAATTGTCCTACACTTGTAGTATAAATAGGTTTTAAAACATTATCTCCTATTTCATTTCTATAAATAGAAAATACATAACCTAAAGCATCCTGAGACATACCTTTAGAATCATAATCTCCATCTGGTTCAAAACATATTAAAGAGCGAGTATAATTATTGGCGATAGGTTTATATTTAGTAACAAAAATATCTGAATTTTTATCTTGATATTGTTTTTCAAAATGTGCAAAATCTAAAGTTATATTGCTATTAAATTGAATTTTATCTAAAGTAGCCATTTATTATACTCCTCCTTCCAATACCTTTATATCATTATTTGTTATTTTAATTTTCCACCAATTTTCTGAAGCTCTTCCAATTTGAGTTCCGCCTTCTACCCAATAATAACTATCATTCCAAGAACTATCATCAGTCCATATATAATCAGCATATATGTTTTGAATATTGGTTGCTTGTAATACAAATGTATTATTAGGATTATCATAAAATGCTGTTTCAACTGCAGAATATAAGAAATAATAATCATTAACATTAGGTTTAACAGAATTATCCATATTCTTACTTAAAGTAATAGTGTTTGTTTCTGAATTAAAACTTTCAATTTTATCAACATATCCAGAATTTACAAAACATATATATTTTATTCCATCTGATAAATCTATATTCCCACTTACCGTTACCTGATTATCAACTGTAATTGGTTGAGTAATTTGACCTCCGATTAAATTACCATCGTCAGTAGCAGGACTCATAGCCCCAAAATTATAATTTCTAGCATATATAATTAAGTCGTGAACATCATCACTTTCAGATTTATATCTGGCTATTTGAATCATATCATTATAAATTCCATTATTTCCAAAAAAGAAATCTTCATCTGGTTTAAATTGCATTGTTAATTGATATTCATCAGCCCAAGTTGCTAATCCTCCACGTTTTTCATAAACAAGTAAATTGTTTCCTAATTGTGCAGAATTTACACCATTATAAGGAACGTCATTTAAAATATTTATCCCTGTTAAATTATAATCTGGCTCTGCAATAATATAATAATAATCGCCATTTTCTGGTGCGTGGGCTAAAGGTGTGCTTAATGTTGCTTTACCATTATTTTTATTATATGTCGAAATAATTCCTTCTAATTCATCAGAACCAACTACAACAGTTTGGTTAGGATATATATTTTGTCCTCTTTCTAACCAAATAACATTAGATGAGTTATTATTTGATTGAATATATCCTCTTGCTTGATTTGTACTTAATGAATATGGAGCATCGCTCGTTAATGTTGCCCAAGAAACTCTTAACCCTTGGTCTTCGGTACTAACAGTAACTGGTTGGTCATCATATGATAAAGCAGAATAATTACAAGAAAAATTTAAAGCTCTTGTAGTTGTTAATACACCAAATTCTGTTTCGCAACCTAATTCTATTCTATATGTTTCTCCTGGTTTAAATCCATTATAATAAAATTGAATATTAGCACTATAAACCTTTCCAGAAGTTTTAATTAATTGTGCTCCATTTTCTGTTACAGAATATAAATTCCAAATAAAATAAACTAAAGGGACATTATCTGATTGGACATAAGAACCAGTAAAAGTATATTCTTTAGTATGTATTTCTTGTTGATAATTTGTAATAGTTACAACAGGAGTTTCTCTTACATATAAAACATTTTCTGGAGTCGTTTCAATAAAATCTGAATAAATTATATATTTATCTTCGTGAGTTGGAATATTACTAAAAGCTTCACTAACTATACATAATCCAGTATTAACATTATAATCTGAAATTTCTTTAGTTTCACTACCAATATTTAATAACATTCCAGCTTTAATATTTATATTTTGTTTCAAATAGATATTTGTTGTTGTATTTAACGCTTGTGTAACTTCTAACTCTACGGCGTTAATTGTTTGTAAACTTATCGTTATATCATTATATGTTTGAGTTACTTTTTTAGTAGATGGATTATATGTAATATAATCTCCTTCTTTTAAATCACTTAAAGTAGTAAACCAAACATCTCTTCCTAATACTTTTATATGATAATCTGCAGCATTTAAACCGTCACTTGTAACAGTATATTTATATACATCTCCATCTTGAGTCATAGTTAAATCTGCAAAATTACCTAAAGTTATTTTTGTTGCAGCCAACGAACTTTCACTCGTTCCACTGTTGTATCTTAATATAATTGTGTCATCATAAGAATCATAACACAATACATCTCCTTGTGAAGCATCTAATGGTAAGTTGAAAGAAAAGCCATAATCTCCAACTTCTATTACATAATCATCTTCACTTAATCCACCAGAAGGAATATCATAATTATATAAAGTTGGTTCAACTACATTACCATAAGTGATTTGCATATTAGCATCATCTTGATACAATCTTGCAGTCCACTTATAATCTTTACCATTTTCAAGACCAATATCTTCACCTAATTCAATAAATCCAGTATCTCCATTATATAGAGCAACAGCGAAGTCGGTTTTATCTCCTTGATAAATCACATTGTTTTCCCAGTCATATACTGTTAGCCTATATGCAGTAACTTTATCGCTAGTATTCATTACTAACGATATTTCTTCAATACTATTTGCATCTATAGATTTATATGTTGGTTGTATTGACCTAGGTTGATAAATCACATTTATTCCTCCTTCCTTTTTTATTAGGAAGGTAAGGACATTTGTGTCCTCACCACTCCTATTGATTTTTTGTTATATTTAACATTGATTTTAATTCGTTTGCAAATTGTTGTGCATTTGTAACATTTGGTAATTCAATATCTCCAAAATTATAATTATTTACAACTGCACCATTCTTATTATTAATAATAGATGTAGTTCTAGGTTTAGTTAAATTACCTAATAAATTTCTCATTTGAGAATTATTTAATACATATTCTGGTTTGTTTGGAGTTCCGTGTAGAACTGCAAGACCAGTATAATCTACTTCTCCACCATTAGCATATCCAGGTAATCTTAAAGCAGTATAACCTGATGCTTGGTCTGTAGACATATTATCAACTTTATCAATTTCTGCAAGAATAGCATTATATTTATTTTTAAAGTTTTCTAATACATCAAGCCTTCTATCAAGTATTTCCTTCTCCCAATTTGCACCCATTATTTGTCTAGCTTTTAAGGCGTTTTGTGCTTCTTCATAAACACTTGCTACGTCAGCCCATTCACCTTTATAATCTTGTAAATCTTTTATTAATTTATCCCAATATTCGTCTTCTTCTTCTTTTTGTTTATTTAACTCTTCAATTTGCTTTTCTGTTTCCTCTAAGTTCTTTTGAAGTTCGTAATAAGCATCAGAAAAATCATCAACTATTTGAGGGTCTAAATTAGAAACCATTTCAGACCAATTTTCGCCTAATAAAATATCTGCAAGATTTCTATTTTTTTCATTATCGAATTTATCAAATACTTTATCCCAAGAATCTATATAATTTTGTAAAGATTCAATTTGTTCTTCTAATGATTTAACTGTTTTATCTTTTTGTTCTTCTATTTCTTTTGTTGTAGCACTATTAATTAAATCATCATAAGTCTTTTTTGCTGATTTAATAGCTTCAGCATCTGTTGTCCAAACCCATCCAAGACCTTCTTTATAAACTTTTTTTGTCTTTTGAGTCATTGCATTCATTAAAGCTTCATATGCTTCAGCAAGTTCTATAGATTCTTTAGTATCCTCGTTCATTTTTTCAATTGCATCAATAACATCGTCATAATAATTTTCTACTGTATCTCTTTGTTTATTGATTGCATCTAATTGTTCATTTAAGAAATCTACAACTGCTCGTTGTGCTCTTTCATAATCATCATTTTTATCATTTAAAGCATCTTGTAAATCTCCTAATTTATCTAATTCATCATCATATCTTTTATCTGCGGCATCTTTCAAATCTTCATAATCATCAATTTGTTTTTCTAAAACATTATTTACTGCAGATAAAGCCGCCTTTAAATCATTTTGTTGTTCTTTTAATAAATCTAGCTTAGCTTTCTTAATTGCATCTGCTAAACTATTCCATTCTTTTGTACTTTGTTTATATTCTTTTTGTAAATTTTGTAATGCTATAATATATTGATTTAAAGAAATTCTTCCTGAATTATAATCATCTTTTATCTTATCAAGTTTTTGTTTTTGAAGTTCTTTATTAATTTTTTTCCAAGCTTCAGTACCTTGACCAACTTTACCTAATAAATTCTGTAAACTATTAATATATTCGTTAATTGTTATTTCATTATTATCATATTGGTCTTTTAAGGCATCAAATTCTTTTTCCCACCATTCTTTTTCAGATTTTGATGAAGAACCTCCTCCTCTTGAACTAGAACTTCCTCCCATCGCACCGCCAAAATTTTTATTTAAATTTTGACGAGCATTATTAATTAATTGAAGCTTTGTTTGTAATTCTTTTTGAACGTTTTCATAAGCCTTAACTCCATCTTCTCCATTAGCGTTTCTGATAGCATTAAGAGTTGCTTCATCATTAATTAATGTATTATAGGAATCGTGCATTGCATCAATTTTTGTTTTTAAATTTTCATATGATGTTTGTAAGTGTTTATTTACTTCTTTCTCATTTTGTGATTTTAACAATTTAATTGATTGAATTGCATCTGCATAAGCTGTCGCTTCTGCTTCATCTAATTTTGCAGCAGCTTCTGCTTTTAAAGCATCCGTATTTAATTGTAATTGTCCATTTTCAAACTCTAAATATTGTAAGTATTCCCAATCTTTTTCCAATAAAGTTTGTAGTGAATCTATTGTTATATAACCAGTTTCATTATACTCTTCCATTATACCAGCTAAATCCTGATATTTTGTTTGAAGAGCATCGACACTTTTACTCCAAGATTCTGTCTTATTCGCAAACTCACTAACAATATGATTTGTTCCTTCGCTAACAGCCCCCAAGTTAACCAAAGAATCTACTAATTCATCAACAGTGAATCCATATTCTTCTGCTGTTTCTTGAACATCTTTTAAAGCTTTTCCATCAACATCAAAGAAATCATCAGTTGTAATTTTATCTTTTCCTAAATCACCTTTGATGTCATTAACCATACCATCAATAGCTTTTTTATAATCAGATTCTCTTCCTAAATTATCTGTTTTAAAATAATCTTTAATAAAATTATGCTTTTTAATTTCATCACGATAGTCATCGAACATTTTGACCATATAATTATATTGTTCACGTTGGTCTTTTGCTTCCTCAGAACCATCTGCTTTAAAAACTTGTCCTTTTAACTTGTCTTGTAATTTAGATAATTCTTCTAAAGCATTTTCTTGTCCTTCTTTATCTCCTGCTTTAATAGCCTCTGCATATTTTGCTTGTTGTTCTTTAATTTTATAATATGTATCTGACCATTTTTCTCCAGACTGAATTTCTGCTTCAATATAATTTTCATATGTCTTTTGAGATTCCTTAAATTGTTTATCGTTCGCAATTTTATTTTTTGATTCTGTAATAACCCCTACGGTTTGCTCAATTTCTTTTTTGGTTAAACCCCATTCAGCACCATATTCTTTTATTTTTTCAATTTGTTTATCGTAAAAACTTATCCATTCTTCTCTTGTTTTCTTTTCTCCATCCGCAGTTGTTTCTTTTAAGAAATTTTCATATTTAGGATATTTTTCATAATCATCTGCGTGAGCAACTTTAGTTGTTTTTATTCCATAATGAACTTGACTATTTAAGAATTTTTTAGCCTGTTCAATATCTCCATAATTATCTTCTTTATATTTAGTTGCCTTTTGCTGCTCTATTTCTTTTAATAATCTAAGTTGTTCTTCATATTCTCCATTAACTAATTTTAATTTATCTTTTTCAATATCATATTTTTTTGCTAATTGATTTTGAATTTCTAATAATTCTTTTTTAGCTTCTTTTTTCTGTTCTTCAGTGGCGTTAGTATCTGCTAATACGGCTCTATATTTTTTAAAACCATCAACATTTTCATCAAGTTGTTTTGTTTCCTCTTCATATTGTTCGTTCATTTTTTCCATACGTTCAATATGTTCTTCAATGGCTTTATTATGTGCATAAATTGCTGCACCTAATGCTGCAATCGCTGCAACTGCAATACCAGCAGGTGTAGCTAAAAATTTTAAAGAGGCAAGTGCCATAGATTTCATAGAAGCTATAGCTGATGTCCCTGCTATTTGAAATGAAGTTCCTAAAGTTGCATTAGCGGCTACTGTCTTCGCAACAAGAGGTGGATACCCTTTTAAAATCAAATAAGACTCTGCTAAAGTTACATTGAAAGCTTTAACTCGAGTAATAACTCCTAATATTGAAGATTTTAATAATTTATATGCAACAACAACTAAACCAGCTTTAATAACAAGCTGTCCAAAATCAGAATTTGCTAATTTTAAAATCCAAGTTCCTAAATCAACAACAAATTTAATTAATTCACTATCAATTAATTTACGAGAAAAATCTGACCAGGCACTTTTTAATTGTTGTAAATGTCCTCTTATACTATTTAATACTTTTTCATTTTCTCTTGCAGCACTACCATTACTATTCATTGCTGTAGTAGTAGCGTCAACTGCTGTTTTCCAGTTCATTAAAATTGCTGCAGCATTTTGAGCTTGATATTTACCTGCTATTGTTTCTGTAACATACGCCTTTTCTGCATTTGTTAAAGTTGCATACACAGGAGCTAAAGACTCTAAGATTTCATAAGTATTTTTTAATTCCCCATTAGCTTTATAAACAGAAATTCCAAGTTTTTGGAATAAAGCCTCCATCTGAGCTTGAACCTCTAAATCTTCTTCTCCTTCATCATTCATTCCTTGAAGACGTAAAGTTAAAGTTTTTAAACCATTAGCTGCTTTACTAGCATTTCTTGTTACTTCTGTTGCTGCTGTCATTAACCCAATATATTGTTCCATTGAGTTACCAGCGTTAGCAACAACAGCTGAAGCCTTACCTAAGTTACGGGAGATATCTGCAGAACTTACGGCAAAATTATTTGAAACTTCATTTATTGCATCAATAATATGAATAGAATCATCCGCCTCAATATTAAAGGCTTTCATTTGTGCAATAATCATATCTGCGGCATCTGCAGCATCAATTGCTTCATCGGCGATATTAGTATACATTGCTGCAACAGTACCTAATTCTAACGCTTCATCTTTGTAACCAGCTTTTGCAAATGCGGTAGCAGCGTCAATCATTTCTGTTCCTGTTTTAGCTACTGTTTTACCCGCTTCATATGCGTCACTAACAAATTTAGATAAAGACTCTCCTTCGAGGTCTGTAACTTTTTGTAATTCAGTCAAAGAAGCATCTAAATCCTTAACTTCTTCTATCATATCTCTAATACCATTCATAATTGTATTAAAGAATTGAGTAACGGTATTATATGTCAAGAATGACTGCATAGCCTTTGCCCAATTATAAGCCCAGTTTTCTGTAGCAAAAGCCTGATTTTTTATATGTTTAGTAGTTTTTTGTACTTCTTCTCCTACTTGTTTTTCGGCTTTAGCTGCTTTTTGTTTAATTTTATTACTCTTGTCTAATGTGGCAGAATAAGTCTTTTCTCCATTAACAACTTTGCTTGTAATTGTAACTGTTTTATTTAAATTATCTGAATATTTTATAATAGAATTACCAGCAGAATTAAATTTTTCAGATACTTTTGTAAAATTTTCACTAAAATCTTTCCATTTTAATCCTGTTGCTTGAACTGCATCTTTCATACTACTTAATTTTGTATTTAAATTTTTCGTTTGATTAGATGTTTTACCCATAGCATTTTGTAATTGTAAAACAGTATCTTTTAGTTCTTTTAATTGTTGAGTTACCATTTGTGCATCTGATAATTTTTTTTCTGCTTCAGTTAATTCTTTAATTGCTCTTTTGGCTTTTTCAATCGCACTTGTCAACTCATCTGTTGATTTAGCACCATTTTTTGCTTCAGCAGCAACTTGTTTTATTGTATTTAAAATACTCGAAACATCTAAATTTCCAGAAAACATATCTTTTGCCATATATTAGTTCACCCCCTTTTTCATTTCTATAATAAATTGTTTCATATATTTTTGAACTATTTTATTTACTTCTTTATTTAAATAATAATCAATGTCATCAGTACCCAATGCCCCAGCAATAAAATTTAAACCTTTTATTTTTTTCTTTTTTAGGACAGTATAACCAGTTTCTTGATTTGCAAGAGACCAATATTGAATACTTTTACCATTATATGTTGTTGAACCATCTATACTCATATGAGAATTTAATTGATGTGCCAACTTAGAAGTTTCTTGCCTAATTTTAGTTAAATCAACTAAAGACCAAACAATTTGATTTCCAGAATAATAAGCTTTTGGAGGATTAGCTAAAGCGTTTACTAAATCACCAGTTCTTGAATAATATTTTGATGAGGTTCTAACCAATAATTTTCTGCTTAATTCTTTAGCCATTTTTTGAGCAGTTTTATCTATAGTTTGTTGAACGATATTTAAAATGTCCTGCTTAATTTTTTCTTCATCAAGTTCATAATAAAACATATTAATCCTCCAATCTATTCAGTTTTGTTTTTTTCTAAAAAAAAGAGAAAACCATTATTTGGTTTCCTCAGCTTTTCCATTAATAATATTATTGTATTTATCCATTACTTCTTGGAATTGAGGTATTGCCTTTTCTAAATCCTCTAAACTCATATTATTTTCTGAAATATTACCAAAGAATTTATTTAATACCCCTTCTAAATTATTAATAGATTTATCTGCAATTTTATTCAATAGATTGTAAGTATATCTAGCATTTTTAATACTATCAATAAGCTCATCTCTTAATCCTTCGTTATATATTTTATCCCTAGTCTCGTCATCAAAATTTTCAATACAAATTGTTCCTAAGGAATCTATAAATGAATGTTCCATTGCAAGATAATTAAAGTTTAATCCTTCTATTAAACTGTCTTCTTTAAAAGAATTCATTGAAACAATAATAATTGCATCTATTTCTTCTTTTGTTAAATAATCTTTTTTTAATTTTAAATCCATAAAATTAATCCTCCTTTTTTTCTAAAAAATAAGCTCTAGCGATTAGTATGGCTTCCGCCACATCATCGTCACTTTGTTTTGTTTTTGTATCTCTAATATAATAATTAAAATTTAAATTATATAATTCATTTACTTTGTCTACTACCAACTCTTTCTGAACGGCTCTCTTCATACCAGCACGAGTGCCGTCATATAAGTTCATTCTTGAACGCCATCCAGATGGGGCATAGACTACCCAAGGTAGGCATTGTTCAAAACATACCCCTAAGATAACACCTTGTAGTGTGCTGAGTTCTTTTCCTGTCTTCAAATTATTATGTGAAGATATTGGTACATCCTCAACAACAACTACCTTTATATCCTTATGTTGCTTAATAATTTTTGTTAGTTCAAAATAAATTTCTTTCATTCTTTCCCTAACATCTTCAGAGTTGGTTTTAATTAATCCATACTCAACTAACTCTCCGGTTGTAGAATTAAGAACGCTATAACCGGTTTTCTTAGTTGCAGCATCAATCCCTAAAATTTCCATCTCCTTATTTTCCTTTCATCATTTCTTTCACCATTTTCCTATATTTTGCGTCCTTTTCTATATTCTCTTTAACAAATTCCCATATTTGTTCCTTACATAAATTTAAAGATACAGGGATTATTATAAATCCTATAATCATTAGAGCTATTATAATCATAATGGTTTCCAAAATTTAATCTACTCCTTTGTTGTGTTTACGTTTTCTTCCCACAATTTATGGATATAAGAATTTTGATGATATACATTTGTATATTTATCATACGCTTCGTAAGCACGTTCCTCTTTAGAAGAAACATTTTTACCTGACTTTACGTCTGATATAAAATCTATAATTGCATCCTTACACTGGTTTATTTCTAATGAGTCAATCTTGTTGTTTAGTTGCTTATAATTTTCATCCATTTTAGTAGACATATCATTTCTCACATCGTCTACATTTTTATTAACTTCTTCTATTTTATTGTTAACTTTTTTAATTTCTTCTAAAATAGGGTTTATTTCTTTTTCTCTTCTATTTTTCTTTATCCAGCCTGATAATTTTATTACAACCCCCACAATTGTACCTATGGAAACTATTACACCAGCTATTTCTGCTAATAATAAAGCAATTTGTCCTAAAGTAATATTATCCATATTATTCTTCCCTTCCTGATTTTTCTAAAAGTAAAAAAGAAAAGGGGTGTTATAAAATAACAATATCCCCTTTCTTATAAGAATTAACTTCTTTAATAGTAATATTTTTACCGTTCTTATTAATAATATAATAAGTTGGAGTTGCCAATATTACTTCGTATTTAGTATCAATAACCTTTTTGTCTTCCTCATCAACTTTTGGTTTTTCTTCGACTTCCTCGGTTTCAATTGTAGGAATAGGTTCTTCTACTAATTTTTCTTCAACTTCAACTGGAATAATTTCTTCAATTACTTCTGTTTTAGTTTCTTCTACTTTTTTCTTGTAGTTTCTTTTATTAGCCATATTTAAGTCCTCCTTCTGTAATTGAGCACAAGTTCGCCAATCATCAGTATTAACCAATTTTCGTTGAACAGGACAATACCTTTGTTTAGTACAATATTTGCCTGTTAAGGAGCAAATTAAACTTTGCTCCAAACCAGACTTTTTTAATTGACTATATTGGCAATTAGTTGTTGACATTTAATTATTCACCAACTGTAACAATAACGTTTGCGTCAATATCTGTTTTGTCAGTGATAGTAGCTTTAATAGTTGCAGTACCAGAAGCAACACCTGTAACAACACCGTTTGTAGAAACTGTTGCTTTAGTGTCATCATCAGAACTGAAAGTTAATCCAGTAGTTGGTGCTAAGAATGCAGCTGTTCCATCATTAGGTACAGCGAATACTTTTAATGCTTTTGTTCCGTCAACTGCTAATGAGAAGTCTCCTCCATCAATAGCTAAAGCTGTAACATTGTCATACCAGTTTGAGTCATATAAGATTTCAGTGATTGTAGCATAAACTGGTCTATCAGCAGTACATCCACCTTTGTTAGTTGGAGTATATGATAATGCTCTAGCTGTTAATGGTGTTTGAGCAACTGAATCTGGTGTCATTGATAATGTAAATGCACCAGTCATTGAAGCTTTTGGAACTTCAACTTGTAATGTACCTATTCTATTTGTTGTAGAATCAGAACTACATAATTGTGCTTCCATTACTAATCTAATTGTAGAAGGTAACATATCTGCATAAACAGTAATTTGTCTAGCAGCAGCATCGTTTGAATAATATCTTACACAAACATCTCCTTCATAAGTTGTATCACTCATAGTGAATGAATTTCCTGTAAATGTAACTCTTTCAACGTTACCATTTTTATCAGTTACCCAACCATATAAAGTTGAACCAGTGATTCCTAATGGTGTTCCTTGAACAGTTCCTGCTCCTGCAGATATAGTTACATCTTCAGTTGTCCATACTTTTGCTCCAGTAACAATGCTAGAACCAACGTTTAATGCTAAGTATGGTAATGAGAATTGAGCTTCGTTAATAGTTATATTCATTTCAGCTGTATGATAATAGATATATTGTAATTGGTTTCCTTGTCCAGCTCTAACATCAGTATTTGATAATGTAGTTTCAATTGAACTGTCCATTAAAGTTGTACCAACGAATAATAGATTATCATCTGAATCATAACCATATACGTTAGCTGTACTAACTAAAAACTTTTTCATTTTATTTCCTCCTTTATAATTATTTATTTACATCATCTATTTTATGGTGCATTTCGTCTGCATCGACTTTAACATCTTCATATTTATCTGATTTAGTTAAATCAGCCATCCAATGTTTAAGCTTGTTTTCGTCTTTAAATTTGACCATACCAGACATTTCTGCACTTAAATAAATTTCGTAATGTAATTTATAGTCAACTCTCTCTAAAATTTTACTGAACTTTCTAATTGTTAATTTATTAATATCTTCAAATTTTAAAGATGTCGAAATTAAGACACATACCATTTGGTCTTCTAACGAACACATTTTATATTCGTTTTGTTTCATTTTATAGACCCTAGCTTTTTCCATTGCGTCTCTTACTTCTTTTTGAATTGTATCATCTATATGTTCAATACTATTTTGTAAAAAAATAATATCCGTTATTTTATTTAAATCATCGGAATCATAAATAATCCCTTTAATTTTAAAAATAGCCTTACCGTTTGGGTCGGTACCAAACCATAAATCACTATCGTTATCTATATGTAAAACCATTTTCAAAAGTTCTTTAAACATATATAAATATGGTAACTCAGTCGTACTTGCCATATAATACATAAATTGTAAATATGTCATTGTAATAACTTCTGGATTAGGAATACTATTTTTATCTAACAATAAACAAGTTATATAAAAATGAAAATCCAAATATCTATCCATTGTTGCAGGGTAAATTAATAATTCCTTATATGGAATGGGTTTATCATAAAATAAATAATAATCGTATTCTCCAACTTTATCCATTATGATAGAATAACTCCCATTGTAATGATTTTTCCTTTATAAGGTTTTTCACCAGTAGTTATAATACGATTGTAGCTAGTGGCATCATCATCAAAGAATAAGACTCCTACTCCGCCGATGTCACAACCATTTAAAATTTCTAATAATTTTTGAATAATAGTATCTAACCTTGTCGTATAATTAGACAAATGATTAATTTGAGAATGAATAAAAACTTCTATATTTACAGAACATATACCATAAGTTCTTGTAGTAGGATATACTGCAGCAGGATAAATTCTAAGAAAACTCTTTTCTTTATTTGTTGCCTCATCCATAAAGAAATCAAGAAAAACATTAAAGTCATCTTGACTACTCATACCATTATAAATCATAGCAGCCTTTTCTTCTTTTGTTAAATTATCTTTTGCCCAAGCATCAGCATCATTATATTTTAATAATTTCCAAATTATTTCTGCTTCAGGATTAGTCATAAGATGCTCAAGAATTTTATAACTAATTTCTGGCATTACATTATAAGTAGCATAAGCATCTTTAACAGCCTTCATATCAACAGCCATTAATATAACCCCCTTAAAATAAATGTAAACTCTTTTGATTTTTTATCATTAGAACATCTAACCTTAATAGGTTTTAAAAGATATTTCTTTTTATTTATAATAGTGAAAGTATTTCCATCAACAAATAATTGATAATTATCTCTTGGAACTCCCTCGCTTATATCTACTATTTCTAATGAATCATCTTGTTCTATTCCATTTTTATATAATGTAGCAGTAATTGTTATTTCTTCTTTCTCTAAAACATAATTAATATCTGGATTAATTAAAATATCATAATTAGGCTCAGCTGAATCATCTAACACCGTAACAGTCATAGAACCAAAAACGTGTTTGTTATCAACCATAATAGCACTTAAAGTGACCTCGCCAGGAGCAAGTGCCGTTAACTTATTGCCATCAATAGAAATGATTTCATCATTTGAAGAACACCAACGAATTTCTTCTTCTACAACTTCCTTTCCTCTATATACAGTGGAACTTAAATCAGCTGTAGCTCCGACATCAAAGTGAGTATTATTTTCACTTATATCAATACTATATTCAAATCTTTCTGCGTTAGCAAAACCGTTTTCTATATCGTCCGTTTGATAATTCATTTCGTACTCTTCTACATAAAATTGAGTTAATGTAGGAGAATTATCGTCTCCAGTAATTGTGTTTAACGAGTTACCAAAACCCCCTGCGTATACTCTGAACCCAATTCTTTGTTCTGGAACACCAAATAAGAATCTATCATTAGGTTTAATTTTTATTGTTCTACTATTACGTTGGCACCATATATATTGTTCAGCTTTACCAGTGACAATGGTCATAGTGTCATTATTATTCGTGAATCTTAGCACTTGGTCTAAAATGCAAGGTTCATATATTTTATTCCCATTCTCATCAAAAAATCTTAATGTATTATTACATCTACGAACTTCTGCACTGGTAGATAATCCAGAACCTTTATCTACATTGATTACTAAATAATAATTTCTTCCCCATTTAAATTTCATACCATAATATGGTTCAGGAAAATCTGGAGTGAAAATAAATACTTGATAATCATCTCCTACTTGAATACCAGTATTATAATTAACAACTGGTTCTACCCTTACCATTGGTATAGGTTTAAAATCACGTTTACCATAATGAACTTCATATTCAATTTCATTATATTTAACGTTTGGTGCATTATCAAATGTTTGTTCGCTTATTGCTACAAAATCATCACGATATGCCTTTGTAGGATTTGTAGTTCTAAATGCTTGTGTAGCATTATAATACTTCATTGCCATTTTTTAGTACCTCATCTCTCATACTATTGATAAGATTAGTGCAATGATTTACTATATATTTAACTCTATCGTGTTCCTCTGGACTAAATTTTTTCATACCTTCAATCATATAAAGTAATTCTACGTAATATTGATTGTTTTGCCATAGTTCACTGGCACCAATTAATTTAGTGCTTAAAAATAAAAGATGTTTTTGATAATTTTCATAAGCTTCATCACGGGAATAAGCGATGTCGCCTTCTTTATTTTTACCTTCAAAAATAGGTAATGTTTTCCAACATTGATTTATTAATATAGCTAAAGAATCTAAAGTAGTTTTATCATCTAATGTAAAATCGTATTTCATTATACTAATGCGTTCTCATTTAACCATTTTGATTGACTAAAACTATAAGTAGTCTTTTTAGTTGCAATCTCTTCGATTAATTGATTCCTTCTATTAATTTTAGCATTTAAGTTATTAGCTTCCGAATATCTATGTGCTTCTTTATTATTTTGCATCATACCAGTAATTTGTCTAACATCATTTATTTCTTTATCAAGCCAAGCTATAACAGTATAATCCGCTATAATACTTTTTTCAATTTCTGATAATTCACAATTGAAAACTCTTTCTTCATCATTTCTGTCAGATAAATCTTTTCTACAATTTTCGAAATTTGCTAATCCCCTAACCATAAATCCTTCTAATACTATATTAAAATCTTTTGGGGAATCCACAGCTAATCTATTTAAGTGGTAATCCTCAATGGAAACTAAAGCGAGGTCTAATATATCGTCATATGAAGTCATATATGTACCTCCTTTTATTGTCTGTTTTCATTTCTTAATTCTTCAAATAATTTCTTTTGAGCTTTAAAATCACTCATAATGTCGATTCCCATATCTTCATTTAATATTTGAACAATGTTCATATCGACACTTTTTTCGTTTTCATTTAATTTATCGAATATAATTCCTTTTAAAGTTTCTTTTTGGTTTCCAGTCATTCCTTTGTATATTTCTTCAAATACATCTCTGTCTTCACTGAAAATTTTTTCCATTTGTTCATAACTTAATAGTTTCTTATAAACGTTTACTAATTTTTGTTCTTTTACTACTTCTTCATCATTGATAAATACATTACCACCTTCGAAAAAACGCTTATTATTTTTAATAAGTTTTTTTAAGTCTTCATATGGAACAGCTTGTTGCTCTCCATAATGAGAAAAAGTATATACTTCTCCTTGACCATAACCCTCAGTAGATAAATTTAATTCACCAACTGTTAACGATGTTAAAGTAACGTCTTTATTATTATCATTTATATATTGAACATTTTGAGGTTTATCAAATGCTTGACCTGTTAATTGAATAATTAACTTTTGCATATCTTCCATTTGTTTTCTCATTTGTTCTACTTCTTTTTTACTTACTGTGCTTGTACTTTTTGTACTTTTAGTATTTGCCATAATCATATCTCTCCTTTTTTACTAAAAATTAAAGGGGTTGATTTATCATCAACGCCCTTTAAAATATCTATATTCATATAAGTATAAAATTATACTTCAATTACTCCTGCTAATGCAGATGTAAATGCACCAACACCATATGATTTATATAATGTTGCAACTTGTTGTAAGTTAGCATTTGCGAAGTTAGTTTCGTTATTTGCTAATGTAGAACCTTCAACGAATACTTTAACTAATTTGTCAGTACCTGGGCATAAAACATAAATTCTGTTGTCAGCTAATTTAACTGCGAATTCAGTTTTATAATCAGCAACTTGTTCTAATTCAACACAAGAAACTCCGAAGAAATCTCTTAAGTATCCAACTCTAACATATTCGTCTCCTAATAAGATTCTAGTATTTGTAGATGCAGGTAAGATTTTTGATAATGCTAATTTAGTTCCTAAGAAGATAGCTTGTCTTCCACCATTCCAAGCACTAACTTTTTGAGCTAATGCGATAGCAGAATCTTGATTCCATCCTTGAATTCTTAATGCAGCAGAACCACTTGTAGGTAAGTTGTTCATCATAGTTGCAAAAGCATCATAAATGTCATATCTCATTTGAGTTTCAATAGACATAACAGCTTTTCTTACGAATTCAGCTAATGTATAAGCTCCTCTTAAAACATCATATAAAGAAATTCCAACAGAAATTGCGTGTAATTCAGGAACTACAGTCTTTTCTCCTTTGAATTGTCTAGTTATATCAAAATCTCTTTTTGCTCTTCCACCTTTAGCAACGATGAATAAATCTCTTGGTTCAATATCAACTTTTAAAGTGTCTCCCCAAGAACCATTTTTAACTTCTGCAATAACTCCTAAGTCTTTAATTAAAGCATCAGGTATAATTAAATCAGTAATCATACCGATAATAGCAAATGCAGATTCTTTAACATCTGAGAAATTACAGAAAGTAGCTAAATCATTATAATCGCTTATTTTTCTTCCTGACATTCTTTCGATTTCGTCTGTATAGAATTCTAACATTTTACTGTTCATTTCTTCAAATGTAGTACCAGCTGCACTACTTTTTTTACCATTTATATAAGATTCATAATATTCAACAAATTTTGAATAAGCATTTTTTCTTTCTTCATCATTTGCTGTGAATGCTAAAACACTATTTGGTAATCTCATTTTATATTCCTCCTTCTTAAATTTCTTAAATTATTTTCTATTTTTTGTTTTGTTGCCTAATTATTAGATAGCAACGCATTCTAATAAGATAGCAGCAACTCTTTGTGAACCGATGTTAGTTGCTCCTCCGATTGAGATGTAAGCACTATCATCTAATACTTTGTATGATACTCCTGATACAGCAGCACTAGCATATTGTAATTTGCTTTCTCCAGCAGCTACAACTGCGAAATCATCAGCAGTTCCTTCAATACCTTCAGCAGAGATTAAAATTTTGTCTCCAACTTGTGGTCTGTAAGCACTAAATACTTTTCCTTTTACATTTGTGAATGTTCTTGGGTCATTTATACCGATTTTGTATTCATTTCCCATAGAGTCTGTAATTATTGTATCTTCTGGGCTGAATGCCATAAATACATTGTGTAAATCACTGATAGCAGCTGGTGTATAAGTTTGACTAGCAGAATCATAAGCTCCTGCATTGAATACCATACCGTTATCATAATCATTAGAAGCATCTAAGAAACTTTGATTTAATGAGTCAATGTTTTTAGCAGCTACTAAACTTGGTATTAAAACAATTTTTGCCATTTTAAATTTCCTCCTTCTTAATTTTTAATTACTTCCACGTATATTTAGATGTGTTTTGTTTATTATCTAAAACATCGTTAACAGCCATTTTTGTGAATGATTTATCTTTTACTGAGAAATTTTTACTTGAAATCATCTTGTCATAAGATTTAGCTTTAACTTCATTTTCAAAGATATTTAATTCGTCTAATGAATATTTTTTTGATTCTTCTCTTAACTCTGAAATTTCATCTGCACTAAATAGCTCACGTACACCAGAAATTATACTTTCTACTTGTACTGATTTTTCTTTAGCTTCGTATTTTTCAACTTTGTCTCTTAGAACCTCACATTCAGTTTTTAAAGAATCTCTTTCTGCCTTAACAGTTTCAGGGTCTTCTTCTTTTTCAGGTTCATCAGTTTCACAATTTTCAGTAGGAAGATTTTCTTCGTTAGCTTCACACTTAGCTTCTTCACATTCTTCAGAATCTTCACATTTTTCACATTCTTCAGAACTTTCGCAATTTTCAGAAGCTTCGTTTTTGCATTCTTCTTCAACTTCTTCTACATCTTCCTTAGATTCATCATCTGAATCATCTGAATCTTCTTTGTCATCATCTGACTCTTCGTCATCGTCTGATTTGTCATCTTCAGATTCAAAGTTCTTTTCTTTATCATCTTCAGAATACATAGTATTGTCGTCTTCTTTAGATGATTCTTCTTGAGTTTCAGTTGTTTCTTCTACTTTTTCAGCTTCCTTTTCAGTTTCAGCTTCAACAGTAACTTCAACTTCTTCAACTACTTCTTTAGTTTCATCCATTGTACCTTTTTCCTCCTTTCCTGAAAATTCCACCATAGCAGTATCATCACGGTGTTCATTATAAACTTTTAGTGCATTTTCACAGTCAAACTTGATTATAGATGCACTACTGCCTTCACAGGCAGGTACGTGGCTCAATCCTAAAATGGTAACTCCATTGAAGACAAATTCTTCAATTGTTAATAAGTTATCATTTTCATCAACTTGCCCAGCAAGAACTGTAATTTCCATAGAAACATCTCTATGATTACCTTTTTCTTTAAATATCTCATAAGCCCAATTTGCATAGACTTTAGACATTATTGCCTGAGCAACTAAATATGTTCTACCCTTTCTTTTCTCAAATCTCATTTTTGAACTTTCAGGGAAGAACCCTACTATTTGTTCATCTGGTTCGTGACCTTCAAAATCATTTCCGTCAAAACCAGCAACTAAAAATTTATTTTTCAATGTGTCTTTAGCTCTGACTAAAGCTTCCCTAGTAATAGGAACATTATGTCTGTTATTTCCATCGTGACAAACATAAATTTCTACAACAGCCAATTGGCTATCAGAATATTCCTCAGGGACTATTTCAAAGCTAGAAACATCTATTGAGAATTTTTCTAATTCATTATCCATTTATAACCCCTGCCTTTCTTAGTATTTCAAATCTGACAGGTAAATGAGATAATACTTCTTGTAATTCTTTGGTATTGGAGAATTTCATTTTATCTCCATCTCTACCTAATAAAGGAAAACCTTTTTTAATTAGGAAGTTACCAAGTGTTTTACCACAAGTATATACATTAGAGAAATTCATATCTTTAATATTACTTATAAACATATATAACTCCCCTTTCTATTGATTTCCGCCTTTTTCTATATTGGAACCTTTACTTCTAGTTTCTTCTCCACTATCAGTTAAGTCTCCATCATCTTTTAAAGGTCTACCAGCTCCTTTATTTGGAGTTGAGCCCTGTGTTACATTACCTTGAGTATAAATATTAATCATTGGTCTTAATTTATCAATGAAATCACTAGCATTCATTTCTTCTAGTTCTCTCTCAAGTTCAATCTTATTCATTCCTAAAGATGAAGCAATTTTATTTGGTAATACAACACCTTTATCAGCATATTTAAATGCTTCTTCTTGTCTAGCCTCTCTGTCAAATTTATCATTTGTTCCAACAAATCTAAAACTCCATTTAAATTTCTTAGTATGTCTATTTGCGTAGTATTCTAAGAAATTTTCAAATTGTGGATAAATAGATTTGACTAACATTCTATCAATATCTATAGAGAATTGACTCTCTATTGCATTTTGATTTTCTCTTGTAGAAAATATAACTTTACCACCACTTAATAAAGAACTTGTAATACTCATAAATGTTTCATAAGTGTCATTATCAGTATTTTTAAATTCAACTCCTTTAATATCTTCTGTTGGTAATGCTAATACTTTAATGGCAGCCTCTAGTCCTTGAGTTGCTAAACCAATAAATTTACCTAAAGTATCTGCGTCAATAGCTAATTGATTTGCTACACTTGCAGCCTTCTTCTCATTTAAATATGGAATTGAAGATACAAGTAATTTTCTTGCTGCAGCCATACTTTGATTTATTTGTAAATTTCTCATTACTGGAATTGCAGCCATTTCTGGAAGCATACCTGAGAAAAATGGTATTTGTAAATTATGATTAGGATTAAATTTAAAAACCCAACATCCATCTGCAGGGTCTGTTTGAGTCCATAATGCAAAACTACCAGTTCTCTTATTTATTTTATTACTTGGTATATATGGTTTAACCTTTTTACCATCAAACATTTCTGTATATCTTTTCTTTATCCAGTCTGGATAACAATCAATATCAACTTCTCCTTGACAGAACCAATTCATATCAATATCGTATAAAAGACCATATTCCCATTTTCCAGTAATCATTGCATATTGAGATGGGAATTCTTGAATTACAGATTTATCTCCTAATTCTCTAAACATAGCATAATATGTTTCATTCATAACAATATTCCAAGTAACATTTTTAAATTGTTCTCTATAATTGAATGCGTTTATAAACTTTTTAATTTCTTCATAATCATTTTTATATTTATTAGTTTTATAATCTTCAGGTTTAGCATTCATACAAGATATTTCTAAATCAAATGCAGGCAGGTTAGCTAAGTATTCTTGATTTCTTTTATACATCAAACTACTAAAATAATAAGATTGTCCATAATTAACTATATTGCCTTCATTTTCTATAGGACTAGATAAAGCCTTTTCAATATCTTCTCCATTAGGAGTTTTATTAGTAGCTATATTAAGTCTTTTCATTATTTCATTTTGTGTGTATGGTGTAAAAGCTCCTGCTTCTGTCATACCTTTTGAAAATGCAGCAACATCAAAAGTTCCATTTAACATTTGAGCATCTCTAATGTCTAAAGCATAATCTAAAGCTTCTAAAACTTCTGTAACTTGTTTTTCAGTTAATTTAGTTTTTTTACTATTACTCAATCTTATTCACCTACCTTCCTTAATAAATATATTTTTTTAAATATGATAAAGGGTCTATATCTTTTTTATACATATCCGCTTTACCTTGTTTTTCATATTCCCATACTACAGATAATCCATACATTAAACTTGTAGCACGGTCTCTCTTTTTACTTTTTACTATTCTCGTGTAGATGATTTTACCGCCTTCCGAATATGATTGTTTAATATTACTTAACTCTTGAACGAGATTATCGTGTTCAACGTGGATAACCTGTTCTTCTGGTTTATATTTTCCACTTTTATATTCTTCATCGGTTTCATTACTATCAACTAATAATTGAAGACTACCATCTTCAAAACCAGTTTTCATATAAGGATAAAATGTACTATTAAATTCTTGTGTTGCAGTAATTCCTCTTATTATAGGATTTGCATCAGGAAGTAACATTTGTCCCTCTTCATCATCGTCACAAATTAATGGAGGAAATTCTTCAATTTCTCCTCTTGCATTTCTAGCAGTCCAAGGTTCTTCTAATAAAGATAATAAACCTTGACCAGCAGATTGAGCATCTATTACTAATTTCTCTGTATTTGGGAATCTTATATGTATAAGTTCCCTTAAGAAATCTCTTTGTTCTTTTAAAGTTGCACCATTCATAGTTTTAGTAAATACAACTTGTTTAATGAATGTTCCATTTTTTCTTGGAACTAATTTTATTACGTGCGTACACGCATTGTCTGAACCAGATTTACCAGAAACGGCAACGTCGTGTGTTACAATATAAGCATATTGACATTTCTTTGGTTGCTCTAATTCACATCTATCTATAACTCTACATTTTGAAGTTATATCATAAGGATAATAACTATCATTTGCACTTCCAACAAATCGACCTTCATATTCATAAGCCCATTTATCTAAAGTCATTTCAGGGTCATTTTTTTCCAACATCATATTTTCTTCAGTAAATAATCCAGCATCAATACCAACTCGATAATCTAAACTTGCAACAAAGAAATTTTTATCTCCAGATGTCATTTGGCTATAAAAATTTAAAAATCTTTGATATAAATCACAAGTTTTTAACCAAGCGGAAGATATATAAACCATTCTACCTTCTTCATATGGTGCTTCAGGGAATCTCTTTTTAAGTTCAATAGCATTCTCTCTTGGAGTTTTTGTCATCGGTATTAAAACTTCTTTTAATGCTTCGGTTTTAACAAGTCTTGCTTCATCAACTAGAATAAGTTGAAATCTCCAACCTCTCGAACTATCTCCTTTTTGATTATTACCCAATGTAAAAGCCCTAATAGAACTTCCATTCTTAAATTGAACAATACAATTATCCTGTCCAGTATTAATTAATTTAATTTCTCTTTTTATATTTTCATTTTTACATAATTCGCCTTCTATTTTTTGCTTAACAACCATTCTTGCTTGATTACCGTTACCAGAAACAATACCTATTGCCATACCTGGATATAAAATAGCCATACATACAATAAATATTGCAGCAATATATGATTTTGTTAAACCTCTACACATTATAAACATTATATTTGGAAATCTTCCCATTGCTCTTAATAATAATCTTTGAAATGGGAATAAATTATCCATTCCTAAAATATCAACAGCAAATTCATCTACATAATATCTATAATAAGATAAGAATTTAGTCCATTCTTCATAATCTATCTTTTCAGAATTAATTGGGTCATAACTTAATGGAGAATCCATATTATCATATCCCCAAGTTTTTTGAGCTTCTACTCCTTTACGAACTCTTTTGACATTTACTGCCATAATTATAAACTCCTATTTATATTCATAAATTGGTCTATAAGTTTATCAAACATATCCTTATCTTCTGGTATATGTTTAGGCACAAAATTATGTTTTTCAACCGCATCAAAAACCTTACCAAAGCATCCAAGTGAGACATCGCTTGCACTTCTTTGACTTTCTGCAAATTGTGCAGATTTTGATAATCTATCAAAATTTGATACAGCAGTATTATATGCAGCAACAGCATCTTTATCTTCTGGATTATCTCTCATAATATTATAAGTATCATTCATTGCTAATGATGCTTGTGCAATTCTTCTTGCATAGTCCTTATGATTTGTTGTAATAATTTTAAAATCATTATTTAAATCTTGATAATATTTATTTAAATAATTTAGTTCTCTTTGAGAATAATAACCTTGCCAGTCATCATCCCACTCTTTAATTTCATTACCATTTTCATCTTTTTCAATAGATGAAGTTTTTTCATAAACACTATCTTTAAATCTAGCATTTTCGTATCTAGTCTTATAAGTATTATTAATTAGATTTAAATACTTATCTATATAATTTCCTTCAACATCAGCCAAAGCTTCTGTCCAAATTTCTTGAATAAATGGCGTATCTAATGTTTGCAAAACATCATAGACTGTTTGCATATCATCAATGTCTACAATTTTATTATTAATACAATCCTTGCAACAAGGATGATAACCAATAGAAACGTTTCTTGATTTATAAAAATTACTTTGTTGTTGGTATCTCCCCATAGCATCGCAATCTTTATATTGACAGATTTTCTTTGGTTCTTTTGGCTGACTTGTATTAACCTTTTTAGTTTTAGTCGCCATCTAATCCACCTTTCTTTCAAAAATAAAAGAGCTCTTAATCAAGCTCTACTGTATAATTACATTCTATTCCTTTTTCAGTACAAACTAATACTGTTTGAGATGGTTTACCGCTAAGTCTTAATTCTATAGTGTGGTCATCTCCGGAACCAGGAAAACTTCCAGACTGAACTAATTTAATACCATTAATTTCGGTTGTAGCAGGAAAATGTTTGTGCCCAAATAAAATACAATAAGGAAAATATCCTGCCATCATACTTAATTTTGCAACTCCAGCCGTATCAAATTTGTCATAATCTCCGTGGACAATAAAATAATGTTTGTCTCTAACAACAAAACAATTAAATGTATTGTCATAAGGCTCAACAAATTCTATATTTTCAAAATTTTCTAATTTACTTTTTGCATACCACTCTATTAATGTATCAAGACGTTCATCTTTTAATGCGTCTTCCTTTTTATCTATTCTCGAATGATTTCCTACAACACTAGCCACAGTAACATTGTTAAAATGTTTACTTAACTCAGCTAAAAATGATGTAACAATTTCACTCGCTTCAATAACTTGTTCTATAACATTTTCTCTATTAGTAATTGCAATTGATTTATGTATAGAATTACTAATCATATCTCCTTGTAATGTTACAAAACAATTTTCGGAATTGTGTCTATCTTTAATTTCTATAATTTTATTTAAATATTGTCTAATTCTATCTTTTGCAACTTCTAAATTATATCTTCCCCACGCAGAAGCAAATGTTTGCCCTATATGTAAGTCACTTAACATAATAACTAAATCATTATCTGATTTTATTTGAAGAGCTTTTCTCTCTTCTGGTTTTAAAGGTTTGTAATCAATTTTACCTTGTTTAGAAATTACATCTTCTAAATAATCTAACTTATTTTCAACTCGAGCTTCAATTCTGATTCCTCTATTAGATTCAGTTCTTTCATCTCTAAGTTTAATTTTTTCTTTTTTAATTTCTCTCAGTAATTCTTCTTGTTCTTTTTTAAAGTCGTCATCACCTTGTTGTGAAAAAATTTCATCATAGAACTTTTTGGCGGCTTGATATTTTTTACGATAAGCTGATTCATCATAATATTCATCCTCTGCTCTCAATTGTTGATTTAAAGTTGGGGTAATTTCTTTCCAACTACCAACTTGTCCAGATTCAACTAATTTACCAACTCGCCATAAATATTGAATTTCTGTCTCTCCTTCTTTTCTTTCTAAAATCATATCAAAACTCCTTTTATTCAAAATTTGTTTTTCTTATTCATATATATAATACTTTTTTCGAACATACGTTTTCCTTTATTTTACGGGGCTTGTAAGGGATTGGGTTTTTCCTAAATTGGAACTTTCCTTATAATATTTAATGTTTTGTTTATTCTTTACTTCTTTAGCACAATTATCACAATACTTTTTTGGAGAACGTGTTTTCTTTATAACAGTACCACATTCAGAACATCTCTTATAATGTTCAGGGTCATTATAATAATATAATTCTCCTAAAATATTATCATAATTATTTATACAAATAGCAACTTCTCCGCTCCCATAAGCATCTGAAGCAAAAGGTAAATAAAAATAATTATTAGATTTAAAATTATCTTCTACATATAGTCCTTTTAATATTAATTGATTGCATAATCTATATCTATCTGCAACACGCAATTTCATTATACCGGCATATTTCCAAACATCCATATCATTTGTTATTACCATTTTTACATTATTATGTTTACTAAAAAAGAATAATTGTTGTTGTGTTGTCGCCCATTTATAATAAACAAGTAATATAAATAATAAATTTCTCGCATTTTCATCTTCAATGCTATTAATAACATCAATTTCATTTTTAAAAATCATTGTATTAATTCCTGTGACTAGAGGATAACTTAAAGCTCTATCAATAATTTTTTCATAAATTATATCGACATCTTTCTTATCTAAATATTCACAACCAATTAAAGGGAACTTATCAAGTTCTTTTCTTATTTCTTCAGTTGACATACCTTCGCTTGCTAAATATCTGATGAGAATGTATCTTTCAATATCTTTTTGTCTATAAGTTTGAAATTCTTTTTTCTTTAAAAGATTTTTTGCGTATTTTTTCTCATCAAATATTAGCATCTTTTCTTACCTCCTGAAGACTATATTTTTGTCCTAAATATTCCATTCCATTTTCATCTTCAATTAAAACGGTTGGATTTTGTATAGGTATAACATCTATTATGTCGTCTCCCATTATATCCCATACAATATCGTGATTCATTCCTTTTCTTTGACACATCATCATAAGATGGTTAAATAATTCTTTTGTGTTACTAAATATATTTCTTATTTCTTCTCTATATTTATCTTTGTGCCCATATAAAACCTGATTCATTATTTCATTTATATCGTCATCTGCAATACCTTCATTTTCCACCATAGCAGCAAAACCTCTATATTGCTTTTCTGATTTATATGTTTTACAAACATCCATTAGTTTATTTAACTTATCTTCATCTATTTCATCATAATTTACAAAATTAGATAATAGACTAACTTTACTTGGATGATATTTAATGTCAGAATCTGAACTTTCAACTTCCTTACATAAATTATTCATTACGCAATCAGTTTCAAGCACAGGAGAATATTTTCTATATTTTCTAATAAGTTTATTTTCTCCTTCACTACGATTTTCTTTCTTTAATAAATCTTTCATAGCCATACCAAAATGTTTGTAACTAATACTATTAAAGTTTTTCTCGTATTGTTTATATTCTTTCATTAATGTTTGATACAAATAAATAAAGAAATAAGGTTTCTTTTTAACAACCATAGAATTATATTTATATTTTTCTGCCTTAGTAATGTCATCATCATCTTTATCTATTTTTAACCAATAACGCCATTCCTTAGGAAATTGTGGAGGTGTCGTTCCTTTAATTTTATCAATTTCAGCTCCTTGAATTTCTCTAAGCAATTTAATTCTTTTTTGCATTTCTTGTAATTGTTCTTGTTGACCTTCTCCTCTAAATAATGGTAACATTGCTATCATACTTGTTGAATAATTAGTAATTTGACCAACTTTAGTATCTAATCCTTTAACATCACATCTAATAAAATTAGGTAAAGTTACTTTTTGAGTTGGAACCATTTCCTTTTCATAAGTAATAGGAATTTCATCTCTCATAGCTCCTTTTAAAAAGTAAGGATTATTTGTTGAACATACAATATCTCCATCAAAATCAGAATCTGCGTGTTTAACTGTTGCTATATCATAAATACTATATATAACACCACTATAAATATATCTATACCATTTTTTCATTTCATCTGTATTAGCAGTTCTTTCAACATTAATTTCAGAATAATGTGTAAGTGGGCTTCTCATTAAACAAATTTCTCCATCATAACCTCTCTCATTCCAGAAGTTAGAATAGATTTCATTTGCTTGAAGAGCACCTTTAACTTCTAAACCTAAAGCACTTCTTACTTGTGCAATAGGGTCACTTATCATAAATTGATAATTACCTTTTACCCAGATACGTCCAAGTTTTGCTTGTCGTATAGATTCTTTAATTGAATTATAAATTTTTCTTTGAACATATCCATCTTGTAACATATTAGAATTTTTAACTATTGCTTTTGTAAAAGCACTTCCACAAGAATTAACTATGTCGTCTAAATTATCTTCTGGATTTTTTATTCCAATATTATAAGCTAACGAATATAATTTATTACCACTACAAATATTTTTAAACCAATCTGTCGTATATGATACTAATCCTTTAATATCATCTCTGTCTAAATTAAGAACTTGTATATATTGATAATTTGTTAAAACATATTCATCATCATATTGTTTATTATATCTAGCCACTCCCCATTTTAAATGATATGAATGGTGATAACTTAAATATCCTTCCCAAGAGGAATAATATTTCGCCATTTTAAATTGGCTTTCTGATAATAAAACATCTATATCATTAATATTATATTCTGTTCCGTATCTATCTTTAATAGTCGTAACTCCGTGTTCTCTCGCATATTCTTTAAAATCAAACGTTACTAAATTACCTTTTACAAATGCCGTTCTTACAACAAATGAACAAGGCACATAATCTAAGTGCATATCTTCAGCCCAGTTGAATGCCATATCTGGACTAATTAAACCTTGACCATCACAACTATTTAATTTTAAATCTTTATATATTTCTTTAACTTGATTATTTCCATCTTCATCTTTATAAATAAAATTTAGTTTTTGATTAGGAATTATAGTATCAAAATCTTTAATTACACATACTCTTGGTTCTCTAACCCATAATACAGAAGAAAAAGATAATGCAAAATAAGCACTTAATTTAGCAAGATTTATATTTCTTATTTTTTTATCTAATCCACACATAAGATGTTCTTGCATATAATCATATAATTCTTCATTAATAAAACTTACAGTATTTCTTCTCATTTGACCAGAACCAACCATAAATCTTACATAATGTTTTCCATTTAAATCAAAACCTGTTCTAGCTATTTCTCTATATTCTTTTTTCGTCATTACTTTTATATTAACTATATCATCAATAAATAACATATCGTCAAGTTGATGTTGTAGACTTTTAATTTTATCTATATTTTCTTGACTGGTAGGAAGTTTCTTAATATCTTTCATTTCACGTCTGATATTTTGAACCTTATTATATAATGAAATATGGTCGCCAGTCTCACCATAATATTCTCTAATTTTTGCAAATACTAAATTATCACCTATTGATACTACACAGCCATCCCTCGAAGCATCTTTGAAGGTATAATTTTTTAATTTTCTAATTTTATTAGATGGTATTTTATACACATAATATAAATTTTGAAGAACCTTCAAAAATAATCTCCTCCTATCTTATTTTCTCTAATGTTTTACAATTATACTTTCCGTAGAAATCTAAAATAGAATCAATCTCTTCCCAAGTATTGACGGCTATATATTCATCATCAGTATCTGGTTGTTGCCAAGGAAATTGATTAAAACTTTTGTATAAAATTTTAAGTGCTGCATTAGTCTTCAAACAACTAAAATTATCATCTATTTGAATTCCATCAGACATATCAATCTCATCTTTTTTAAATGTTTGCCCGGATAATCCTATAAATTTTAAATTATAAGGTAAATGCGAAATAATCCAGTTTTGTTTCTTAACTAAATTATTAGGAGTTCCTTTACTTACAATAATAAAATTGTAGGAATCTTTATATTTATTTAAAACTTCTAAAACCTGCGGTTTAAATTCAAGACCATTATAGAATTCATCGCTCTCAAACATATCAAGCTTTTCTTTCTCTGATATTGGATATATACTATTAAATTGATAATCCTTTATATCTGCTTCGGTTTTGGAAGTATGATATTTACTATTTAATATTTCAATAATTCTTTTATTGCTTTCAACCATAGTATTGTCAAAATCTAAATAAATAGTTTTCAATGTACTTCCTCCCTTCTCTATCTTAAGTTAAGACTATTATATCAAAAATTTACCATTTTGTCAATAATTTATTTGACAATTAATAATAAATATGGTAGAATAACAATGGGTGATGATATGTCCTATAAATTAGAAGAATATTATATATTAAATATTAAGTCTTATAGACTACTAGAAATAGAAACAGGAGAATATTGGTATCCTTTATCTCTATTCTTAAGAAAATTTTTATTTCGTAATAATAATTTAAATACTTATAGAGATAATGATAAATATAATCAGTATATGAGAGTTATAGAATACGATAACCCAGACTCCGCAACTGATACAAAAACAAAAGCCTGGTTTATGAATACCGAAGGTTTATATATATTACTTCAAAATACTAGAATTAATAATACAGGTAGTGCCAGAGAAAAATTAGCAAAAGAAAAATATCTTGCTGCTGCACAGAATTTTTTTGGAGTGATTCCTAATAATCCTCAAGATTATATTGGTTATCAACCAGACTTGTCAGATTACGATGTTTGGAGTATAATGTGCTTAACTAGAGATACAAGTATAGACAATAACACTATATGGAAGAGATGTACTAATTGTGGATTTTATTATCCATATAATAAAAAATATTTTGTTGAAGCTAGTGGTTATTTATCTAATAAATGTAAACAATGTTTTGGTTTAGATTTTGTATGTGAAAATAAACGCCTACAATATCTACATAATAATAATGGATTAGACCTTATCTACCAATTTTATCTTAATGATAAAGATAAGATAGTAGAAGAATTTAAAAAGTGGTTGAGTGAAGGAGGAATTTAAAATGATTCTTAAAGTAGTGGATGCTGGATGTGGTGTTGGTAAAACAACAGCAATGATTAACCATATTAATCAAGATAAAGATAATAATAAGTTTTTATATATAACACCTTTTCTTACAGAAGTAGAAAGAGTAAAAACTGCTTGTAAAGATAAAAATTTTCAAGAGCCGGCAGAACTCCCAACAAAGACAGAAGATTTATTAAGATTAGTTGAAAAAGAATATAATATTGTTTCTACTCACGCTTTATTTAAAAAATTAACCGATAGAGTGTTAGACTTAACTCAATTTAATAATTATACTTTAATTATAGATGAGGCAGCTGACGTTCTTGAAGAAATAGATATAACTAAAAATGACCTTAAAACAATTATTACAGAATATACAACAATAGATGATAATAATACTGTTCATTGGAACGAGTGGAATAATGATTATGAAGGTAGATTTGAAGATTATAAAAATATGATACAAATGGGTGGAGTCAAAGCTCATCGCTCAGATACCGGAGAAGTTGTATCTTTAGTTTGGGCTTTCCCTATTAGTATATTTGAATCTTTTAAAGAAGTTTATATTTTAACTTATATGTTTAATGGTCAAAAGGCTTATTATGAATACAATAATGTTAATATAATTAATATGTATGTTAAAGATTTTCAATTAACAACCGAACCTCAGGTTTATAATTATGAAGAACAGAAGAAATTAATTACTGTAATAGAAGATGAAAAACTTAATGCTATAGGTAACAACAGAGGTTCTTTATCAATGTCTTGGTTTTCAAGAAATGCTAAAACTGCACTAATGAAACAACTTCAAAATAACATTAATAATTTCTTTAAAAATATAGTCAAAGGGACTCCAATTAATCAAAAACTTTGGACGACATTTAAAGAATATTCAGAAATTGTTAAAGGTAAAGGTTATACAAATGCTTTTGTTCCAATTAATATTAGAGCAACAAATGATTATAAAGATTCAACTGCAGTAGCATACATAGCAAACAGATATATGAAACCAACACTTAAACATTTTTTTGAAGTAGAAGGTATTAAGGTTGATGAAGATGCTTATGCTCTTTCAGAATTAATTCAATTTATTTATAGAAGTGCAATTAGAGATGGTAAACCAATAACAGTTTATATTCCATCAAAAAGAATGCGTGAATTATTTATAGACTGGATAAATAAAAAAGACGAGTAATTTCTACTCGTTTTTATTTTTATAAAAATATATAAATAACAGTATATAAGCAATCAACCAAACAATCCCAACAGATACAAGATATATTATGTCAACATATATTTCAGCAAAATGCAATATAAGAACCATCATATAAAATGGTGTCATAAAAAATGTTATACAAAACAACATTAAAGTAAATATAATAAAATCTTTAATCATTTCTTTTTTACTCATCTTCGTCTTCACTCTCCATTAAAAAATCTCTACAATAAACTTCTTCTCCAATGTCATCCATAACTTGTTTATATTGTCTAACAAATTCATCATAATTAAATACTTTTGAAACAGGAGCACCATCATCGACCCACCAGTTTAGTAAAAAATCGTCTTCGTAAATATGTTTTGTTATACTTAATTTTAACTCAGTACCTTCTCCGTCAAGAGTGATACTTCGTGCTTCAATATTCCAATGATATGTATATTCATTATCCTTACCAATTCCTAAAAGATAATCCATACACATTTTAAAATCATCTAAATAGCTAACACAAAATCTAAATCCGTTTATTTCTAATGTTAACCATCCAACTTCAACATCAAAAACTTTTATCATCATATTTCTACATAACCTTTTCCGCCACAACTTCTACATTGTTCAGGTGTAGTGGTAGATGTAACCCAAGTATTACCAGTATGATTATAAAATCCATTACTAACAATTCCATTACCTCCACATACAGGACAGCATCTTACTTCTCTATTTGTATTATAAATATGAGGAGTATAGTTATAATCAATAGGTGCCATTTTTATTTTTGCTGCATATTGAGTTATCTCAATTTCACAAGTTTCATCAGTTAAACAACAACTATCTACCCAATCAAATAAATCTTCATAATCTCCATCACCATAATCACTACGTTGTATTTTTCTTGTAGTATGAATATCAATATCATCAGCAACAAACTCTTCTCCATCTAATTTAAATTTAAATCCATCACCGATTTCATCATTTAACCACTTTTTCATAAATTCTCTTAAAGTCATTTTTGTTGGTGTGAAATAAGATGAATAAGATTCACCAACATTAATTGGAGTACAAGTTATAGTAGCTGAACTACTTATAGTTTTTGTATCATCTAAATTTTGCATCATATTTATTCCTCCTTTACCAATTAACATAAATAGGATTATTTCCTTTATAACCTCTATCTATTGCATTTTCACCAGAATTAACAAATAAATCTAGTCTTTCTTCATATGTTACTTTCATACAAGCACCACAACTATCAAGAATCACACCTTTATAGTCTATACCATCAATAGTAACATTAACCTCATCATAATATTTAAAATACTTTTTACCCTCAACATAACCAAAACTTTTTTGTAAATAAGTTGTTGCGGCAGCCAATACGATTTTACCGTCCCAAGTATACCAACCTTTATCATTTACTTGAAAATCCCAGCTACATTTACCAGAACCAGTACAATCTGTATCTTCTGCGGGATAATAAGACGTTAATCTAAATGCTTGTTTATTTTGCTCTATTTTTGGCTCAAAGTCAACAGTTTTTACAGTATTTTCAGCACTTTTTTCAGTGTTTTCAACCAAAATTACATCGTTTTCAGGCTCTTTTTGAGGTTCTTTTTTAATGTTTTCTTCCTTTAATACTATCATTTTATCTGTTTTTATGTTTACTTCTGGTTGTATTTTATGAGTAATTTTATGTAAGAACAGACCAAAACCCCCGATTAACATAACACAAAGTGTAACCTTAACCCACTTTTTTAGTCTTCTTTTCTTTTTCATACTTCTCTTCTAGGATTATAATAAGTTTCCTTTTCTTTATAATCTCTTATCATATCAATCAGCTCTTCACGAGTATATTGTTGATATTCTTCCTCCTCTTCATAATTTTTAGACCAGTCCATCTTTTCCCAGTCGCCTTTATCGTCTAACCAAGCTTCTGCAAGCTCATAATTTTTACATACATAGATAGATATTTCATCCATATGTTCACCATCATTAGAAAATCCAAAAGCAAAGACCATAGTATCTCCTGTTCCTTGGAATGTAGCCCAGTCTTCATTAGACTCTAATCTACTAACACACTCATCTATCATACGTTGTATATCTTTATCAAATAATTTAACTCCATCATTTTTATTAAAATCTTCTTTACTACCATAATTAAATTTAATCATTAAACTCATCCTCCAATTTCTTATTTATATTTCTATAAATATCAGCAACAGCTTCATCACTGCAATACTTATCATATTCGGATTCAGTAATAATTCCTTTATTTAATAATAATTGAGTTAAACCAAACATTTTTACATTTAAGAATTCTATTTGCCTACTTAAATTAGAATAAGCAGATAACATTTCTTTTATTAATATTTTTTCCATTAACTTACCTCCCAATAAACCGGGTCATTAATAGAACAAGTAGCTCTTAAATCTAAAGAATTATTATGCTTATCTGTTAATACATCACACATATCTAAAATACTATCAGTTAAAGATATTCCTCTCATAAACCAATAATCATAATGTTTGGTCTTAAGATGTATAAAAACTTCTTGTGAATTTTCTTTCTTTAATTCCTTTAATAATTCATATAAACTTGTTACCTGGTCGAGAACTTCTTCTCCATCAATAATCCAGTTTTTAGATTTTTTTAACATAAGTTCAGCAAGTTGAGCAGTATACATTTCATTAGATTGGTGGCTCCCACAACTAGATAATATTAAAGTGCTACATTGGTTAGAGCCACCGATAACCATCTTGCTATATCTAATTGTTTTCATATTACCACTCTTCTTCTTCTTCTTCTTCTAAATATTCTCTATATGAATCTTCATCATCTGCGTCAAGTTCTCGGCTATCAATAACTCTCACATCTTCAACTTCTTCATAATCGTTATCTTCCATACTTTCTGCAATTTCTTCTGCTGATTCTTCGTCAACAGCCTTAATCCATCTTCTAGCAACCTTAGTCACTTCTACTAAATATTCTTTCATTTTATTTGTTCCTTTCTTTTTTAACTATTTGTTTAAAAAATTCCTTCTTTTCTATCTCTTCATTGATAATCATTTCATAAACCCCCGTGCTATGTCGTTTAGCACATTCCTCAGCAAGTTCATAATCATCAAAGATGCCAATCGGAACATCATCAACGCCCCAACTCATTACTACATATACTTTCATTCTTTTGTCCATTTAGGTACATAGTAATCGCAAGGATAAGCATCAACTATTTTAATTCTATCATTCATAGAATGAACTAATTTTTTATCATATGCTTTTAGATAATATTCTAGTTTGTTATCTAATGCTTCATAACTATTTATTATAAGTTCATTAGTTTCTTGACCAGGCATTTCTATCTCTACACATATAGCACATTTATTTTTCTTTGCTTCTTCAAAAGCCTTCTTAAATTTTGCTTGAGTCATACCCTTCCTCCTTCCTTATATATGACAATCTATAATCCATAAATATTCTTCTTGATGTTCTGGTGATTTTATATATTCATTTAATTTTTCTATAAAATCTAATCTGCTATCTTTAGTAGCATTGTGCATAGCCCAGAATCCCATCTCTCCTTGTTCTGCCCATCCTTCTTCATTGACAAACGCCCAAGTAGCAAACATAGATTCTTGTCTAGCATATTCTTCTTTAGTTCCATATTGTTCTACATAATAAGATGGTTTATATAGATTCCACTTAACAATTTCTTGTTCCTCTTCATTTTGAGGTTCTTGCTCTTCTACAATAAGTTCCCACTCTCTAAGTGCCTTATCATAATTACCACCTATCATATCAAACTTAATATCTTTGATTCTAGCAGCATTAACTCTCTTTAATTCTGGATGTCCTTCTACTGTTCCATCACTAACTCCTCCAAACAATCCTAATTGTCCATCATCAAATGTATCTGTATTATTTTTATCTGTAATTAACCAATGGTTGTATCTTCCTCCAATACTATACCAATCCCACTTACTGTTAGGATTATATGTTGTTTCATCTCCATCTTCATCTTTATAAGGTTCTACCTCTAGTTCTTCCCAATATGGTTTTAATAATCTGTCTACTTCTTCAATATCTTTCTTCTTCGTAGCTACTGCTACACAAAAATGACTCATTCAATTTCCTCCTTCTTTATCTATGTATATGAAATTCCTCTTCAAAGTAGTATTCTTTATATTTATAACCTATTATACTTTCATATAAGTCTACAACTGGCACAAATTTAAAAGTCGTGTCTTTTATTTTCAATATGCCACTGCTTAAACTTACTTCACATTCACCAAGGTTGTCTCTAGCTATAAATTTCATTGCTTCCTTGCAATCTTTCTTTAACCTACATATAACTAAAATATTATTAGATGTAGGGTCTATATGTTGCTGAAGATTTAGATGCAAACTTATTCTGTCTGGCTTCATCCTCTTTAGCATCATCAAGCTGCTATACATTTCCAATGTGTCATTTATTGGTCTATCGCCCTCCTCTATCTTAAATTTATACTACCATAATAAAATCTATTTGTCAAGAAAAACTTGACAACTTTTTAAATTTATGTTAATATATAACTACCAAACAAAAAAGAGGTTGATTGGTGTAAAAGAGGAGGGACAAATATGCACATAATAATAGCTTTTATATTATATATTGCATTCACGACAAAAAAGAAAGATTCTAACTCACAAGCTGGTTATGATAGAGCTGTATGGTTATCTCATTCATTCAGTCGTGATGGTAATTATAAAAGAAAATAATGAGACACTAACAAAATGCGTCTTTTATTTTGTTTTAAAGTCCTTTATTAAGACTTCCAGAAAAATGAAAAAGGTGTGGTTGTTCCGCTAGGCGGTGCCTGCTGAAAGGCGAGTGTTTTTCAACACTACACATACAATTTTAAAAGTGTTCCTTACTATTCTTAAGGACGACCTTCGCAAACCCGCATAAAATAAGGCTTTTTTAAAAATTTTAGAACCTTAGTGGTGCTAAAATAGGTCATTTAGGAAAAACTCAACTCTTAAAATAAGTCTTTTTAGACTCTTAACACAGGTCATTAGAATGGTGCAAGCGAGCCCCTCCAAAGGCGAAGCTGAAGCACCATTTTTTATGTTCAAAATTCTTTTATATATAAGTACCTTGATGTGTAGAAACTTGCTTATGTAAAACAAGCCCCGCTCTTACGTAAATTAAAGGAGGAAGGTCATTGCATAACCGAAATAGGTCTTTATTTAAAATAAAGTGTGGAGAAAAGAGGTGTTTGAAACGATAAGTAGGCACGGGAAGTGACGTGCTTAAGGCTTTTCTGTCCTTTATTCAAAAAAAATATTGTAAAATACGCCCGTTCTAGTCCTTTATTATACAATAAAAGACACGCCCCCACGCTTTCGCCTTTTCGCTCTTTTAAGTATAAAAGAGACGCCACGAAGAAGACAAAAAAAAGGCGTCTATATAACGCCCTCGGTCAACTCGCTTTCGCTGATGCGGTCAACGTATATACGCCACGTATCACGCACCGCAACGCCTTTACTTATAAAGTCAATCAATCTTCTTTTAGTTAGTCCGCTTTTTATGTAGTTTTCTACCTCTTCCAATGTGTCAAAAGTCGCCACGTTTTT